GGTGAATTCTACCTTTTCAAACTTTAATGCTGTGTTATCATAGTTTAAGTTAAATTGAGTACCAACTACCTCTTGTTGTAAAGGGTCTACCGAAATCGTTACTACTAATTTACCTTCAACATTTTCGCCTATTAGGTATGCATTGATTTGATTAGGGACTGAATTGGTACTCAAACTCATAGTTCTAATAGAATTACTACTAACACTACTTGTACTTTGTTGGGCGGAATGAGATAGGTTTACATCACCTAACCAACTTACACTTATATTGTATGTATTATTTAAACTACCTAATGTAAATGGAATCAAGTTACGAGTTGAATTAAATTGAGTCCCCCAATTTGATGTTGTTATGGCGTCATAATCTGATTTATTGTATAACTTCATTAAATAAGTTAATGCTGTAGATTGTGAAAGTGATTGAACACCTGTTAGATGTTGTAATAGTTTGTATGTATCACTTTCATCAAACACACCATTACCATCCACATCTGCGTTCAAATACTGAATACCGTTTGTTAATCCCAATCCACTTTGATTTCCTAATATACCTTTATCTGCCAATTCTTTAAATGCCAAAAACACATCCGATACGGTCACAATACTATTATACAAAGTGTTTAGTTCCGTTTGATTTGAATGTGTTAATTCTATTCCATGTGGTTTGTATGATAATATTGGTGAGAATGTAAATTCAGCTTTCGTTCCATACCAACCATCTTGTAATCTCAATTGAGATTGAAATGTAGATGAAGTTATTTTAGTTGTCAAATTACCAGGCATTATATAGGTTTTCCAAAAACCACTTACACTATTAACAGTAACTGGTCCATCATATATGTCAAATAATTTAATCGATGTTATATTGCTTGGAGATACACCAGTTCCATCAAATTCTCTTTCGTCTATTAACAATTGATGACCACCTAAAGTTGAATTATATGGATTTATTATTGCCCATTCAACTTGTCCGGCAGACGTTGTTGCTCTAATTCCACCATTTGAAACCTTAGCAGTATCCAACAAACTTGTCAAATCAACTTTACCCAAACCACTCAATTGTCTAGCGGTTCCGTTTACCACATTCCAATTGTTATTTGTGTATGTGTATCCTTTTGCTGAAAATTTAGTTTCATCTATATTAGTTCCAAAATCAACATTGAATGATGCTCTTAATACTTCTCCATTTGAATGAGTTACACTATTGGTATAAAATTCAGTAAAGGTCGCATCATCAGGGTTAGTCCAAGTTCCGTATTCAATCACATATGGATTAGTCCAATTGTTTGATAAATCATTCCAAGTTGGTTGATTATTCCAATTGGTTACCGCGTAGTTCTCACTACCATTATTACCATTTGGTTCACCCGGTGCCCAGTTATTATATACACCCGTTATATTTCCCGCTGTTTGACCATTCGAAGTCTTCATTACCGTCCCCTTTTCAGGTCCCGCATCTATTACCCAAGTACCATCTTTAACTTCATCGGTTGCTGCAAACCATATATTACCTTGTGGTACGTTAGCGTATATAAAAGCATTTTCTGATGATGAAGTTATTGTTACCAAATATCCCGTCTGTCCTTTGAATGTTGTTAATAATGATGCCGCTCTTGCTGCAGTATAAGAACCACCGGGGGTTACGGGTTTGTAAAAGTGTCCGTTTACTCCATTGTAATAAAATCCAACAGGGTTTACAGTTGCTGCTACCGATAATTGAACATTACCAACAACTGAACCTGTGTTTATTTTTAAAGATGATAATGCGGTATTGATATTAGACATCGTACCGGTTACAACCAAACGAGTTTTATTACCCGTTAGGGTAAATCCACTTGCTGCGGTTAAACCCGTTGTTGTAGTTAGATAGAATGTGGTATTTGTTGATGGATTTATTAAACTGATTGATGCTAACAAAGTAGATGTTGCACTAAATCCATTTAATACGAATCCACTTCCATCTTGTGCAGTGGTGGATGGTAAAAAAGATTTAGAGTCCGGAGCAGATACACTCTGTCCGAACCCTAAAAATGAGATTAGTAAAAAACATATTACTAATAATTTCTTCATATTACTCAATGGTTAAGTCGACTTTATTTCCCTTCGCGTCAACAGCATCAGATAAAACAAAGAAGAATAAACCAGCGGTATTACTTAAAGTTGTTTTTGGTGTAAAGATTAATTTATACGGAGTACCAACCTTAATTCTTGCACTCTTCAATTGATCAATAGAACCAAATGTTAATCTACCATCTTTATGTGTTGAGAAGTTTGTAATTGTACTTCCTGAATCGAATATTACATTGTCCAATGTCAATTTACTTTCATCATAATTCATTACAACTTGTAAACCTGCCAATCCTTCTTTTGTTAATGTAGTGGTTAATACAACTTTACCACCTTCTAATGTTGAGGTTATGCCCAATGTTGCCTTTTCAACCGCAAGAGTTTGATAAGCCATTGGTGCCGTACTCATAGATTTTATTGAACTTGTGGCTTTGTCATTTATAGAATTAGTAAATTGACCCGCAGTTATTTTGGTTGCAATCGCCGCTGGATCTGATGAATGTGACCAGTTCAAATCACCACCCCATGCAAATACCGCATACACCTCTTTTGTTGGTGAATCAATTAAAACTTTATTCTTAACTGCTCCATCCAACCAACTTTGATTTAATAAACCACTATACCATCTTACCGATGTTGAAGTGTTAGTTGGAATCATTGCATTTGAATCCATATTTTGACCCATTACATGTGCAAACAATGCATATGAGTCACCCTCACCAAATGCGTTATTATTGTTAGTAACTTTACCTACTTTTCTTTCTAATGTAGGATAAGTAAAGAAATTTGCGGTTCCACTAATATCAGTTTGTGAGTGTCCTAAAAACGCTTTATATGCATCTGATACAGTTACAATATTATTCATCCATGTTTTATTCATTGCCGGACCAACAAATACACCAACTGAATCACCAACCTTAACCTGTGTTGTGAAAAGAGCCTCACCACTTGCATCCAATGGTAATTGAGCAATTGGTTGAACCGCCCAATCAATTGTACCATCCGTCTTCAATTTCATTAATTGAACATTATGGTCAGTAATAGTATATCCTTGTGGATAAAGAACCTTTACTTTAAATTGAGAAGTATTACCAACAACATTCGTAACAGAAGACCATCCACCACCGAATATTGTTCCGACATTTGCACCGGTAGTGTCTGTACCCGTTGCTAAGTCTATTTTGAAAATATTATTATAAGTGTTTTGATCTTTTAACACATATTTTTGTGTTGCAATTAATCCACTAATAGATGCGTCCGCTCTTTGAACTGTCAGTTGACCAACATTCCAATCCGCATTTACAGCATAACCCCAAGGAGTTAAACCATATTGAAGATCTAAACTATTATTATCTACAGTTGCGTTAGGAGTAAACTTGTAGTTACTCCAACCTGTGTAGAAAGTTTGTGCGGATGTTCCTTGGTTAAAAACCGTAGAAACATATGACAACGCCTTATTGTTAAATTGATATCTAAACCAAAAATAACGTGGGTTTTTAATTACGGTACCTTTTGTTAAATTATATCTAACTGTAAGTGTATCTCCTACCTTTAATCCGGTTGCTGGTGTCATTGATTGACTAATTGTCAATTGACCGTAAGATGTAAAGGCGAATAATAAAAAGATGCTAAGAGAGAGTAGTTTTTTCATTTTATTTATTTTTATCCATTAATTTATTTATTAGTTTTTCACTAGCCTTTTTGAGTGCGTTACTTAAAGAAGTTTGATTAAATGTACCTCCTTCATCAACAATTAAAGTAGACATCGATACTTCAGACGATGACTCCTCAACAATAAGTTCCTTTTCCTTTTTACCGTCTTTTGTCAATATTCCCTTCAATCTAATAACCACCTCTTCCTCATTAGAATGGAAAACAGATATGTTCTTCTTTGTTGTAAGAACATCTAAATAAACAATTTGCACTTGTAACTTGTATGGAGATGATGCTGATAAATCATAACCCTTTTCTTGTAAAAATTCCTCTAAAATGTTTTTAACTCCAAATGCTAAATTTCTGTTACCAGCCAATTTACCAATCTTAACCTGATTTGTTACACTTTCAACCCAAATATGGTCATCAGCATCGTACCAAATGTTTTCTGGGGAGTTTTTGAATGTCCCGTCAATCCTCCACATAATCCAATTTGATACCTTGGTAGCAGTTTCTTGTCTACCGGAAAATTCTAAAAAAACAAAGAATAGTTGAAAACATAGGGCAAATACAATCCAAACCCCAACTAATACAAAAAATGCTTGAGCTAATCTATTGCCCAAATTAAGAGATAATGTTCTAATTCTTTCCATATGAAATTTTTTAAAATGCTCCCGCAATTTTCATATGAAAAAGGCCAGGAGAGAGATAATTTTTTATTTGTCACTTATAAATATCACGTTCAGGCAACTAATCAAAAAAAATCTTTATTAACTTTTCTTGATTATATAGATATTTATTGTTATCTTTGTAAGAGAAAAAGATAAAACTAAATTCAATGAGACAATTAACAAACATGACGTCGTTTTCAAACCAACTAAATTGGAATGAGCAACCTATGCACATATGTCTCGATGATACTGATGTTGGTTAATTTAGTTTAACTTAAAATATTAGAAAACCTCGGGACTTAAAAATCTCGAGGTTTTTTGTTTTATACATATAGGGTAATGGACTAATGGCTAAGTCACTTGCTTTGGGAGCAAGGTATCATGGAGGTTCGAGTCCTCTTTACCCTACAGTTGTTGATGTAGCTTAATGGTGAAGCTTTCGGCTGTTAACCGAACGATTATAGGTTCGAGTCCTATCATCAACGCAAAACGCGTGTGTAGTTCAATTGGTAGAATTTCGGTCTCCAAAACCGAAGATGAAGGTTCGAGTCCTTACATGCGTGCAATAATACCCGAGTGGTGGAATGGTATACACAGCGGTCTTAGAAACCGTGTCGAAAGGCGTGTCGGTTCGAGTCCGACCTTGGGTACATATTGTCCTTTAGTATAACGGTAGTACAGGTGGTTTTGGTCCATCTAGTTGTGGTTCGAATCCACGAGGGACAACACTAACAAAAAAAATGTACACTAACAAAAAAAATGTTAGTGAGCAAAAAAATGTTATTATTGCGGGGAGGAGGGTACCCGACCAGTCTCATAAGCTGTGTCTTTTTCCGGTTTCGACTACCGGCCCCGCAACTAAAATATTTTTACAAATAATTTTGTATATTCATATATATTTATTATCTTTGTGAAAGAAACAAGCCCGAATAGCTCAGTTGGTAGAGCAGCTGATTTGTAATCAGCAGGTCGTCAGTTCGAGTCTGACTTTGGGCTCAACAAGTGACAACTAAGAAAAATCTTATAATAACAAAATAAGTATGATATCGATTCCTGTTAGTATTGGAGAAATGATTGATAAACTTTCAATTCTTCAAGTTAAAAAAACAAAAGTACTTGATGAGGAAAAGTTAATTTTAATCAATAAAGAATTTGAATTACTATATAACTTTTCTTTGAGTTATTTTAATAACCCTGAAGTAGAATTAATTTATGATAAACTAATTTTAGTCAACACAAACTTGTGGGATATTGAAGATAATTTAAGAGTTATGGAAAAAGAAAAAAAATTCAATGATGATTTTATTGAATTAGCTAGAAAAGTATATTTTACAAACGACGAAAGGTTTAGGTTGAAGAATGAAATTAATATGGTTACTAATTCAGAAATTAGGGAGGTAAAAGATTACGTAAAGTATTAAAGAATATTGGATTGTTGGTGAAGTTGGTTATCATGCCACCCTGTCACGGTGGAGTTCACGGGTTCGAGTCCCGTACAGTCCGCAAATATTGGAAGGATGGCAGAGTTGGTCTATCGCGTCGGTCTTGAAAACCGAAGTACTGAAAGGTACCGTGGGTTCGAATCCTACTCCTTCCGCAAAGAATTAACTAAGATACTGTAAAACCAGTAGGTGGTGATTCCAGATTTATCTGTGAACCATTTAAACCCTGATAGCAATGTTAGTTCCTATTTGCCCCTGTCGACTAAGGGTTAGGTCACATCCCTTTCACGGATGTAATACGGGTTCGAATCCCGTCGGGGGTACAATATTTTTTTATATTAAGATATTGATTTCCAATATTTTATTCTGTATATTTATCATATTATTAATATTTATAATATATGATAGATAAAATCACACTATCGTTAATGTTATTTTTTAATACATTAACATCATCTATCGACCCAAGTCTTTCAGACGAAAGAAAGTCAGTCAATCAAATAAAAAAAGAGATTAAATCTCTTGAAAGGAAGATTGAATGGGTTGAAGTAACAGATGAGAATTTCGCTAGCAGGGCCGTCAAAACCAAAGAAATCGCGGACGAGATTACCAAATTAAATGGTAAAATTGTAAAGATTGAGAAGGTAGCAAAGTTAAAAGAAAAATGGGCAACGGAAGACTCCTTGTCCAAATCAAAAAAATGAAAAAAATTTTTTTAGTGCTAACGTTACTTTTGGGAGTAGAAGTCGTAGCAAATGGACAAGAGTGGTTTATAACCGCCACTCGAAAAGGTGGTCCATCAGATGGTTATATAACGGGTGGTTTTATGAAAAAAGGTTGGGGATTTTATGCAGGTCTTCCATACGGTGAATTGAAAACCCCAAATGGAGGTATATCAATTCCTCCTGGTGTCAATACCAACACAGGAAATCTATCTGATAATATGAAGTTCGGTGTTCTTAGACAAGTAAAAGAAGACAAGGCCATTGTTGGATTTGGATTACAACCGACACTTAATGGTAACAAACCAAATTTTCTTATAATGTATAATCCACTAAGACCAAGTACTGTTATAAATTTATGGACAATTGGTAATTTAGTTGGTAGTGATTTTACATTAGGACTTGGGTTATCATATAAAGTAAAATAAAAATTTTTAGTTAAGTTAGAACCCTGAACAAACTAAAAAAATTGTTCGGGGTTTTTTTATATCATTTTTTTTTATTATATTTGAATTATGGTTCTTTGATGTATTGGAAAAACAAAATGCTTCCGTGGTGGAATTGGTAGACACGTAGCACTTAAAATGCTATGAACTGAAAGTTCGTACCAGTTCGATTCTGGTCGGAAGTACAAAAAAATAGACACTTCGGAGTGTTTTTCATATTTGTCTGATATTTATTAATATGAAACAAATAGATGAAAAACATTTTAGAGAAATGTGTCAAAATTCTAATTCTATGGCAGATGCCGCAGTTAAATTAGAATTACATTTTAATACTTTTAAAAAGTATGCAATTAAATTTGATTGTTACAACACAAATCAATCGGGGAAAGGAATAAATAAAATTGTCCCACCTAAAATTGATTTACAGGAAATATTGGATGGTAAACACCCTCATTTTCAAACATTCAAATTAAAAAACAGATTATTAAAAGAAAAAATAATTGAAAATAAATGTTCAGTATGTGACATTGAAGAATGGAATGGTAAAAAAATAAATATGGAATTAGACCATATTGATGGAAATCGAACAAATCATAAGTTAGAAAACTTGAGAATGTTATGTCCAAATTGTCATTCACAAACAGATACATATCGTGCAAAAAACATTAAATAAAATTTTAGTGTAATGACTCAGAAATGAGTGACGGAACGGACGCTACGTATGAAATGGAAACTTTTGAAGCATGTACAAAGGTGCTGATTAGATACAAACCGTACAGACATTACATTACTTTGGTTCCGTAGCTCAGTTGGATAGAGCAACATCCTTCTAAGATGTGGGTCTTTGGTTCGAATCCAAACGGGATCACGTGAATTTTGGACTTGTAGCTCACTCGGTTAGAGCGGCACACTCATAATGTGAAGGTAATAGGTTCGATTCCTATCTGGTCCACTTTTAAGTTATGGGATTCCGATGGAAATCCACAAGAAAAATAGATGTTTTTCATCCATCAAAAAATTATCAAAGAGACCGCTAAATCGAGTTAGTGAAAATCTACATTCTCAATGGTAATCATTCATGACACCTACCGGTGGTTCCACACTAAGGTTATGTGAGGCTTCGGCTGATAAAAGGGTGTTATTTTGTAGTGTGACGAAATTGGCAAACGTACCCTCCTGTCTCGGGGGCGATGACAAAGAAATAGGTAAGTAATATGAGGGGGTAGACCACCAGCCGGCCGGCGATATGTTACTTACCGAATCTCATCTTGGTGGTTCGAACCCATCCACTACAGCAATTATATGAAATGTTAAACATAAAAGAAAAAGACCTATCAATAATAATCCCATTTAAAAGTGGGCATACTTTATTATATACTACATTTATTCATTTATTTAAACATTTGAATATTGAAATAGAATTGGAAGATGATCCCAATAAAATTTTAAATAATGTTTATATTTTTGTAAGAAACCCAATTGATAGATTTTTTTCATCTTATTTTTGGATAGAAAATATATTAAAACACGAGGAAGATGATATTATAAAACACATAAAAAAAACTAACATATATGATATCGAAAGTTACATTAACAAATATGATATTTTTTTAAAGGGGTGTGATGATTTCCACTATATTCCACAAAGCTCACAAATATTACGTAATAATAAAATATATAAAGAAGAAATAATTAATAGTCAAACCAATTTAAAATTATTATATGATTCAAAATTAGGTCCAAACTATAAAATATTTAAAATTGAGGATATTGATAAATCCATACAAAATAATCTATAAAGAATAAAGAAATCAAATTTTATAATAAATTAGACAAAATAGATTTTATTACAAATAAATTTAATTTTTTAGAGGATTATCCAAGCGATGTAAGTTTTTTATTCTCAACATTTTACCAATATTTTAAAAACATATATGAAATAACTTATCACCATATGAATGTTGATTATATTAAAAAAGTTAGTTTTTATGATTATAATAAAGTTTGTTATTTAACTGAAAATGAATGTGGTTTTTTTGGTTATGATAAAAAAGAAATTGATTATAAACTTTTTAGAAAAACTTTAATCTGATTTTGTTTTGTCATTTTTATTTCTTATATTTTATTATAAACATGGAAAATATGAAATGTATTAAATTAATTAAAGCAAGTAAGGGTCATGAAATTGGTGAGGTACTGAGAGTAGATGACAACGAAGCGGATTTAAGAGTTAAGGGTGGTTATTGGTCATTCGCACCAAAGACCGAATATAAACTTTATAAAAATCCTGAGTACAAGACAAAGAAGACAACTGAGAAAGTATCTTCTAAAAAAACCTTGAAAAAAAATAAAGTAGAAAATAATTAAAAAAATATTTTGTTTTTTAAAAAAGTTTTCTTATCTTTGTAAAAGAAACAAAAAAATAGTTCTTTGATTTAAAAATATTGGCCGCCTATGGTCAACAAAATAAACCATGAAAGTGGGATAAAGTGACAAACCCTTGGTTGGGGTAAGTTGCGGTTTCAGAAATGGAACTCGAGTAGGCAAGTGGAGTATCGTTGAACCTTAAGTACTGAGGGTAACACTTTAGGGAAAGTGGTTTGATGACCAAGCAATCCGAGTTGTTTGGTTGAGGTGGGAACACCAATAAGAATAATCCATAGAGTTATTGTGAGAAGTATCGTTATCCAACTTTACAATTGCGTGATTCAATATGATGGGAATCTTAAAACCGAAAGGTATGGTGAAGTACGAGTGGTGTCGTTATCATCCTTTATTAAACTCTACCAAGAGTTTAGTTTTGAAGGGGTCCAAAAATATGGTAGCAGGGATGTTACAGAGAGTAGTTTAGTATCGAGTCGCTCAAAAGGTGGCTTGGCTGGTCGACGAACCACTACTTTCCCAAATTCGGAAACTAAATTTTGTTAATTACGGTTTAACAACTTAAACATAACAAGAAAAAGTGTTCGTCAGTCGTTGTAGACAGGTGGCTACATAGTCGTGAGGGGTTCACGGCCACAAAGGGTCTCAAGCCCAATGTGATTTTTAAAAAAGTTCTCTAAACCCGCAAGGTTGAATCAGGGAGGCATCTTTGATGAGTAATGAGTATTAAAAGAGTATATAACGACTTAAGGATTGGTTAATCTAATTGACCGCCGCTGATTGGTACTACTCAAAAGGTAGTGGAAAAGGGAAGAATCAAATAATGTCCCTAAGTCAATTGTTAAAACATGTATTCTCAGTGTTTTTTTTTTCTTTGTTTAGTAAAACAAAGTGGTGGAATTGGAACGTTTTAAAACCGTTCGGCCCAAAAAGATTAGTCAGATTTATTCTGACTTTTTTTTTGCATTATAATAAATTTTACTTATATTTGATATTATGAGAATCGTTTGTATATCTGACACACATAGTTTACATGGAGGTATGTCCCACGAAATACCATCTGGTGATGTGCTAATACATGCAGGTGATATTTCTAATCGAGGTGGAGAAAGGGATGTTACCGAATTTATTCATTGGTTTCAAAACATTAAAGGATTCGATGAAAAAATATTCATATCAGGTAATCATGACCATTGTTTTGAAAGAGTTAATCAACCTCACCATAAAGGTGATTATGATTGGTTACATAATCTAATGTCACCCGAAAATTTATCTCAATCTGATGTAACTTATTTAGAGGATAGTTTTATAACAATTGAAAGTGATAAATTTTCAAGACCCATTAAATTTTATGGTAGTCCTTGGCAACCATGGTTTTATGATTGGGCGTTTAACTTACCAAGAATGGGTGAGGAGTTGTTAGAAAAATGGAATAACATTCCAACTGATACAGATGTATTAATTACTCACGGACCACCAAATGGATTCGGAGATTTAGTTAATAATTGGCGACAACCAAATACAAACGTAGGTTGTGAGTTGTTACGAAATAGAATAGAAGAAATAAATCCATTAGTAAGTGTATTTGGTCATATTCACGAAGGTTATGGTGTCGAGCTCGGTAATAAAACATTATTCGTAAATGCATCAACTTGTAACTCAAAATACGAACCAATAAATAAACCAATAATCATAGACTTACAAGAAGTTTATGGTGAAATAATTGCAACTCATGTCGAAATATAATGGACCAATTAGTGTTGTCATTTCAACACGAAAAATAGATGATACGTATTTAAAACACGTTGAGAAAATGTTTTCACACCCTAAAACTCAAATATTAATTTATGAGAATGATGGTGTGGACTCTCTACCCAAAATATATAACATAGGATTACAAGATTCTGAACATGATATTGTTGTGTTTATGCATGATGATCTTATTTTAGAAACCTCCAACATTACACCAAAAGTTGTTAGATTATTTGAAGAAAATCCTGAATATGGAATTTTAGGATTAGCAGGAACTGATAACTTAATTAGTGGAATGTGGTGGCAAGATAGGGAATCTATGTATGGTGTTGTGGGTCATGAACATGAAGGTAAAAGACATGTAAATCACTATTCAAAACAATCATTTGGTGACAAACCAAAAGAAGTGGTAATTGTCGATGGATTGTTCATTATGGTTCATAAAGGTAGAATTAAACATAAGTTTAATGAAGAATTTACAGGGTTTCATTTTTATGATTTACCATTTTGTGTTGACAACCATTTAGATGGGATTAAAGTTGGGGTTACTACTAAAATAATGGTAACACACAAATCCATTGGTATGACCAATAAACAATGGGAAAAAAATAAGTTGTTTTTTGAGGCATTATATGAGAAACACTTCCCTTTAAGGGTTAACTGATTTTAGTACAATAACGGATATTTATATATAAAACAAACAATTATGATGACAGTACTTTTAATTTTATTGGCTTTGGTTGTGGCTGGAGCTGTAGTATTTTTCCTAATGAAAACAGGTAAAATAGAAGACAAGGATGGTAATAACATTCCTGACGCAGTTGAAGAAAAATTAGCGGAAGTTAAGGAAGTTGCTAAAGTAGTTAAAGAAAGAGCAAAAAGAGTGGTTGAGGAATCTAAAGATGTTGTTGAAGCAGCAAAAAAAGTTGTTAAACAATCTAAGGATGTTGTAACCGCGACTAAGGGGAACCAAGCTCGTAAAGGAAGAAAACCATCTGCTAAGAAATAAATAATTACACATATAGGAATTTAAGGGTTAAAATTTGTTTTTTAACCCTTTTTCATCTACATTTGTATAAGTTCTTTAAAATATGGGGGTGCCTGGCATTGATTTCAGGTATCAGGGGTAAGTGGCACGTAGTCAGACTTCATCTATGACTTAAATCTACGGTGGAAAATTTTAGACGGCAACGTTTACAACAACATGGAAGTAGCAGGTATTCTTGCAACTTCTAACGTAGCAGTAGCCTAAGGCGAAACTACAATCGGGTCGACGTACATATAACCTAGGAACAGAAGTACTCAAGGTGTGGTTTCTACCCAAAAAGAAACAAACGGTCTCGTTCAGAGGGCTACCGTAACAAAAGTGAACTCGACACAGTTGTTGGTAACGATGTCAAAATAGGAACCAAATATTTGTCTGTTGTGAACTAACAGAATAAACGTGTAGTCATTTATTGTTGAACAGGAAAGACACGGGTTCGAGTCCCGTCACCTCCACCATAAACCCATCTTCGGATGGGTTTTTTATTTGGTACCTATATAAACGAACAAAAGGTCCGAAGACCCTTTGTCGAGATTTGAAACACCTCCTTTTCGTTTAGATAAGTTATTGTTTAATGGCGACCAAACCGATTAAACTCTACTTATAAATATCTTATTATTGGTTAATGTTTGATATAATTGTTGATTTTGTTTTGTATGCAACATTACAAACAGCATTAGCCAACATCTCACCAAACTGACTTGATTTTATATATTCAAATACAGTATTTCTTAAGAAATTTGCGGCCATTGAATCTTCTTCAGTACTTGATGAAATAATATACACCACTAATGATTCGGATAATGCATCAGCAACGGTACTACCGTGATATGAACAACTTTGTTTATCTCTAAAGACAGCTATTAAATCACTTAATGTCATTTCACTCATTGCGGTTGCCATCGCACTCACTAATGGACCTTTAAACCCTATTAAGTTTAATAATGTTGTTATTGCATATTCTTTAAATTGTGAAATAGCTCCACCACCTACTTTATCTAAAATACCACTTCTTGTAGAAGTATCTTTTGGGTTTTGTTTATCCGGAGTAAATAATTTTTTTAACCAATCAAATTGTTCATTTACTACATTTTCTATTTGTTCATTGTCATATCCCTCATCAATCAATTTACCCAAATATTGTATGGTTAAACCAAATTTATCCTCGTCATTTTCATTAAGGAAAATCCTCTCAAAGGATTCGTTTATAGAATGCTTCTTTGAGAGGTTTTCTCTTACAATTTTTTTAATGTCTTTCATATTATTCTTCTCCTTGTAATTTCCACTTATATTTCATCGTTACATCTTCATCATCTCTGTCACCAGTTTCTCTTTGTCTCTTTTGAATGTAACCCTTATCTATCAAATATTTGTCTAAGATGTAGTAGTCGTTACCTTCTAATTCAGGACCTATCCATTTAACAATAACACCTTTACGTTTCTTGACTAAATTTTTACTTGCTAATAATTCTTGTAATCTATTTCTATCGAACACAGGTTCATCAGGTACTGCTGGAGGTGTTATAGGTGCTGTTGTCGTTGTTGTGTTACCAGTTGTAGAACCCGTAGTTGTACCTGTTACCGAAGCTGTAGAACCTGTTGTAGAACCCGTGGTTGTACCTGTTGTAGATCCCGTTACTGGATTACAAGCTGAAATAATCTTATCATATGTTTCTTTGGTAATACCACCAGATAAATTATATTGTAAATCCTCTAAACCTTTTTTAGTTTTAGGACCAAAATAACCTTTTTGTGGTGTTATACCTAAACATTTTTGTATTTCCGCAATTTTTGGTGCGATACATCCAAATTCAAATGGAAAATCTTTTGTTGAACAATCTTGATAGTTTGGATTTGAACTTCCAGAACCTCCACTTCCAGAACCTCCACCATTATCGACAGGTGCAGCTTCACCATCCCAAGCAATATTAATGTTACCAATACCTGTATTTGGATTACCGTCTTGTTCTGCAACTACTGTTTGTGTACCTTTACAAGACCATCTACCTCTTTTTGATTGGTCTTTTATGAATACTCTACCATTATTGTAGAACCATAAACCACCTTTACTATCATAGTCAGAATTTCCTGTTTTTGTAACTTGTACTACTGGATCTCCACCCGTTGTATTTCTAATTGTTGTTCCGGTATCATCAATAACATCATCTAAACATTTACCAAATAACATATCACCAGGTTTTGTTGTACCATCTTTAAAAAATTTCCAAAGATACCAACCACCCACACCTGCAATTCCCAAAGCGATAAGGTATTTCATTTTTAACCTACTCGCAATATTTTTGAATTTTTGCCATTTAGAAGGTTTCATTGTTTCAACAATAGCTTTAGACTCTTGAGCTATCACCTTAACTTCAGGTGCAATTTCCCTAATCGCTTGTGCTTCTGCATGTGTACCCGCAGCAGCACCTTGGGAAATATTACCGACTGTTATGTTATTACTAATTGTTGGTTGTAATTGTCCTTTTGCCGCCTCTACGGTTGTTGGGGGGTTATCTATAATCTTTTGAAGATCTTTATTTTTACTTTTTAATTTTTTTATTTGTCCTTTACCCTTTACCACCGCTTTTTCTAATGCTGCAACGTCTTTACCATAATTTGGAATTGATTTCATTTTTGCTACTATTTCATCAATTGATTGTTTTGTGTAACCATTTTTAAATAATAAATTTCTTACTCCCTCCTCACTTTTCACAAATTCATCACCATATGCTTTTATAAAGTTAGCTTCAATAACAACATCAGATGCAATGTTTCTTATTAAATTAACATCTGTAACTGCACTACTTTTTAATATTCCTTTGTTGACTCTAGCCAAATTAGCGGCATCGATTGTTCCAGCTTTAAGAGCCCCTAATAATTCATCACCTTTTGTTATAGCCTTTGCACTACCAGTTGCATCAATTATGTATATAGATTCACCCGCTTTACCACCTTTATTCATTGTTGCAACAATATCTTGAGCAACCGCTTTAGCCGTTTTACTACCCTTACCAAGATTCTTTAATGTTGCGGCGGCACTTCCTTGTTCATTAATATCCTCATCTTCATCCTCAAGTAAATTATTAATTTCTTTATTTTCAATTAATGTTTTAGTCATATCATAAGACATCATTAATTTCATTTTGTTTACTAAATCTTCTTTCATGTTTTTATTTTATTTTACCATTGAACACCACTATAATTTGGTTTTATTTTTTTATTTGCGTCTATAACTGATTTTTCCATTTCCGCAGCCCCACCTGAACCAATACTGTGAGCAACTTTATCAATTGCACCCATCTCAGCTCCCGCTCTTACACCTTTACCACTGGCAACTGCATATTTTGGATTTGCATTTGGTAATAACTTAGAGACTAATTTTGTTACCGCATCTTCAATTGCTTTAAATGCTCTACCAATCCATTTTAATCCCATTTTATTCATCATAAAATCACCAATTGGTTTTAGTTTTGTTGATAATGATTTTAGACCGTTTCCTAAACTTTTTAAAATGGAAGCCATTTTTGGGTTTTTATTTAATGATACCATAACGTCATCTAATGATTTTCCGGCCATTGCGGCAACCCCCTTAGAACCGCCAAGTGTTGCTCTAGCAGCACTCGCCCCCATACCGGCAAAAGCCACTCCCATAATATCTACAATTAAATTCAACCAACTAAAATTCTGATAGTCTGTTGCTAATAGGTACCCATCATACATTGTCATAATACCCCATAAGAATCCCATTCCTACATTACCTAATCCAGGAAAAGCGGTAGTAATAAAAACTTGAACACCGACTGAAGCGGGATTAAATAATAATTCTCTAAATTGTTCAAAAAATGGTGAACATCCTCCTCCCGCAGCACACGTTGCTAAATTCTTACCTAAAGTTACTGCCCAACCACCTAACTCTGAAAATTTACCCTTAATCCAATTCCAAGAATCACCAAATAAACCCTCTAAAATTAAAACATCTTCAACAAGTAAGTTATTACTAAACTTATTTTCGTATTCAAAAAGTATTGTAGATTTATTTTCATTCGAAAGACCTTCGGATAATTGGTAAACCATTCTTCTTTGAAAAGAATAAAGTTTTTTAATTTCCACTAGGTTATTTTTAATTGCAAAAATTGTGTTTTCTTTAAAAATATCAACCCATTGATTAAATGATATTTCGTCCAAATCGTAAGATTTACCTTCATTTGTGAAATAAATTTTTTCTTCCCCTAACAAATAAAGACCATCAATCGATAATTTTAAATCATTCATAGTATATAAATATCTCTAATTTCTTATTTTAATGGATTAGCCTTACCCCTTTTTAAATTAGCTCCAACAACATCCGCCCACTTCGTGACCCCAATTTGATTGGCGGGACCTCTCTCTATACCACTTTCCCATTTCCCAACCTCAGGGTATCCTTGACCTCCAGCTTGAGTACCTGACGTACCTGGAGATGGCTCACTAGCAACATCACCTTGTTCATCAAGTTCTTGATTTTCAGTAGAAAGTATCAATTTTAATTGTTTTTCGTTTATTACCATTCTCATAACTTATAAATACCTAAAAAAATCTTTGAAATTGATTGTGATATACCAAAAAATACCTATTTTTGCTTAAAATATAAAGACATGAAGAAAATAATATCGTTTTTAGTAGTTTTTACCCTTTTTGGGTGTGAAAAGTATGAATTACCAAGTGCCCCATCGGTCGCGGGAAAATGGTACTTTCATGGTTACAAAATAACCAGAGTACAGTCTATAAGCCCTATTGAAATTATTGAAAATGATACAATATGTATTAATAATTTTGGTATTCAATCTTTTGTGTCAGGGAATGTTTTAATGAAACAAAATTACCAACAAACGTCGATAGATAGGAGATTTATTAAAAATGTCACAACTTGGGATTTTAATGGTCCCACAGGTGCTTTTTATTTTCCATTAGAGATTGATAATATAAGTGATATTGGAATCGATGCCCGTTTTCCAAAACCATATTTACCGAACATAAATTATAATAACATATACACATCTATGGTTATTTCAAATGGAAATAACGGTTTGACCACCAATTATACGTTTATAACAGATAAATTTGGTGCAGGTTATTCTAGAGTTATGGAATTAACCAGTCCGAATATAAGTACCGACATTTATTTAAAGAATGGGGCTAGAGAAAAGGCTGTTACGGTATTTGTTACATTAATTTTTAAACGAAATTAATTAATCTTCGTAGATGGTTGGGTCTTCCTTTGCAAATAATTTAATATATTGGCCGGCCTTCGCATTGGCCTCATCTTCAATCTCACCCCCAATATCGGGTGGTCTTTGTTCTAAACGACCATCCTCAAATTGTTTGTGGTGGACCATTTCGTGAGCAACACTTCTCATAATGTCAACCAAAGCTCTGTTTTTACCATAAACTTTGATTATCTTATTTTCCTTAGTATAATCATAATTCGCGGTTGTTTTCAAACCGTCTCTATTACCCTTAATCGAGATAATGGGAACTGTTTTAAGTTCCAATTGGTCTTTTACGAACTTTACGAACGCAGTTAACTTTTCCTTCTTATCATCGTTTAAAAATCCCATATCTTATAAATATCACAAAGTTTTTTCTTCTGGTAAATCATTCTCCTTACCATATTGAACGATTAATTCTTTCACAAAATCCTCATCAATATCTTCCATATCCTCCTCAACTATTATTTCAGGAGAATAATATTCAACATCCTCAAATCCAAGATTTAGAACTCGATAAAAATTATCGCTGTCATCATCGGTTGAAAATTCAACGTACAACGTCCTGTTGTCATCGTTGTAATAGAATTCATGTATAATCATCGTAAACAATCATAATTATATTGATTTTATTGAAAAAACAAAAAATACAATATACAAAGTACCATAAATGCATTATAATTAATAATATGATAGATTGGTATAGTATTGAATATTTGTATCCTTCCTCATTTAAGAAATTTACAAATGTAATGTTTCCTAATGTTGGGGTTCTAAGTTTATCAACTTTAGAGTTTTATGACACAAAAAAACTTTATTATTTTTTTGATAAAGAAGGTGTATATTTGACTATTGAAATGTATAACCCACATCAATGGGTGTTTTCAATATCGTTGGCTAATGGTATAGTTTTTGGTCCAACACAAGATTCTAAAACAACTAGAAGTGAGGTAGAATATGATGGATTTTTAGAATGTTTCAGAATCTTAGATAAACTAATAAGAGATAAACAGTAGAATGTATTTATAGTATGAATTTTAATTTTTTATTACAGGCAACGAGAGTTTTAAATGTTGGGAATTATGATGAGGGGGAATTGACCATGATTTATGATTTCATCACTTCTCTTGACAATGACATATTAAATGATTATAATAATACATGTACGATATTATCATATGATAATGATTTGGAATTGTACATAGAAATAATAGATTCGTTAATATTAGTTTTTGAGGAAAGAGAAGAATATGAAAAATGTGAAAAACTTAAAAATAAAAAAGACGATTCGACCGAAATAATAAAAAATAATACAATATAATATGGGAGTATTTGGAATGTCTGAAGAGGAGAAAAAGAAAATCTCTGAACAACACAAAACCGCAATGAAGAAAGATGGTGAAAAAAAAGGTGAGATAAAGAAAGGTTTACAAAAACCTGAAGAAAAGAAGAAAACCTCCAAATAAGAGGTTTTTTTAATTTTCTCTCCTATCCTCCCTTGGATAAAATTCGAACCTATCGTGTTCTGTTGGTGTTGCTAATAATATTCCTGGTTTAATCTTACCCTCTAATGTTTCTTGATATATAAAAGACATCCACGTTTGTTCAAATGGATTGGCAAACTTTGTATCTATAAACATTTTTCTATTTCCTTCTTTTGAGACTATTTGTGGCCAATTACAATAATATATCTCTCCCGATGCGTACGGTACCGATTTATATGACTTAATGTTTTTAAAATTTAAATAGGGAGCGTAGTTGTGATCATTATTTATTTTAACAGGTTTTTCAGGGAATAACCGAGCTCTTGTATCACCAGGCACATTATGCCAAGACCATTGTCTTGTATTATCACCAAAGAACTCACTAAAATTCCATTTTAAAAAATCAAAGTTTTCATTCCATATGATATCTAACATGACATTATAGAAGTCCTTTATTTTTCTTCTAAATCCATTTCTACAAAACTCATCATCACCCAAATAAAAAAACATATCATCTTCAAAAAACATATGATAATCAAAACTATTCTCATCAGCATGTTCTGATATAAATTGTCTACCACCACAAATACCTAAATTACCTTTTTTAATTTCAGTGAATCCGTATTTTTCACAAAGATTTGTATATGTTAAATCTGTATCCGAATCTATTGAATTATTTAATAAAAATTTCTTAGGTCTATCTAAAAAATTTCTATCATACATTTCAAACGACATACATAATTTCTCAAATTGATTTGGTGAATTATACGTCATTACATAAAGTGCAACATTTTCTTTACTATGAGAATTTATTTTTATCGTTTCACTTTTTTCTTGTCTTGGGGTTAAATTACCATTCTTTAAATTTTCAAAAAATAAACCCAATAATCCATTTTGTTCAATTTCAAAATACTGAACCAATTCTGGATATTTGTATGTGATGATTGTGAATATACTTTCTTCTGTACCCATTAAACCGTTAGATAGGGTATCATTTAATAATGAATAATATATTTCGTTGATTTTACTTATTAAATGTTTTGGTCCACCAAATATACCTCCTCTAGCTACTTTATTTACCTCATCCTCAGAATAGGTACACATTTCATTATACTTAAATCCATGTATTTCAACTTTTCCGTCATAAGGAAAACAAACAAATGAGAATTTATTAAAAAATTTAGAAACGTTCTTAATTACCCCATCTTTCCAAAAGTATCCTTCATGTACAGTATTTGTAATTGCACCATCCACCCAAACTAAATGTGATGAATTAAACGGATCCATTATTGATGCGTCATTTAAAAGAAATACCTTCGACATAACAATTGGATTATACATTTCCAATTTTGCTTGTGTACTTTCAGGTAACCAACCAGAAGTGTTGGACCAATTAGAATCATTTCTTATTTTTTGAATTTTGTCAAAAAATTCATTCTTCTTAAACCATTCCAACTCTCTAACAATTATTAATGTGTTTTCTTTGGCTCTACAATCCTCAACAAATGACCTATACTTTTCCTCAATATAAATTATCATGTTATCATCTGTCTTCATTAAATTAGAAAGATGATTTAAATAATGGTCAAATTTTCTACTCCACCCTTCGGTAAGTTCTTCTCTTTTAATGTCCCAGATACCTGTTACAATCGTTGTCCCACCATAATTAACCTCACTGTTAGGTCTCTTAGGTATTCTATTTTTAATCATACCATTTTTTCTATAAACCCCCAATTGTTCACAAACTTCTTCTACGGTATAATCAACACCCCTTTCTTTAAAAACATCTTCTATTGCCGCACGAACACCAGGTAAATCGTTTCTTTGATAATCGTGAAAACATATATAACCACCATCAGTAACTCTATCAAAAACTTTATTTAAACTATCATAAATTGAATCGTAAAAATCCCCGTCTAAAAATGCAAAGGATATTTTCTCAGGTATTTTATTTTCAGGAACATCTTTAAACCAATCCTTATGAATTATCGGTGTTGGTAGATTGTTTTGTTCAAAATTTGAAATTAATATTTCTTCTGTACTTTTTAAAGTTCCGGCTCTCCATCCTGTATTTTCCTCCCACTTAGATAATGGAGGTAACCCCTCAAAAGAATCGTAAACAAAAAGTTTTTTACTTGAATTTGTTTCTAATAACGTTTTTGTTAGATATTTGCTTGACTCACCAACATAACACCCAAACTCAACAACGTCCCCTTCAATATTATTATCAATGGAGTCCAATAAATAAAAAACTAAATTTTTTATTTGATCATCGTTAATAATTGACGAATCAATTTTAATATTATTAAACGATATTATTTTATTAATCATATTAATATTTTTGTCCAGAATCTTTTAAATAACCCTCAAACGTATATGGAGTGTTATTTCCGTTTATTTTATTCATATTAACAGCCTTTCCATCTGTCATATGATTATTTAAAAAGTTTAAATTGGTCTCTAAACAATGTGACATACACCAACCAAGTTTAGGACACATCCATCTCGTTGAGTCTGCATCTAAAGGTTCTCTATCCACAATTATTGCATGATTGTATGGAATAACCATATACCTCATTAAATTCTCAAGACCCGTTGGTATTTTTTTATCATATAACCAATCCAAAAATTTAATTCCATTTGTTTTTAAATCTTCAAATATGTTAATTTCATTAGTATTGGCAAAAAATATGTCTGTTGCGTAATTTATATGACTATACCATATATTCCCACCGTACACACAATGCTCATTTTCTAAAAAATCTATTATTTGTATAATTTTATCTTCATCAAGTAACCAACTATCCACCGAAAGTTTTATCCAATTATGAATATTATTTGATTTTAATAAATCATATCCTTTTAACGTTAGTAAATAATCCATATCAACGTGAGGAGATGAATGTGGATGATGATTTTCTCCTCTTCCACCATTTACTAAGTTTTTCATTCTAAAATCACATTGAAAATCATCTTTATTACCACTATAACAAACAACGTAATTACTTTTTATTTTTTCATACCCATCCAATATATTTTTTAAGTAAGGCCAATACTCTTCCTTATCATAAACGGTGATTATAAAATTAATTTGTTTCATTTTTTCTTTTTAATATGGTTAATCCATTATTATTTTCAAATTTTTCATGAACGTACCAATGATTATTGTCATTTAAAAATTCATTAATTGCCCTCATTAGACCATCACCTTCGCCACATTCCCCCATTTCACCAAATTTAGTTGTATCGTGCATTATTATGTATTTTCTAGATTTATTACCATGCTTTGTTAATTCAACAATTAATTGTTGATAAACATGCCAAGTATCAATAAAAAGTAAATCTGTTTCTTCTATTTCTATTTTAGTGGTGTCAGCAACTATAAAATCAAAATCAATATCGTTATCTAATGCCAATTTTTTTAAATCATTCCTATCAATATCAAAATTCTCAACTGGTAATATATCATAAGATATCATTCTTTTAGGTTTTCCCATCATAAAGGCATATGTTGATACAACGTATCTTACTCCCATTTCTATGATATGGTCACACTCTTCGGTATATTTTTTTATTGTTGGTAAATGTTCTTGTATGTCAGAATAAGTTTGACAATGGTGGTTATATATTTTTTCTAATGTTTTCATATTAATCATTTTCAGGTAATGGGTGATTCAACACGTAATCATCTGCGGTGTCCTCAGACATTGTTCTTATCGATGTTTGATATCTTCTAGACCCGTCGGTATGTCCCATATAAGGACCTGTACCAACAGCACCGTAAAGATAGGTTCCCCATTCATCTCTAATGTCGTTAAATTTACTAATTGATATTAAATTTCGATATTCTCTTATCATTGAGTCTTCTACATTGTATTGTCCTTGATGATTTATCCCAATACCCGTATTGTAAATATATTTTTCATACCATTCTTTATATTTCGAAACCCTTAACATAGACGGATTATTTGACCATCTAACAGTTGTTGTTAATTCAAAATCTTCTATTCTGTGTTCCTTTCCATATGGTGTTTCTTTACCGTCAACATCTCCAGCAATTTCAAACCCCTTTAATTGGTTATCATCTTTATTAAACCAAACCGCATGAACAAATGGGTATTTGTTAAACGTATCCAATAAACCTTTGAAGTTTATCGATTCAGTCTTTAAAAAAATCCAATCATGTTCTAAGAAAATAAAATATTTTGTTTTAATTTTTTCTAACATAATTCTTACACTATCAATAAGACCACCCTTTGAATATAATATTTCGTAATTTATTGGTTTATTTCTATTTTTAAAATAATCCTCTAATAATCTTACGTTTGAATATTCAACTGTATCGTGATTTGTATCATAAATAATTAAAAATTTACACCTTTCAATTTCTTTAGGTATGCTATGTAAAAGATATCTTAAATAAAAAAGAAAATTGTTAACGAAGTGTCCTGTTATTATAACGGTGTTTTCCCTTTCAAATTTAAAATCATTCACAAAGTTTTCCGATTTAATATCTTTATATAAATAATATTCATAGTTACCCTCAATCCACGCATCATAATTAACTTTTCCTGACGGCATCATAGTCGATTCAAAACCAATTCCGTGAGATATTAATTTTGGGGTTGTTGTATAGACATTAAAATTTAGATTACTTATATGACATAACCAATCGTCAATCGCTAAGTAGTCTTTAAAATAATTTGAATTTTCTGAAATATGTTTATACGCTTTCTTTTTAATAATATATCCCCAAGAACCCGTACTTTTAAAATTTTTAGATAATAGATTTGTTACAGGAATTAAGTATGTTTTTGGGTTACACCCAAATAAAACAACGTCCCATTCTATATTTTTTAATTCTTCCATTACGTTCGATAACGTTTGGATAAAATCATATTCTTGATTGTTGATTTTACATTTATCATATAATTGAAAATCATCTTCTAAAATTAATAATGTTTCTTCTTCAGATTCTTTAAAAATTTGTAAATGTGATTTTGTACATGATAAAAATCTAGCGGGGTCCGTTAATGCCGAAAACCTTTCCAAACCAACAATGTTAAATTTTTCTATTTGTGATTCAACATTTACCTTTCTATCTGTGGAACCATCTAAATTTATATAATATCCCCTATCTGCAATTTTTATGTTTGAAATTGTAATCATACTAATATCTATCTCCGTAATTATGGTGTGGTGTTAATGGTAAACTTTTCCATTTTAATTCAAAACCAGACATCGGGATAGAAAAAGACCAATTACCACATACAATCCCTTCATATCCAAATCCAAATTCCTTTTTATAACCAAAATTTGTTAACATATTCCAAGTGTTTGAATATCTAATTATATCATCAGAAGACTCTCCCATATAAATAATTACAGGACCATCTAAACTATCCAATTCACTATCTTCAAAACTAACATTAAAATGTTCTTTATATTTTTCATGTAAATGAAAAATTTCATTTAATGAGTTTTTTTCATATTTAAAAATTGCTTGGTTTGTAACAACCGTATTTTTTTCATATATTTTATTTATAAAATTAACAAAATCTTTTCCATCTTCTAATGTATTAAACACAACATCGGAATCTAAATTAATAACAATATTATATCCTAACTCTCCCGCTATTTTTAATCCAAACCTTTCTAAATTCCAAGGAAACCCAGAAGGGTAAATACCAAGTGGGTTATCGGGTAAAATCTCATATTTAAGTGACACATCATCTCTTATTTTGTTTATATCATAAACAAGAACTCCCTTCTCCCTGTATTCTTCAAAATCATCGGGTCTGTTTGTGGTTATAATAAAACCAACCCCCTTTTCATTAAGACCACAATCAAAATAGTTTTTTAATGATGTTGTTTTTAATCTTTTTGTGTAGTTTGGGTAATGGGTATCCAAAACAAAGCATATTCTATTCATCTATTGTTTTATGATTTTTAAAAACGGTGAATTCGGTTAAATCTCTATAACCATCGTTTTCACCTAAGTCATCATTATGTGTGGGTATATTTTGCATCAATGATAATCCATGAGATGCTTGCTGAGGAGTCATGTACATATTCCATCCTAACATATCAATATCATCTTGATGATATAATTTTTCACTCCTTCCCTCGTATCTTGCTTTTTTGAACCATTTTACCGACTCTTCACTATCTGTTAAAATCATTCCACCTTTTGATATTTTTAAATGTTTTTTTATATGAAAAGATAGACACATGAATGTATTTGAAATGTACATATTAGATGTAAATCTTTTTGCGGAATCATAAATTGGATACGGTTTTAATTGATAGATTCCTTTCCAATCATTGGTTTCGTTTGTTCTGTCGAATATTACGTTACCTCCAGCATGTATGATTGATTGTGGAACTGATAAATATGTTTTTGATGGTATAATTACATCACTAACATTCAAGTATTTACAAACTAAAAATATTGCATTTGTACAACTATCAACCGAAATTGCATATTTTGATCCAGTATAATCTGCAACCTCCTCCTCAAACATTTGGACAATTTTAAACGGATTATTTTTTGGTCTTCTTATTGACATTTTTTCATTATTATATAATCAGTCTCAAATCCACAAGATTTAAAAAGTTTTTTACTTAATGGATTATCGACTTTTATTTTTGCAACGGCATTTGGGTATACTTTCATAATCTCATTTACCATAAATTTTCCAATACCTTTATTTTTAAAAGTAGGGTTTGTTGCAATTCTAATATCATTATCTATAACCCCAATAAATCCAGCGGGATTATCGTCACATAAACAAATATTGAAAAATTCACCATACTTGTTCATATAACTAATTTGTTCACTTTCACTAATATCGGTTTGATTTATAAATCCAAATATGTTATCCGGATGTAGTCTCATCAAACGTATAAATTCATAATATTTCGGTTCGTTTTTTACGAGTTCTAATTTCATTATAAATCTCCTTTTATTCTTTCCATCCAACCTTTAGATTCACTATGTGGCCAAACAATCCAATATTTTGGTTTTGTTTCAACCGTAAATTCTCTCCAAATTTTACAGTACCCATCAGGATCATTTTTTAATCTGTTTATTTCATCCCTATCAGCATCTTTTCTAAAAAGAGTTTCGTCTTTTTCATCATGAAAAGCAACTACCCAAAAATCATAATCATTTTCAGGTACTCTATCAAATGTAACATCTATACAATGTTTAAAAATTGATAAGAATGAACTATTAAATTCATCACCATATAAAGGAGGGTTAGGTGCTAAATTATTATCAACTGTATATTTTTGTACCGCTCTCTTTTTAAATGAGATGCCAGCATATCTTTCATAATCCTCCAAAGTTCTTTCTTTACCAAAGTCATAAATTCCAAAATCAATATCTTTCACTTCACCATCCATTTCGAATAGTTTTCTATTTCTTTTATGACAATGTACATTTTTACTAACCCATTGTTTATCATCATCCCATTGTTTAGTTCTACCTTTACGAGTATATTCGTGCCAAACAACTGTTTTATGTGGATGAAACAAATCATAACCCCATGTATATGCTCTCACCGCAATAGAAATTTCTTCTCCATGGAAATAATATTCAGGGTCATGCGGTACTTCTGTAACAAAGGAACCTAAAGTAAAACAAAAATGTGCAGAATAAAATCTAGCGGGTACTGGTTCGGTTCTTTGTTGATAATCGTCTATTGTTGCTGGTAAGAAGAACACAGCACCTTCAGGAATAAATCTATCAAAGTTCATTTTCCACGGCGCTTGAATTCTACCTGCTGGATCATTATCAGGATCAAATGATGAAACATAACCAGTTAATAAAGGTTTCTTATGTCCCTTCTTTTGTAGTTGTTTAATCATTTTTATACAATCATCATCCCAATTTTCCGCAAATCTATGATGTGAATCTAATTGAATTGTATACTCCTCACCATTATACTGTTGTTGTAATTGATTTCTTGCCCAACAAGCACCTTTAGAATCTTCGTAGTTAATATCGATTATTTTAAATCTCTTGTCATTTAAAAATTCATCTAAGTTATCCCATGTATCTTCTTTTGACCTTTGCCATGCAATTGAAAAAACCAAATTTTCAGGCTTTTTTGCATTTTTTATACAGTCTTTTATTGTTGGTATTAATTGCGGATCTCGATATGATGCAATTTGAATAAAAATTTTGTTGTTACCCATTATATTTTAATTATACAATAATATATAAAAAAATGTGGATACTTTCAACCAAATAATTTTTTTTATCGGTATTTTTTGCATATATTTTAATAAAAATCAAAATTTTTATCATGTCAAAAATATACCAACCAATTGTTATTGAAAGAACAAAAGAGATAATTGAAACCTTAGTGGAAACTGACTTCTTTTTGGATTATGAAATTGAGGTTACCGATTTCGCTAAAAATCACATATCTAACAAATTAACCGAAAAATTCATAAATGGAGATACTGACCTTACTGAAGATGAAATATTTGATGAAGATGAGTTCGAAACTCTTTTACGTGAAATTGTTGCGGGTACAATCCTAAATGAACTTAAAACAAAAGGATTGGTAAATTCATACGAAGATGATAACACCGAAGAAATGTTTTTCCTAACTGAAAAGGGTAAAAAAGTCCTAAAAAGTGATGAAAAGTTAAAATAGTTCTATTTTTTCTTCTCGTCTAAAGATTGTGTGTAAATGGACTTCTTATATTGTCTAACCTTATCTTTAAGTTGAGTTAATAGTTTTTGGGCGTTATTTAAACTCACGGTTATTCCCGAAATTCTAGCGTTTGACGTGCTTTTCAGTCCTGATGGTATGGAATCTTCCAATTTCCTCAGTTCTTTTACCGTTTCACCTAAAGAATTTTGTAATTCCTCTATTTTAAACTGTACTCTACTAAAATCCTGTCTTGATACTTTTGACATTTGCTCAAATAAGACCTTATCAACAGCCTCTCTAATCAAATTTTCGGTTATAATGTTCTTTTCCATAAATTATTCTAAACCGAAGGTTTTTTCTTCTCTATCTGTTAATTCACCGTCTCTTTTCATACCTTCTTTAATGTAATTTCTAATTAATTTAGATACGGTTACCTCTTGGTTGTTTGCAACCTTCTCAATTTCCTTATAATATGCAGGAACAACCCTAAATGTTAGCATTTTTATCAATTGCTTATGTTTTGGTTGACTTGAACCTGGTTTATCTTTCGATGCTTGCATTTCTTTATATGCGTCTGATGCCATGATATGTGTTTTTTATATAAATATTTTGTATTACAAATAAAATTCATTATATTAATAAAAAACACAAAAATATGTCAGAAGATACCACTCCACAACTATCCCCCATCAAATTATGTGAGGAAAAGTACCCAGAAACTACTGCAGAATTCAAAAAAATCCTAAAGGAACAGTATGAAATCTTTTGCAGAAAGCAATTAAACTACGGACCCGATAATATCTCCGTAGGAACCCGTTTAGAGACCCCTGAAGAGATTAAATTGTCTCAGACAGGTCTTTGGTTCAGAATGAACGATAAGATTCAGAGATTGAAGCAATTGGTGTTATTAGGTAAACCAGATACGGTAGGTGAAGCCATCGAAGACACATATCAAGATTTATCTGTATATAACATAATCGCTCAAATTGTAATCAGAGGAAAATGGGCAAAATAGATTTTTAGATTATTTCAAATAAGGGGGTAAAACTAAAATTTTATCCCTTTTTTTATTTATTATAACAATCCACCCACTATTTATTTAAAACGAAATAATAATGAAAGTAAACGTAAATCATCCATCTTTTATACAATTTTTGGAAACTGTAAGTATTAACATTTTATCTAATGTTACCATTGAGAATTACTTCTCGTTACCACAAGAGAAAAAAATGTCAGTACTTTATATGGTTTTTAAGTTAATGAAGAGTTCGGTTAAATCCAGAGCCCAACTAACCGACATGGAGTTAAAAAGTTTTCTTACCGTTTTATTAAAAAAACATGAGGAAAATGAAAATTACGAATTTGCTGCGGTTTTGAAAGACATCTCAAACAACTTCGATGCAATTAACGATTTCGTTAAACCACCTAAAAAGACTACAAGGACTATAAAAACAGATAAAACTAACAATGGGTAGAACTATTGACATAGAAACCAAAAAACGTTATGCCACTGCCGCCTTAAAGTGGTGTGAATGGTATTTTGGTCTGTGTGATAGAAAAAAACGTAAATTATTATTTAGATTTAGTGAAAGAAAACGTAAAATGGATAATTTTGAAATTTTTGGTAACTATTGTTTTTATCGAAATGAAATTATAATCTATCTACCTAATAATAACACAATATACGATTTAGTTGCGACCGTAATTCATGAGTACACGCATTATTTGCAAGTTCGTAGAAAATATAGGGAATATGAATTATCAAGATATTATTCCCACAATCCGATGGAAAGACAAGCTAAACGTAATGAGGACAAATACACCAAAATATGTTTAAAAGAAATTAAGAAACTATTTTAGCCTCCTCAATTTCTCTTAAAAATAAAAGAGTATCGTCTTGTTGATTTCTATTTCTAACTACCATATCACAATACCAAAATTCCTTTAAATCATTAATGGAACCTTCCTTTACTTGGGAATGTTTAATTCTTCTATAAACCCAATAAAGTTTATCTTGATAGTTTACTAATTCTTTGTTTAACATAATTTACTTGTGATCACTCGGTGGACACACCATCTCAAGTTCATCCCATTTAAATTTGGGCTTTTCATTTAAAAAAACAAAGCATTTCCACTTTTTTTGTTTTTCAAAATATATGTGTTTTTGCATGTGTGATGGAATTGCTGCATTTGTTGGTACTCTTTTGGGTGTATTTTCAAAAAATACTTTAATGATTACAGTTAATGGTTCAACATCGTCCCATTTTCTTTCTTGTTCTTCCAACAATCTCCACTCACCTCTATTTTGATACTGGTCTTGCATCATACAGTTCAAATATGAAAATGTTTGCTTAAGGTTTTCCATATTATCAGAAAAAGAAGCTGCAGGAGCTAAATGACCCTTATCATATATGTTCGCCTTATAATCCTCAGCGTCTGAAGTTTTAATGTTTTTTTCGGTATAAAAGTCCATAGACCCTCTATTAACATTTGTTGGTCTATTAATTGAACGATATTTTAACCAAAGAGGTGATTCTAATTTTTGGGAGTAAAGTACCTCAAATACTTGATTTTTAACTCTTATGGTATCTTGTGCGAATAATGATACACTGAATAAAATAAAGACGATTAATAATAAACCTTTTTTCATAAATTGTTTTCTATTAAATAGTTGTAAATCTCCAAAGGAGTGTCATTATGAACAGAAAATTCACTATAAGGTATATTATTAATGTCCAATGTGAGTTTAATATCTTTATCAATTTCTTCAGCCTCTCGTAAATCTTGTATCCTACCGTTAGGGTCATATGTTTCATTATTTCTCTTTAAGATTATGTTTATATTTTCATATTGTTTAAACAACTTCCATATAAAGTCACCTAAACCTGTCATCCCATAAAATGATGCTGGATAACCATCACCATATCTTTGTTCATAAAAACAACCAAGAATAATCGGTGAATCAACAATTATATAATCAACCTTACCATAAAGACGACTAATGTTTCTATGTTGATTCGCAGTTATAAAGAACTGATCCCTTAATTGGGATATATTACCTTCCCAAGCCACCTCTTTTGGGAACTCATATGTATATTCAACACTCATGTGGCGTTTTTTCATCTCGGTAAATAAACCAGATGCTTGTGTGGATTTACCGATACCCGGACCACCAAAAAAATTAATTATCTTGCTCATATCTCACATAATATACATAAAAAAGGGGAGAATGTAAAAACATCTCCCCGTTCTTTTTCATAATTTTAATTATCTACCGAAGATATATCGGATACCTAATTGAGCACTCCATACATCAAATACTGATGAATTGTATTGATAAGAATCTCTAGCTAAAATAGTAGAGCCATCTGTCAATCTTTGAGTTGCTAATCTATATGTCGGAACATTTGTAACAGCATCTCTGCTTACAAAGTTTAACAATTGAGGTGCAGTTGCTCTTTGAGAAACTCCCCAATTATTATTCAACATATTTGTAAAGTTAAGAATATCCATTCTAATTTGGAATGAGTTTCTTTTACCTCCGATTTTAACAAACACATCTTGTGCAACTGAGAAATCAAGTCTATGTAGATATGGTAATAATCCACCATTTCTTTCTGCGTATTGACCTCTACGAGTTGACAAGTATTCATCTTGTTCAATAAATGCGTCGAACGCTGATTGTTGTTCCGCTTCAGTAAATGTTTTACCTCCAGCAGTTAAACTTGCAAATTTGATATCTGAACCTTTGTTAGGTACGAAGATTAAATCGTTGTTGTTTACTCTATCACCGTTTAAGTCACCCGCTGCGATGTATGAGAATGGATTAGATTGTTGTCCCACATAACCTAAAGTAAATGTAGTTGCTCCACCTAAACCTTTACCGTATTCAATTCTATATCCTAATAAACCAACAAATCTATTTTTAACAAACGCATCTGCAAATGATAAACCTAAATCGTTATTACCATTAACTGATAATGCTGATTGCCAAGAACCACTTGCAATTGAACCTGCACTCATAAAATCTTTTGAGTTTGCCGTTGTCCAAGCAACTGAACCCCAAAATCCTTTTTGAACTGGTTTTTCTAATTTCAATGTTAATGATTCGTGATATGCACCGTCTTTAGTTGTAAGGACTGCAGCTCTCGAAACACTATTGTTTACTCTAACGGTTGCATCGGTACCACCAAAACGAGGTCTGTTATCTACACCACCCAATGTTCCCACTGGATTTTGTAAATTAGCCTCATAATAATGAACAGCATTGATTGTTTTATTATACAAATATTCAACACTACCAACTAATCCTAAGAATGGTAATTTTTGGTCAACAGCCAAATTAGTTTTCCAAACTTGTGGGAATTTGTAGTTAGGGTCTGTTAATGCTAAGTCAAATGTTGAAGGTAATGTTGGAGTTGAAGGAATGAAATATTTGTTAGGGTCAGCAGTGAATCCGTATTGAGCCGCAGCCGCTCCACTAACATCAATAAATCCTGTTAATACACCATTGTTACCAATTTGGTTAGATAAGAATACATATGGGGGACGACCTGTGAATACACCTGTTCCACCACGTACTTGTGTTTTCTTTTCACCCTTAACATCCCAATTGAAACCTAAACGAGGTTCAAATAGGACTTGTGTTTTTGGCATTGTACCCGTATTAAACTTCTCACCATTTGCAAATGTCATTGCGGTGATTGTTGGGTTTTCCAAAGCGGTATTGTCAAATCCAATAATATTTGCTCTAACACCAAATGTTAAAACTAAATCTTTAGTTGCGTTATATTCGTCTTGTAAATACAAGTCCAATCTATTGGATTTAAGAGTTTGCATTGGTTCGATTGCTCCCGGTAATGCCGAGTAACGGAATTGGAAACGAGCAGGTACAAACGCAGATGGTTTACCTCCATTTGCTAAACTTTCATTTGTCGCTTTGTAGAAATCTGCCAAACTATTAAAGATGTAAACACCATTAGAAGCTGGAAAGAATAAGTTATTTGATTGATACATTTGAAAGTTGAAACCACCCACTAAAGTATGTTTATCCATATACTTTGTTAAGTTGTTTGTAATGTTAAATGTATTATAATCTAATTTGTTACCAGGAGTGAAAGGATCGAAACCAACAGATGTTAATGTTGTTGAACCTTCTTTAATATCAATCGTTGGGAACATTTGAGACATGTAACCTCTATTCTCAATTTGTTTATCATATGAAACAATTAAGTTATTATGTAAAGTGTTTGAGAATTTTGAGTTTAATTCCATTACTAATGAACGTGTGTTATCCTGAATAGTATATCCACTATTTTGGAAAGACATTGCGTTGATGTTTTGGGTTCTATTACCAAAACCCGCAGATTGTGAATTTGAAATTCCAATTTGGGCTTCTGAATTATGGAACACATAACGAGTTGTTAATTTATTTTTATCATTAATATTCCAATCTAAACGTACCAAGAATTTATTGGAAGTGTTAGTGTTAGAATATCCCTCAAACGGACCTGTTTCATAATTAAACTTGTCTTTCATAAATTTAGAAAGGTCGGTCAATTGTTGGAAAGTTGGTCTACTAACTTGTGAACCCGTCAATGGAGAACCTGTTGAAATCCAAGTTGTACCTGGTTCGGTTCTATCAATTGATTCATAGTTACCAAAGATGAACAATTTGTTCTTAATGATTGGTGCTCCTAATCGGAACCCTTGTACCTTCTCATCAAATTTAGATGCGGTTACAGTTGTACCTCTTGCATTGTCACCAACATAACGAGAACTATTATCTCTTTGTGTTTGGTATACCGAACCTTCAATTTCATTCGAACCACTTCTTGTTACGGCATTAATACCTGCACCAACGAATCCACTTTGACGAATGTCAAATGGTGCAACGTTCACTTGCAATTGCTCAATCGCGTCTAACGATATGGCGGAAGCCCCTGTTCTACCACCTGCTTGTGCTGATGAACCTAAACCAAAATTGTTGTTGAATTGAGAACCATCTATTGTAAAATTGTTCAATCGAGAATCCTGAGCCCCAAATGAAGAACCATCACCGAATGGATTGTACTTAGTAATACCATTGATTGTTCTTGCACCTGTAATTGGAATTGACTGTAATTCTCGTCTACTGAATTGTTGTGATGCTCCAGTTCTTTCTTTTGAGAAAGTACTATTTCTACCTCCACCTGTTACCACAACTTCTTTTAATGATGTGCTAGTCTCAACTAACACAACATCTACGTTTGTTGTAACACCAAGAGAAGTATTAACATCTGATTGTTCGTTTTGATTAAAACCAACAAATGATACTATTACTTTGTACGGTCCACCTACTCTCACTGCAGGAACCACATATTTACCAGATAAATTTGTACTTGCTCCGTACTTTGTTCCTGTTGGTACGTGTACTACTTGAACGGTGGCACCTGGTAATGTCTCACCCTTTTCGGTTTTTACGATACCGGAAATCGTCGAGGTTGTTACTTGAGCAAACCCAGAAACCCCTACTACTAATAAAAGTAGTAAACTTAGAATTGTTTTTTTCATTCGTTTTTTGTTTAAGAATTTATTGTTTTGTAAAATATACGGAAAAATAACCATATAAGAAAGTTTGGAATCGATTATATTATTTTTTTCCATACACAAATAAATAAGAACTTGTCACCCAAAATGGTTAAATTTCACATGACTATTTGTCATTAAAAAATTAATTTGGGATAATAGATAAGTTATATTAAAAAAGTTTAAATTTTTATTTTGTATTACACTATTTATAACAATATGGAAAACATTTATTCAGTTTTAATAACTGCGGTGACAGTTTTAGGTGGTACAGGAGCTTGGAGATATTACGAAAGGCGAGCGTTACACAAAGAAAGAGATGAAGATTTCATTCGCCACGATTGTAAAGATAGAATTTCTAAATTAGAGGGATTATTAGAATCCGCATCGAAGGAGAAAGACGAATTACGTACAATGGTTTTAACGTTGACTAGAGAAGTTGCGGCATTAAGTGTTAAAGTTGAGTATCTAACCAAAGAAAACGAAACATTACATAAAACAACAAGAACCCCAAGAACAAAATAATATGAAAAAATATATATTCACAGAAGGTCAATTAAAAAAAATTATAGATTCACAATTAAGTGAACAAATGAGTCCAGATGCTAGTTTTAACGCAGTGTACGGTAATCCCCCAATTTCACAACAAATGAAAAAATACCCAAATGGTAGATTTGCATTTTCATCTGGGATGATTAAAATGTTAGACCAAGACAAAACTAACAAGTTATATGTTGTTAAAGCAGGTGATACAATAAGTGGATTAGTTCAAAAATTAGGGGCTAACTCAGATTACAATATATTACACGATAATGATTTATTAAAAGGTAACCCTAAAGGATTACAACCGGGTATGATTATCGCTTATAGTCTAAGACCCTCTGGAAACTAATTCATCGAAAATTTTAACAATTTCGTCTAACCCATCATAATTAAAACATTCAGAATAACCTGAAAAAGATTCTAAAATTGGTCTGTATTTTTTTACAGACCTTTTTTTATTTAGTTTTTCTTTAATCTCACTTTCCAAATGTTCAGCGTTAGGTGTATCAACCCTTCTTAGTATCGACTCAACTACATAACCTTCATAACCGTACGCTTTACTAAACCTCCTCATAATAAAACGTTTAGAGGTTATCCCAACCTTAACAAATGTTTTACCTGTGGATTCCTCTTTTATTAGTACGAGATATAATGATTTTGGTAATTTTGCTAGTTTTTTCTTTTTGTCTTGTCCTCTTTTTACTAATTTAAGACCAACATATTCTTTAGCCTTCTCAAGTGAAGTAAACTCCTTGGTGTCTCTATAGGGGTTTACGATGTATTTTTTGAACCTTTCGATGTATATGGTCTTACCACTATCAACTTTATATTTCACCCCTCTGGTGGTCTTTATTTGATAAATTGAATAGTAACCTATTTTAAGTATTGGTTCCCCCATATAACGTAATTTTAGTTATACACAAATATTTTTTTAGAATATTTGGTAATCTTTTTTAATATACATACTTTTGCATCATAAATAAACCAATAAAAAGATGAACGAAAAGAAATGTTCAGGTTGTAAAACAACCAAAACAATTGACAATTTTTACAAAAACAAATTAGTTTTGGACGGTCATAGCAATTACTGTATTGAGTGTACCCGTGAAAATTCTAAGAAGTATTTCCAAAGAAAAAAGGAAAGAACGTTAAAATCAGAGAACGACAATCTCATGAAAATGGTTCTTTTAAATAACTACAATTCTGAGTTTGATAAATCTAATGCGGATAATTTCATGAAAATCTTAATGATTGAAAAGATGTGTAAGTCTATTTTAGATGAATTGGATAACTTAAAACAAACATATATTAAATCGGAATCACAATTAACCCAATAAAAGTCTTGATTTTAACACTAAAAAAAGATATTTATAGGATATTTATATACTATGAAGATTAATGATTTAATATTTGATATGGTTTTTGAGGAGATAAAAGCAAATCAAAAAACCTTTTTCAACGAACTAATGACTAAATGGAGAACTGAGGTTCCCGAGTTAACAGACGAGCAAGGAGAAAAAGTCTTTAATAGACACACCAACATTAAAAATCAAATTTCTATTGAGAATTCAGGTGTCTTAAGATTTTTAAAAAGACACGACGGTAGGTTTCCTGATAAGAAGAAATACGAATTAAATGACTTAAAACAAATACAAGTTTTTACATTTAAAGACCTCGTTTCTTTTTTAGTTGAATTTGGTAAATTTGAATTGGGTGGTGAAGAAAAGGAAAATGATGCTGAGGATGAAAAGGCTAAACTTGATGCAATATTTGCATCTGATGGTAACCAACCAAACGTAGCAAAAATTGAGGCATCAAAACCAATGTGGTTTAGTGATGAGAATTGTATTATAAATAAAGGTGGTGTAAGGGTATATAAAGTATTAAGTGAGACTCATGCAAAAAGAATGGGTTATTACTATCAATCTTTACATAGAGACCAGTATATTAAATTTAGAAGAAACGGTAGAATAAACTCACCTTGGTGTGTTACATGGAGGGGAGATGTTAGAATTACTGACGATGAAGGAAATTATCTTTACGGTAACGGTACCAATCAGTATGGATATTATAGAAGAAGTGATAAGAAAACATTCTATTTCCTTATTGATGATAACAGAAATTATTTAAGTGATGATGTCAATGAAGCAAGATTTCATATGGCAGCAATCCAAATAAACAACTATGGTTCTTATACTGTAAGTTCAATGTTTAATGACGGAGACGAAACCAAAAGTTGGGATTTTATTGTTAGTACTTGGCCTCAATTGGATGGAGAAAGGGAAAAATTTGAATGGAGAGCATTATCTCAAGATGAATTAGAATCCGCAAAAGTTACGGATATGATTAATGAAACTCCTGGTGATCCAAATGAATTCTCAGCACAGACGCCACAAAGAATGACAGAGTACATTAGTATCGGAGGTAAAATTAAAGAAGTTGATTCTTGGAATGCAATGACTCCTGAATTAAAAACAACTTACATTACGATGATGCAATTACACGATGCAACATCAAGAATTTCAAATAGTAAGTTATTAACTGCAATATTAAAAACAAGTCCTCCCGATTTTCCATATCGTGAAAAACTAGATAGAAAATTAAAACAAATCGGAAAACCTGGTATTGAATACCTCGTTAATGATTTTATGCAAAAAGATTATATTCTTGTTAGAAAAGGACAAAAAGACGACAATTATAGAATTTATCAAAGCAAGTCTTCTCATTTATTTGGTATCTATCATATCAGTTCATTTGAATGGGTAATGGATGGTACAACTAAAATAGAATATAATGACAGATTCTCTGAAGAAAAAATGATGAGAACTGAAGATGAGCAAGGTAAAAGATATGCCGTTAAATCTTATTCTGCAGATAATGGAGATGCTTTCTACGTAATAATCGATAACCCAACATTATCTGACGGTGGTGAAGCGTTAGGTTATTTAATTAGTAAACAAATGTGGGAAGAAGATTTGTCTCATAGATTAACTGTAATCGAAGGAAAAAGAGTACCGACTATGGTTGGTTATGAGGGTGGAAAATATGGTGATATTCAACACGGTTTACCCCCTAAGAAGAAAAAAGAAAAAGTACAACAACCTAATCCTGAGGTACCACAAGAACCTCAACAGGATGGTGAAGAAGAGTTATAAAAAAAAGGGACTTAATGTCCCTTTTTTATTTATGATAATAACGAATAATATTCTTTAAAGTGTTTTATCCTATCTGCTAATCCGATAGTTCCACCATTTACTCTTTTTGTGATTGAAGTAACAACAGCATCGGTTGCTCCACCATCTGCCATTTTATGTAGACCGTTCTTTGAGAAGAACCAAGCTGCTGATAATAACGCATAATCCGAAGCGACTTTATCAGGATTTGATAAAATGTCTTCATTGATTGATTTACCAAATGCGGTGTAGTTTTCTTTACCAGTTAATTGGATATAACCACGTCCACAGAATTTTGCACCTTCACCTGATGATTCAGGACCATTACCCATTCTATTTCCATAAACTTTATTTGCAATCTTAGCAGGTTGTCTTTCGTATGGTTTCGCAGCTGCCTCAGTAGGGAAGTACTTTTTAAAAGTACCAACTAATCCTTTAGCTGAATAATTTAAATTTTCTTTTGTTGCTCTAAATCCTCCTGATTCGTGACCACATTGAGCCAAGAAATGTGCAAGTCTTAATGGTGTGTTAATTTGAAATTTAGCCGCAGTATCGGGTATCATTTTAATAACCGAATCGGGAATATGTCCCTTTAATTTTTCTAATTTTAATCCCCCTACACTAGCAACAGGTGCTGGTTCAGTAATTACCGTAGGTGCAGATACTGTACCCTCAGCAAATAATTTACCCCAAGTACCATCACCAACAATACCGTCGGCAGTTAACCCATTAGCAGATTGCCAAGATTTAACTGCGGCCTCAGTCTTTGGCCCAAACTTACCTATTGGGTCTACACCCAATTTAATTTGGAGTTTTTTTACGTCTTCTCCTTCAGATCCTAATTTTAGTAACATAATTTGTATTTGATTAAATGTTTATTTATCAATAAATATCCAAACAATAGATATAAAGAAATTTAGTAGATTCGGAAATATTCTATATTTTTGTGAAAATTCGGTTTATGAAGAAAATTTTAATCCTATTATCCCTACCAATATTTGGGTTCTCAACTCCTGTATATAATGAAAAATCTATTATATTACATTTTGAAGAGATTATTAATGAATATCGAACAACTAATGGTCTTCATAGGATTTTATTAGATGAGTCAATAAAAGATTTTTCCGATGAACGTTGTAACGATATAATTTTAGATTATAGTCACAAGGGATTTTTTGAAAAGGTGTTTAATAGAGGATTAAAGTATACTGAGGCTTATGAAAATATTGTTGTATTTAAAACCCCAACTCAAACAGACAAACCTAACTATCAACATTTTAAAAAAATAATAAATGAAAAAGGAGACACAATTGAAATAGAACTTAAAGAATTAAATTATGTAAAAAATGAAATGGCAACAGGGGTTGTGTCAAATTATAACATTGCCAAGTATTGCTTTTTAAAATGGAAATATTCAAAAAGTCATAACGAATTACTTCTTAATCCTAATATAAAAAGGTTTTACTTATCACATCGTTATAGTGAAAGTAAAACCTTGTATTTTTGTTTTGTTGCTTTAAATTAGAGTTTAGGACACGGCATACTTGTTCCTCTTCCAAATAAACCCCTTAACGATATTCTCGGTAATGTAATTCTAAGATTAATGTTAGGTCTTAACTTAAGTATATTTCTACCGGTGGCGGTAAATCTAATTATAAAATCGGTAACTTCTACGGGTGCAAATTGTGGTGGAATTGAATCGATTGTAACCTTTCCTGTTTTTGGGGGATTAGTACCTCTAACTGCAAATGCAAATGACATGTCAACTCTTTGATTTTTAACCAATTCTTGTTTATCCTGACCAACATACGCATCCCCACTTGTACCTGTCCCATCAAGCTCAATCATTTTATTTCCGCTCTTAACAGTTATCATTTTACCTGCATTCGTACCATTACTATTAATTACGATACCCTGTTGATTGAATTGTGCCTTTCTTTTGGTTAACCCATCCACCAAATAATCGTATACTACTTTTGCTCTGGCATCTGATAATTCTTTAAATGTTGGAACTTTTCCTGGAAACGTTTGTTTACTTTGTCCGTTCGGTATTGTTGAACTAGATGAGGTAATTTGTAATTTGTTTATGTAAACGTCTACAGCTTGTCTACCATCTTTTTCTAATTGAGCGGTCATATTACTAATAGCTTGATCAATACCACCAAAAATAGTTTCATTAATGTATTGAATAAATTGAGGGGTCATTATTGCCTCATTAAATTGAAATTGCATCGGTTGTTCAACCGACGGAGGAGTAACCATTTCATATCCCTGCTCGACGTTTGGAATTTCAATCTCCTTACCCTCTTGACCCGGACTAACCATCTCTTGCTTTATTGTTGTTTGATTATCAACAACAATTTTTTTATTTTTAGTTTGAGTTCCAAACTGACCATTAATAAAAAGAAATACACAATAATAATAAAAGTTTGGATTTTTAGTTAACATACTATCAAAAACCTGTGCAGATGTTCCATCCATCATAGATTTCATATTTGCAACATTTTCAGCAAATTCCCTATCCATTTCTTCATCAGGCACAATACTTTTGGTGTTTTGATTCCATCTTAAACCAGCCCTTTTTACCATATAACCCAAATCCTTGGTTGCAAAAAATTTGGAGTGTTTAGGGTCTTTTGTTGATACAATAGTATTGACATTATCTTGTCTTTCAAAGCCAACTTGTTCATTTATAATGTCATTCAAAACCATTTTCATTTGGCTTTCTGTAAAAATAATTCGTTTCATTAATCTGGTTTTTAAATAAATATCTAATCGCTATTAATTATGTTTCCCACACCAAGGACAAATGGGTAACGATTTTTTCTTTTTATATGTGGTTTGGGTGTATAATTTCCTACACGCTTTACACTTCAAGAATTTTGCATCCTTGTTTAAGTCGTCAATACTTTTTATTTGTTTGTCGGTTAAAGAACTATAAACATCTTTTCTTTCCCCTTCATCATCTTCTTTTAGTCTATCCACTTCTTTATACCTCAACGGATTAGACATTCTTTCAGGTTCACTAAATAATCTTTTTTTTCTTGTAAATGCAAAACTTCTACTCCTCTCATCAATATCTTCTTCTTTGTTAACATGACCACATTTGTGACAAGTATAGGGGTCTTTACCACCATCCGATTTTTTCCACTCCCACCCGCAACCATCACAATGTATGACTCCGTTTTTTTCAGATTCAATAATATACTTTAATTGTGATTCTGTTAATACTATTTTCATATTATAATTTTACAATTGCCCAGTTATAAAGAGACTCACTTATTTTTTCATCGTCCGTTTCACCACTTTCTTTTATTTTATCTCTAAGCATATTAAGATAGTTTACAAACATCATATCACTATAATTGTCATATCCCCCCATTTCAGGAACATATTCTTTGGTTAGTAAACCTAATTTAACAAATTCCCTACACTTTCTCAACCCAAATTGATCCGCAACATTTTCCGTATATTTTAAAAATCTAACCGCCTCATCCATATCAACTTCCCCAACATAAAATCTATGCATCATACCTGAACCATATTTCTTGTATTGGTATTGGTGAGCGACTTCGTGGAAAATAACAAATAAGGTATTTTCTAATGTGTATTTTAATACCTTCTTATTTATAACAACTTTGTTGTGTAATGATATACCTGCAGCCGGTAACTTAAAGGTACCAAATTCAATATTTTGACAATTTGATTCTTCTATGAATTTCTTAACTAAATCAATATGAGACTCCAATCTTGGGTAAGCGGTTAATAACTCATCAATAAATGAATCAATACCATTCGTTTCTTCAAGAATAATAGATTTGTATTGATTTTCAGTTAATACTATTTTCATATAGTATAAATACTATACGTGATAGGATTTATCTGGATTCTCCTTAAAGAACACTGAAAAGTCGCCAATAACCTTTTCCTTGAAGTTATGAATCTCCCAAAAGTGTTTTGTACATAAATTGGTTGTGAACGAGTATAGACCTAAATTACTATCAAGAACTTTATATGTTTCTTTATATTCTGCGTCTCTACAACAACCAATAAAATTACATTTTTGTTTCTCCATGGGCATAAAAAAACCCTCATTGTGAGGGTTTTTAATATTATAAAAATCTATTAAATTCCGATTTTATTTTGATTACCGATTCGTTCATTTCAATTTCAGATGGTGGATTCGGTAACATATTTTCATCATCACTACCCATTGTATAATCTACCGGTTCATTATTACCACATAATTTAGATTTTAATACATCACAAGCATTTAATAAAGATTCTTCATTATCGAAGTCCGAACCTGCAACCAAATCCTTATATTGACTAACAAAACTATTAATCATTCTTTCTGTTTCACTAGCCACATCCTTTTCTTCACCACCCCACCCAAATTGTTCGTTAACTTGTTTAGACGCAATTATTTTCTTTAATTGCTCTTCTGTAATTTTGATTTTTTTTCCCATTTTGATATTGTATCCTTATAAATATACAGATTTGTTAAATAATTTAAATAAAAAAGGGACAAGAGTAGCGAATTCTTGTCCCAACGGGATTAGTAACTAGTCCCGGCCCTAAGTCCGGTCTTCAAACCGGAGGTATCTTACTTAATGACAGGTCCACCTGCATTATACCAATTTATAAAATTGTCCCATCCCATTTGATTTGCATAACCCGCAAGTTGTTCAAGAGAGATTGATTTTATATTTGGATTGTTAAATTTAACTGATAATTTTTTGGTGTATGATATACTCGGTACGTTCTTAACCCAATCATAAACCTTATATAAGACTGCAAATTTTTGTTCGGGAGAATATGAACCTCCATCTAATAAACCTTGGTTAAACTGTTTGTATTCACCAAAGATTTGATTTCTGGTTGCTTTATCTAAAGGTTCATTATCTCTACTGTATCTCATATCAAAAGTCTTCTTAAGTTCTGCGGAATTTGCTTTGGATTCGGCTCTATTACTTGCCGCAAGCTCTCTATCCTGTTGTCTCATTTCTCTATTACTTGACCCGTCATTACCTTTTGTAATCCCACACTTTTGTGGTCCAGATGCCGCCTTTTCAGGGTTTGACCATCCTTGTTCTTTTAAAATGTCTAATAATTTCATTATTTATGTTTTATTATAAGTTCACCAAGTACCTCTAAACGACCAACCTCTGTTTGAAATTCGGTTTGGTTCATTTCTAAAGATATACTTTTTAATGTTTTAATAAACTCTTTCTTCGATTCTTCCATATCAAATTTACCTTCAGATGCTTTCTTATAATAAGGAAGTTTCACCTTAAAATGGTGATATGTCAACATTGATGGTCCTCCCTTCTCTTTTGCATTATTTGCAATCTTAGATGCCCCACCCATTCTTTTTTCTGCGAACTCATCGAATGACTTCGATTCCGTTAGTATGTCTGTTAATTTCATGTTTTATGTGTATTTTTTAATAAACTTAGTTGTTGGTTGAAAATTATCATTGTCCCACCCCTTACCCCTCGGGTAATTTGTACTTAAATAAAGTTGTTCTTTACTTTTAAGTCCATTAATAACCTCATCAACAATATTATCATTATCTAAATAAGAAATACGAATTAATTTTATCCCTTTCAATTTTGTAAAACTATTTTTTTCTCTATCATTTAACACACTTGACATAAAATCATCATTTGTGTTTGAATGATATTTTTTAAAATGGTACACACCATCAAATTCAATTAAGACATTCATCTCAGATAAATAAAAGTCAAATTCTAATAATGTACATTTTTTCGTTCTATTTTTAAAAGAGGTACAATATTTATTTTGGTATTCTTGAATATATTTTATTCCTTGTTTGTCCAAAAGTTCCTTTATTACACTCTCCCCTTTAGAACTAGCACATATGGGACAACCACTACCTCTAGTGTGATTTCTCGGTAATTGTAAAAACGGGCCGTGTTCATCACCGTCTTTATTTTTTTCGTGACAAATTACTAAAACTGGCGTAAGTGCATTTACATATTTAGTTTCACTATAATCGTATTTGTCTCCGTGAACTTTTTTCGCCCTATCAATAAACTCATCGGTTGTCAATGAATATTGTTGTCTCATTTTTTCCACACCACATTTTGGACAACCACTACCTCCGTAATGACTTTTTGGTGTTTGACTAAAAGAACCGTGCTCAACATCATTTTCGTCTTTTTTATGACAAATAATGGTTACCGGTTCATAAACATTAACGTAGTTTACTTTACTATAATCGTATTTGTTTCCGTGAACTTTTTTGGCCCTTTCAATAAATTCATCGGTTGTTGATGAGTATAGTTCTCTCAAACGTTCGGCGTTGCATTTTGGGCATATTGAACCTCCAACAGACTTCATATGTTTTGTTGGTAATGTTCTCCATGGCCCGTGTTCATTACCGTCTTTATCTTTTTTATTACAAATAATTTCGACAGGTGTCTCAGTATTAATATAATTTACTTTAGTGTAATTATATTTGTCACCATGAACTTTTTTGGCCCTTTCAATAAATTCATCTCGAGTCATTTTAGTTATTTCACTAATATCAACAACCGCCTCAAATAAAGAATCGAGTAATTTCATAATATTAAATATCCAAGCATTTTAGATTACCATCCTTATCATACCCATAGTTACCGACGTGAACATCTGCAGTTGGTTTCAATTCGTATACAGAATGAACAAGATTATATAACTCAACAAAGATTTTGTAAATGAATTCATTACCCGTTTCTTTTAGTTTTTCACCGAGAGATAAAAATTCTTCCTCCATTTCCTCATCCATCCCCAAACTTGTAAGATATGTTTGTAATGATTTACCTGACATTGTTGAGATAACATTAGCCAATGAATTCCAATGTTGTTTTGCTTTCTCGGTATTCAACCTCTCAACCGCAACGTACTTTACTTTAACAGTGTCACCGGGGTTATATGTAATTGGTTTAAACTCACCAGTTCTCCAAGAGAAGTTGGTTACTTGTTTTTTCAATTTGATGTCAACGTGACCGGCACCATATACCTTTGGAAAAATATCGGGACGGCTTTTAAATAAATCCACCCAACCATTAACATCTTCATCAAACCCAATCTTATAAACTATATTTGGATTTTTATTTGATGGGTACACATTATGAAATGCTCCTTTACCAACGAGTTCTTTTTCTTTCGTTGCAATCTCATCAACATCATGTTGAATCATTTCAATAATAATGTTTTCAAATTTCATTACCCTTTAGCCAATTTCAAATACTTCTTAAGAATTTCTTGATTCTTTTTATAGATTTCCATTTTCTTTCTTCCTGAACGTACACTTCTCATTGCACGTGTTTTTTTTGGAGCTGTTCCCATATTATAGTTGTTTTAATATATTTTTAAACGATAGTTTGGATCCGTTTATTTTTTCTATTTTATTAAGTCCGTCTTTAAACATTTGTTTAATATCGTCTAACATAAATCTTCTATTTGCTTGTTGAGCAAAGGTACTTTTATATTTTTTTATAAATTCAGAATACGAACCACAAGACATTGCAACATTGATAATGTCTTGATCAGAATATTTTTTCCTGTCTCTATATTCCATTCCTTTAAAGGCTAAGTCCATTAATTTTTTAGCCCTAATTGATTTATAATTGGTATGGTCGTATAAATTATAGTCACCCACATATGGAACCTCTCCTTTAACTAATTTTTCTTTAACCCATTTTTGTGCTTTTTCTATATAATATTCATTTGGAATAAATGTTTTACCCCCTCCACCAGTTCTAGCAATGTTTAAAATTCTATATCCTTTACTCTTATATTTTTCTTCGTAGTAAGATTCTAATTTTTTTGCCAAATCAAAATTAACCATATTAGTTAATTTTTTATACTTATATCTAAAATTTGGATTTTCTTTAATGAACTTACCAACGGCAGACTCCGCCTCATTTTCTTTAGGTAATAAATGTTGTTGTTTTCTTCTTTCCTCGTCATTTGTTAACCCAACATAAATTCCAACAATATCATTTTTATCATCAAAGAATGTATATGAGTAAATAAATTTTTCCCCGTAATAACCACCAAATTTCATATGAGAACATATATCGTCAATAAACCCAAATGTATTTTTAGTATTTGGTCGATATACTGTAAAATTTTTATCTTTATTAAAATACTTACAAGGTACCTCTTCACCCGTTGTTTTATCATAACAAGGACCAAATGATATCGCCGCTTGATATGCGGGTTGGTTCCCCTTTTCAAATTTCTTTTTTGTTTCGTATTTCGACGCAATATCTCTTAATAATTCTTTAGTATATTTCTTCTGTTCAAATCTTTTTTTACTAATTGATTCCAAACCACAAATTCTACATCCACTTGTCCTTTTTTCAACCGCAATGGTTTTTGTAAAATCTTCCTTGGTCCATTCTGGATGTTTTTTACATGAAAAACCTCTAACCATCCATTTTTGAATTACGGGATTATAAACAACTTCAGCATTAGTAAAATCCAAATTACCTAATTCGGGGTTATTTATTAGACTTTGTTTTTTAGTTTCTGGAGTCCATAACATACGTTCAGTTAAAACACTCTCAAATATAATATCAATTAATTTCATATACACATATAAATATCCCAAAATAAGTAAGGGACACAAAAAATAGAGAGACACAAATTGCGAACGGGGGTACCGGAGTACGAGAACTGTGAACGGGGATATACGAGGTTTATTTTACCATTGTATTTGCAACACCACTAACCGCACTACTTCTAACCGTGGTCTTTAATTGTCCAATACCCGCATCGGCCACAGTCTTTAATATAACCTGCTGAGCAGGAGGAAGAGTTGCAAGTTTCTGTGAACCATCATAAACCACTTTCTTTGTATAATCCTGAACGGCTTTATACACCATGGATTTTTTCCTAACGATATCCTCAAGGGCACGTTTTTCAAGCATACCGAGTTCCATATTAGAAGCAAGTTTATTTGCAAGAGCCTGCATACCTTTTTGTCCCAATTGTTTTACAGCAGGAATTGCAGCAACCACCTCGGTAACCTTCGGTAATATGGCCAAGATTGTAGCAACCGCAGCTTCCTTCTTCTTACCTTCTTTTAGATAAACGGCAGAATCTATAAATCCCAATCCCATGGATACCAATGGACCAACCACTGGAATGAATATACTTGCAATCGACATAATTTCTAGAACCCTATGTGGTCCACCAATTGCATTAATTAATTCACGATTCGCCTTATTAGATTTTTCTGCAGCATCCGCCGTTCCGTATCTTCTATCGAAGGCCAAATCATTCATTTGTTCTGCAATGGTGTATAATGATAGTTTCATATCTATATAAATATTATTATAGGGGAATAACACACAGACGTTCAAACTCATCTTTCCTCAAAGCGAATGTCTGTTCGTGGTTACCATTAAAGGATTTTAAATGAACCAAGTATAAACCAAACTTAGTGTTTTCCACATCAATCTTTTGTCCGGGGATAAACCCCATATCCATTAATCTCAATCTTAAGCAAGGTTTGCAATCATCACAGGGGTTATTCTCGATTACACTCGATATCTGATAATGTTTCATTAAAACTGTGAACTGTACTTTATATTTGTGATGGTTCCACCTTCATTAAAGAACTCATATCGTTGTTCCTTTGTTATGTTCTTATCCATAGACATAAACAGGGAGTTAAAGGTCTTGTCATCGTATGTTTTACGACCCGTATTCTTCTTCTCAAGGAGTTTTTGTGCCATCGGGTATATTGTCTTACCATTAAACAACATCGTCTTTCTAAGCTGATCTATAGGGGTATTCTGAAACTCCCCTTCTTCCCCTCTTAGGAACCGATTTAAGAACCCTAACAGGGTTTGCTCGGGAACGGTAAGGTTGGAGGTTTGTTGTTCAATAATGGTCCTTAATTGGGACTCTGATATGATAACTTTCATATTATGGTTGTTTGGCATGCCATTTATTCAAAGAACTAATATAACTGGCAGTCATATGATCCTTAATTGTCTTTCCTGTGAATACGGATTTAATATAATTCCATGCACGTTCCCAATCAATCATATACTTCTTAATATTACCCTCGTCGTCGATTCGTAACATATAATTCACGTGATAGTACCCGATGTTCGGAGAACGTGTCACCAGGTCGTGATTATGGACGATTCTAAGGGTTTTAATCTTACGAGCGTCGTAGTTGTTCTTAAAGGTCTTATTACCGACTCTTGGACTTCCTATGGTACAACATTCAATAACGGTATCTTCAAATACGTGTGAAAGGTTATAAGCACATAAGGTAGCAACTGCCGCTCCAAGACTATGACCACATACAACAATCTTATTATACCCACTCATCTTATCAATACTCTTAAGGACAATGTCCTTCACAGCATCCCAAGAAGATTTGAAACCAATATGTACTTTATCACCATCAAGGATGAATGGTACTTTGTCAATGGATACATCGTTTTGAGCATCCTTCTTGGATGAAGTACCTCTGAAGACCACATAGAGTGACTTCCCCTTCATAGCAACAAATGCTTGGGTATCTGATTTCTTATCATCAATCCATTTAACGGATTTTAGTCCAAGACTGTTGAAGTCTATGTCTTTTTGGTCTTTATATACAACGTCACATAATTGTACGTTATAGATTACTTCGTCTTTATTCATAATATATAAATACAACAAAAAACCCTCTCGGGTTGAGAAGGTTTCAATTTTGTGCCCAGTATATGCTAGTATTAATTCTAGTTGCTTTTATCTAGTTCTAGTACTCTAGAAGCTAGTATACTAGAATAAATATCTAAAATTTTGAAAAAATCTAAGCTCTTTTCTTTGTTGTTCTGGTGTGACCCTTACGGATACAATTCTTTACAACTGGACCATTCTTGGTCTTAACAACTCTTTGGAAGTTGTGTGGACGTACTGTACTTGATTTTGACATAGTATAAAGTTTTTACAAAGATAAGTATATTTTATTCAATAATTTCTTTTGTATTGAATTGTTTTGTTTTTTCGGAATGGCATTCCATACATAACATTTGAAGGTTTTCGATAACCGTTTTTCCTCCATTGGTATGTTCAACGATATGGTCACCTTCCATTTCACCATATGACAAAGGTTCGGTCCCGTGGTATCTGCAACCGCCACCATCGAATCCAACACAGACTCTATTTTGTTCAATATATTTTATTTGTTTCTGTACCTGTGTAAACAATCTTTGGTGATCATACTCAATAAGTTTGCCAAACAACTCTCTATTGTCATATAGGAATGTTCTACGATTTTCGAATTTATGATCTTGACCTTTACCGAAATGACAGAAGAAACCTTTAAACCAAGTGTTATTGATTTCCATATCAATTATTTCGTAGTTACCTCCATGGTAATCGTCAAATCGTTTGTTATTGTAATAAGTTGTATGTAGAGTATCAAGAACAGATGTAAGGTACCAACTGTACTCATCAAAGGATTTAATTTCATTCTTAAGATATAAATCATTTACAAAGGTAAGAACATCTCTCATACAACAAGCACCTGGTCCAAAATGTCCATTGAAGTTGGTATAGTTATAAACCGTATCCGTCATAACGTTAAACAACTTATAGAAGGTTTTAAATTTACCACTATATTCATCTTCGGAATAGGAATGTATGATACTATACCCATCATCATTTGGGTCATGTAATGCGTTTGGATTCATGAAGTGAAAGAAAACCTTTTCCACCAACTCATTAAACTTATTCTTACTTGACGTTCTTGAAACCAATAGAGATATTTGTTTTTCCAATGGAATGGTATTCTTAAGTCTTTGAACGATATTGATGTTTAAATCGGATGGAAATGCTCCTCTCTTCTCGGCAGGGCTCAAAGCGGTACCATTATTCCATTTCTTAAAGACATAAGAACTGAGGTTACGTAATTCATTTTCATCCAAGTTATTATTGATGATAACTTTAACTGTAATAGTTTTTCTTTCAATCTCCCTACTAAACTCCTTCCATAGTTCCATATTCTTAGGTCCCACGTTAAAGTACTTGGTTGATTCGGTAAGTTCTTTTGAAAAGTACTTGAAATCGGGATTGGTTAAAACTTCCAATAAAATACTACGAAGTCTTTGGTGACCGTCAGCCACATGGTACTTGTCTCCGATTCTAATGAGTACAATCTCGGGTAATAAAGTTGGGGTGTGTAGCAAGGTGTGCATTAATGAACATATCTGAGGTTTGTTCCAACAATAGTCTCGTTGAAACCAATCCTGCAAGATTAGTTCACCTTCTTTATACATTTCACCCAATCTTCTAATGTCCCAATTCTCGGCATTCTGAAAGAATACCCTGTTCTGTGTTTGATAATTAATTACTGTTTCGTAAAGTTCGTTGATTTTCATAATGTATTTCGGACATCTATGTCCATGTTTTTTTAAAATGTAGTTTATTTTACGAATATTGTGTACTCATATTCTAAAAAATTTACCATTAATATTTATAAATCATGAAACTAATAGACATAATAAAGGAATCCCACTACGAGAAAATAGGAAAAGGTAATTGGGGGTCGGTATATGAAAAGAACGGTAAGATATACAAACTAACCGAGGATGACACCGAAATATTAGTATCAAAGAGAATTTTAAAATTCAAGGGTAACCTGAAACACTTCCCCAAGATATATTCCATGAAAAAGACGGGGAAGAACGTATTTGATGAGGATAGATACATTATAGTAAAACACAAGTATAAACTTATCACAGATGTACCTGAATTTATGGATGTGGCGAATATTGTTAAAAAACATTCGAGTAACATCATGGCTCATATAGTTAATCAGAAAAATGACTTATCAGAAGAAGTTAAAGACAACGATGTTTTATATGGTAATATACTTGGGATTATCCAAGAGTTCAATATGTTAAAGTTGGGAGGTTTGGTGTTATTAGATTTCCACCTAAGTAACCTTGGTATTGATGAAGAAAACAATATGGTATTGTTCGATTATTAGAATTCCCTGAAAATTTCTGGAAAATTTTTATTTCACTTTTAGAAATATATTTCCAATTATAGGTTTTTACCCCCCGAATGTATAGGAATTAGAAATATAGTTCTAATTTTACTATACGAAGATATGTTCAAGTCCTTCTAACCAAGGTAGTATCAATTCGATTGTATTGAAACTTGGTAATTTGTCTACAGGAAACATCAACCTGTTTTCGGCATCCCATAATACATACGGACTTGAATCACGTGTTAAAGGATATAAAAGTCTCTGTATAACAACTAAATGTAACGGATCATCCTTATCTAAGTTATTGTTGAATATAAAATAGTAATTTTTAGTTACATGAGTATATTCATCATATTTGTTATCATCTCCTCTTGAAGATATACATAAATTGTAACCATTACCATATCTAATACATTTCTCCTTACTGTCCCCTCTGTATATCATCACACCATCCTTACCATAAACAACATCATCTTTATCTATGTTCTTGTCCCCGATTTTCCCCGCCTTAATTCTTCTATTGTCTTTCTTATCATTAACGGTTCTATATAGTTCGTCCCACGAATACTTGGTGATATCCCTTTTGTCAGGATCGAGTCCTTGAGAAAACCTATGAAACAAATTGATATACTCCCTCGCTTCTTCGGGATCTACACCCTCCTCACTAAACCTATCTACCAATTGGTCAATGAGTTTATGTGAGTATTCTAATAGAACGGATTCGTATATAGTGTCTAATAGTTTCATATGATATAAATATCTTAAAAAAAATCTGGAAAATTTTATTTCTACTTTAGGAGGTAAAGTCCATTTTTTGACTTTTTTTCCAGAAAAATTTCTGTTACGGCATTGACCCCCTGTTTAGACCCCCCCAAAAACCCCTAATTAAGGGGGGATACGGGGAGGGGGGACCCCCCACCTATGGGTATAGGGAGGTCTACCCAGTAATAACCCCCCTGTGTATCCTGAGGTCCCACATCTATTAGGAAAACATTAACATTAGTATTTGGTATAATGGAAATAGTTTTATATCTTTGTGTTCTAAAAACAAATGATATGAAAAAAACCTACAACAGAATGTTCAATGTCGGGATGACATTGATATCGGTATGTTCCCTACTCCTATTCCTCGGTTTGTTTACAGACGGAAGTATTCAATTTGGTAGTAGTTTAAATTGGATAGGTGGTCTATGGACTATCGTATTCCTATTTGGTGTGTTGTTATTAATCATCAGTTTACCCGAACAAGAATTAAAATAAAGTAAATGAAAAAAGTATTCAGTTTAATTATGGTCATCGTATTGTTCTCATCTTGTGTTGTGAATCGTCATCACAGACCGAAGACACCTCATTGTGTTGTTGGTAAAGTGAACTTGTGGAGATAAAAGATTAGTGTTCCCCCTCCCCCAAACCCTCATCAGAAATGGTGGGGGTTTTTTATTTCTCCCACTCATCATCCTCACACTGTAACATTACAAGAAACCTTACTGGGTTATTTTGGAAGGAAACCTGATTTTTTCCCTGATCGTTGTTTTTGTTTACTGGGGTACTGCGCACATTTAAGACTTTTTACTGCGCACATTTTAGAATTATTACCCCAGGAATGTTTTCCACGACATCCGGGTGTACGACTCAACTGCACACCCCAGTAATTTATTTTGGATGATCGTCCGGGGATCATAAAAAGTTAACCCAGTAATAAAAAAAGTTTGTAAACAACAAAAAAAATTTTTATCTTTATATTCTAAAAAAAAAATATCCTTCCCTACAACCCAGTAATGTTATTTCACTTTTCTCCGATTTTTTACTATTTCTAGTACACTCCAAATTTTTTTTCACTTTTTTTTAAAATTACAAGGTTGTAACATTACGAAAAAGTTTACTGGGTTAAAAAAACAATATAAAAAAAATTTTCTTGTTTTTTCAAAAAACCTTACTGGGGTGTACCCCAGGAATATATTTCTGGTGAACCTCACCTTCACAAAAATTTAACAGAAAAAGTTTGGAATAATCCGGTAATAGCGTTATATTTGTATACACTAAAAACAAAATGATATGACAACGGAACAAAAACTTTCCAGTTTGGGGGTACGAGAGTTTAACCCCAGTGACACTATGTATGTATTGTACAAAACACAAGGGGGTATTCCTTTTATGTGTTGGGGTGTAACAAAACTTATCCGTATAGGTTTAACGGAGGATGGTTATGTTAAAGGTATTCTATTGAAAGTAACGGGTGCGAAGTGGAAACAATTCGTATTGATTACATTAAATGGTTTAGATTATTATGAAGTCCGATTAGTGAACGATATGATGGTTGTTGTTGAAACAATTGACCACGACATTATGTTTGATGAATTAGTTGATGTTATTGATAGGTTGATTGAAAGTTAGATTTGTTTTTCCATTCTTGTTGAATCCCTCGGAGTTTTTCTTCGGGGGATTTTTGTTTGAGGAGGAATCTCCGACACACCGTGACAGGTAAGATAATTTACTGGGATATTCAACACAGAACTCTGAAGAAATTTATAACGATCGTCGGTATTACATTACTGGGTATTACATGTATGATAGACCATTTTGGAACCCCGTCCAACGGAAATCAATTACTGGGTAATACATCCCAGTAATATCCATTTCACCTCTTGAGGAATTCTTCATCTTCATTTCCCCAGTAATACATTATCCCCCGTTTACCGGTTAATAAATTTTTAGAAAAGATTAACATTTTTATTTTGTATATAATGGAATTAGTTTTATATTTGTGGACACTAAACACATAAACAAATGGAAACATTAAAAAGAAAGGTTGGTCGACCTCGTAAAGACGAAACGACAACATTAAGAAATTTCGAAAATGAAATCTTGATGACAAAAGAAAAAATCAAAGAATTGGAGAACAAGTATTATCAAAGTGAAACCTCTTTCGTTAGTAGAGTGGATAAAATCAAGGATAGTATGTATAGTGATTATATGATGAGGAGAAGAATCTACGAGGAAGAAGTGGAAAGATTAACTAAAAAGATTGTTAAGAAGGACACTAAAAAATTCGTTGAAGGTCAAATCGTGGTTAGAAAACATTGGAACAATGAGAATATCTTTGTTCTAATTACCAAAGTGTATGAAATGGATATGAAAGATAATTGGTGGGGAGATTGTGGTGGATTTAAATTCTGTACTATTGGTGTGAGTGGGGTTGGTACCAAGTCGGGTAATCAATGGTTTAATACCGAAGAAAGTAGGAATGTTGAAATCGTTTGTGATACACGAAACTTTGTTAAACTTTGTGAGAAGTATGGAATTAAGAAACCGAAGTTGAATAAGGTTAATATGGAAATCATTTACGAAAACATATTCGGTAAGAAGTTGAATAACACATTTAATTACAACGACCTACATAAGTTGGGTATCTTAACTAAGTAATATGGAAACATATAGAAAGACGTATTACGATACTAATTTCAACATAACAATTTACGTTAACAATAAGAAAGGTTGGGAATCCACGAGATTAACAATTAAGAAAGGTAATGGTTGGGGTAATCGTGAAGTGTATCGTGACTTTAAACACGTTTACACAATAATAACCAACATTTATGGTTGTATGGTTGAAGTTGGGGTTAGGGGTAATACAATACGAGAGATTATAAAAGACATTACAAATAAAATCATTTATAAAGATTAGTATTTGTGGTGTTAGTGAAAATTGGGGTATCAGAAATGATATCCCTTTTTTTATGTCCAAGAATTTCTACATCATCTTCCCATCCGGATATTTTACTGGGATATGCTCCGTGAAGTCTGAAGAAATCTCCGATGATCATCAGTATTAAATTACTGGGTGGAGTGTCCCAGTAAATGATTTTTTACTCTTACAGAAAATCTTCATCTTCATTTCCCCAGTAATAAACTTTCCCGTCAGACCGATAAATAAATTTTTAGAAAAGATTAACATTTTTATTTTGTGTATAATGGAAAAAGTATTATATTTGTGTATTCTTTAATCTTTTAATGTTATGATATGAACACCTTCACCAATCACAAAGGAACGAACAAGAGTACGGCCAGAAATATAATGGTCGAAGCAATCCACAACTCGGAAACGAAGAACTACAAAATTCTATCTTTGCCCGCTGAACATTTTGAAATTGAGAAAACAATCTACCAGGATGTTTCTCGAAAGTATCGCTATGTTATGTGCGAACGAGATGAACTAACCTTCGACAGGCTAAAACGCAATATCAAGAAACAAAAGGCGAAGTATTTCGTTGGGAAAACTCCATCGCTTTACTTTGGCTCAATTGCGGATATTATATTTAATGCTAACAAAGGGGAGTATAGCCATTTGATACTAGACTATTGTGGTCAAATTGGCACATTCCACGAAGAGCTTCGACATACATTTAGAAATGATATTATCGAGGTGGGTGGTACTTTGTCCTTAACATTCAACAAACGAATCACACCAGGGCCGTCGACACTTTTTTGTAATACTATCGATAAGCTGAACTCTTATCAAATACCCAAAGGGCAAGACAATGGTAAAACTATGAGGGTTATCAAAACTTTTATTAATCGTGAGGGTGGTTACAAGTATGACATTGAGAACATTTTCGAGTATCTCGACAACAATGACGGAGCTAAGAAAGGGGCGGCAATGGTCTTGGTCGTTGTAAGACGGATAAAGTAGTAAAGATTTTAAATAAAGACCTTCGTTTCTACGAGGGTTTTTTTATGCTCAAGATTTTTTGTCCTCCTCGTCGATTCGGATTTATTACTGGGGTGTATTACCCAGTAAATGATTTCAGGAGGAACCACAGATTTTACATCATCTTCATTTCCCCAGTAATACATTGTTCCCGTCGGAACCATTAGATAAATTTCTTTAAATAAATTTGGTGGTTTAATATTATTGTTATATCTTTGTATCAACAAAAAGGAATTATATTATTCACCTTAAATGTAAATGTTATGTTAATTAAACTGACAAATTCAAATTCAAAACGACCAGTGGTAATGAATCCACAAAATGTGCACTCAATGTATGAAATCATTGACAAGAATACGGGCGAGCCTGTAACCAAAGTTCACTTCAACGAGAATAGTTATATCATTGTAACTGAACGACTTGAAACAATTTATAACATTCATTGGGCAAATTCTAAACAAATGGATTTAGATTGGAATGTTCAACCGATTGATGAACAAATGGAAAACTCCTTTGTACCAAGACCGAGATATCCTCAACGTATTTCTCGTAATGACTATCGAGAAAATAATCGTGGAAGAAATTATAACACGTATGATACCTATAACCAAAACTCTTATTAAGATGAAAGAATTTATAGAAACCTTTGTGTGGACATATAAAAACGACCGAAGGGAATTTTGGGATGCTATTTTAGGGGCAATACTAATTGGTTTAACATTTTATTTTATGTTTTGGTTTTTTATCCCTACTTTTGCGTACGATATGTGATAATAGTTTTGTTTAATAGTGTGGTTAGTAAGTGAACCCTCATCAGAAATGGTGGGGGTTTTTCTTTTTGTGCGTATTACCAATGATAATCGTATTTCACAATATATTATGGATAATAAGCGTTTTTCATTTGAAATAAGTATTTTTCACGGAATTCAAGCGCCAGACAGCGCAACACCAGGCGCCGTAGCGGCACATGCACATGCTAATAAATTACTGGGATATTCTATGTTCACGTATGACACTTGTTCACGGACCGTGAACACCCAGTAAATGTGAACACCGTGAGATGGGAAAACCACATCTTCGTATTACCCCCAGTAATCAATTACATGTAACAACACGGGAAAAATTCTTTCACAAAATTTTAACAAATAATGTTTGTATATAAAAATAATAGTTGTATATTTGGGTACTAAACATCTAAACAAAATGACTACACAAATCACAACACAAAAAATGAAATTCATTGGGGACAATGAAGTCAAGGGTTGGTTCAAACTGACCGATGGTTCAAAAACAAATTTTCACATTCAAGGAAATGGGGAAGTTAAACAATGGGGAGATTCAAACAATAAAGACATTCATCCCGTCGTTATTGGTTTAATGGAAATGTTATTTTCTAACGAATAAAATCTTTAACAATGTTTGAACTATTCAAAATCAGAAAAGAATTAGTTGGTAAAAGAATTAGATTGATTCTAATGGATGACGACCCAAAGACAAACCCTATTCAACCTAACACAATGGGTACGATTGTATTCGTTGATGATATGGGTTATTATGGTGTGAATTGGGATAACGGAAGAAGTTTATCCGTAATTCCCGAAGAAGATAAGTTTGAAATAATGTATTAGACTCGACACGATTTATTTGTTAAACCCTCGGACTTTTAGTTCGGGGGTTTTTTGTTTGGAAGAAGAAGTAGAACCTGAGTCTCCAGGAAAAAATTACTGGGTATTACATTACAACGACCATTGGATCTGATCGTCCAGGAAAAGTTTCCTGGGGTACATCCCAGTAATATCGAACAGGTAGATCAACAGATTTTTTCTTTATACCCCAGTATTTTATTTCTTACAACCTTGTAATTTTTTTTTCTTCGTTTCCCCAGTAATTTATTTTCTGGATCACGGGGAAAAAGTTATCCACAATTTGTCCACAAAAAAAAATTAAGAATGTGGATAAAAAAGTATTAAATATATTTTTTTATATTGGATAAAATTCGTAATTTAGAGTATTGAAAAAATAAACAAAATAATGTTATGAAAAAAAATCGTTTCAAAATCCTACAAGGTGAGTTTATCAAAATGATGAACGAGGTTAAAAATCCTACATTTATGAATTTAGTTACACACACTATCCCTAAAATGAACAAAGGTGGTAGGGAAGGTTTGAACAAGTATTATGGAAAAGTTGTGAAGAAAAAATCGGTTAGAGTTTTAATCGGTGGTGAGTACGAACAACGAGTAAAGGGTAATGAAATTAAGGGTGGTGGTGAAGGTAATTTTCAAGTAAGTGAAAATAAAGTTGGTAACCATATCAACAATGTTATCCTTTACAACGAAAATACAAAAAAGTATTATCTTCAATACGAGTGGTTTATGGAAGTGAAACCAAAAGTTGAATTTGAGTTTGAGGGAAACCCTATTGACCAAACTTTGTTTGATAGTTGGTTAGTGAAGTCAAACAATTACAAAAATCAACCGAGTGAAAGAAAGGTACAAACCTTATCGGTAAGTTTGGATAATGTTAAAGAAGTGTCATACAACGGAAACATTTACGAGTTCATTTAAAGGTTAGTTCCCCTACTAACCGAAGTCCACTCCGAAAGGGGTGGATTTTTTTTGTCCAAGAAATTTTGGTTCGGAGAAATTGTGTTTTAATTACTGGGTATTACAAGATGAACCTCATCAGGAAGACGGACTCAAAAAATTACTGGGGTATCCTTGTCATACATCCCAGTAATAAAAAAAACTTTTCCATCAGATTTAAAAAATAAATTTGGTGTATAATAATAATAGTAGTATATTTGTGTACACTAAAAAATAAACACAATGAAAAGAAAATTTGAATTGGTTGTCGAACACGATAACGACCCGATGAATCCACGAACCGATTGGGATAACATTACTACTATTGTATGTTTTCACAAAAGATATGATATTGGTGACAAAACAGACTACAAGTCAAGTGACTTTGATAATTGGGATGAATTGAGGGAACAAATTGTAAGTGACCATAAAGTCCTTTTGATTAAACCTTTGTATATGTACGACCATAGTGGAATTACTATTAGTACAAGTCCGTTCAGTTGTCAATGGGATAGTGGTCAAGTTGGTTGGATTTTCATTAGTGAAAAACAATTAAACAAAATGTGTGGTAAGGATTTTGAAAGGGGTGTAGAAAATTTAAGTTTGATTATGAATAGTGAAGTTAGAATTTATGATGAATACTTAACGGGTGAAGTTTACCAATACAAAGTTTACGAAATTGAAACTTGTGATAAAGGTCACGAACACAAAACATTAGTTGAATGTTGTGGAAGTTATTATAGTGAGGACGATTGTTGGGTGGAAGGGAAGTCCGTATTACAACATTTAGAAGGAGTAGTTGTGTAGAAATACATAGGTTGGAAAGGTGAAGAAGGGTAGTCGAAAGACTATCCTTTTTTTTTGTTCGTATCAGGTCCTCGACCGGTTCGACGTATTACTTTACTGGGGAATTTACCTTTACCCGTAAGTCAGGTCCTGAGCTGATCGTTGTATTACTTTACTGGGGTGTTTACCCAGTATTAATTTCCAGTAGGTCCCCGAACTGGAATTCTTGTATTACCCAGTAATGTATTTGGATTACCAGGGTCAGAAAAAAAGTAAAATAATTTTTCATAAATGTATTGTAAAACGGAATTTCTTTTTTATATTTGTATTGTCTACTAACCAATAGACCTACACACTATGGACACTTTGTTCACTTCCCAAATCGAAAAAACTCTAAATTCCAATGTGGAGTTTGAGTTCTCCTTGGACTTCCAAGGTCAAGTTGAATACATTGAGTCGGAGAACACCGACCAATTTTTGGAGTACGAACTCGTACTTCTATTCCTTGTTGAAAAGGATTTGATTCCTATCAACGAGAGAACCGAAGGAGTTGTCACCATCGAGAATGGTGTTGTTGAAATTTTCTACAAGACTTGTACCCAAGTCGGTGAGGATTGGAATGATGATGTGTGGGATGAAAAAACTTCCGAACATTCAGTACAAGATTTGTTGGTGTAATAAAACCACCTACTTTAATAAGACCTCCGATTCTGTCGGGGGTTTTTTTTATGTCCAAGAATTTTTCTCGACCTGATCGTCCGGTAAGTTTACTGGGGTGTTTACCCAGTATTAATTCTCGGCAGGTCCCTGAACCGGTGTTCTTGTATTACCCAGTAATGTATTTGGATACCAGGGTCAGATTTAAAAAATAAATTTGGTGTATAACAATTATTGTTGTATATTTGTAGACACTAAAAAATAAAATGTATGACACAAGAAGAAATTGAAATTGTAAAGAAAACTATCTATTCAGTTGTTGAAGGACACGTTGATAGTGAAATTAATTATGAGTGGGTTGGTAGTGATTTTACCGAAAGGATAATGGATAACCTACCGATTGATAAAAAAATGTCTTTCGTTAGGATTGTCCAAAATAGTGGTAGTGGTATTCAATTTGATAACGAATTGTATGTGAAGTTCCTTAATCATATTACCGAATTTCTTTATAGTGGTTTGGAGTTTGAAACCAAAGAATAAAATTTTTTAGATTTTAACCCTCACAGAAATGTGGGGGTTTTTTATGTCCACAGATTTCCCGTCCCTGATCATCCCATAAAATTACTGGGGTGTATCCGTATATATCTGTAAACGTATTCGATTCCCCAGTAATATTGGGAGCTCTGATCACAGGTGGATCCTCACCAAAAAAATTAATTAGTTTTTTTTAAAAATAAATTTGGATTATACTCCAGATTAATTTATCTTTGTCATACAATCATTTATTAAACCATAAAAAATTAAACAGATGGAAATCGTAGAAAACAATCGGGTTAGTCAGTTCTTGGATAGAACTGGTTTAAATTGGAAAGTCCGTACCGAAGGACTTCAAACTTCGTCAGGAATTATTATCCCTGATAAAATTGGTATCGTTCGTGAGGATGATAGTACAATCTTGGGTATTCACTCTAATGGTTATGTACCATATCAGAATGACCAAATGATGGAACTATTGTTCAAAGTGTCCCAACAAACTGGACTTGATGTTCATAGGGGTGGTTTGTTCGGTGGTGGACGAAAAGTATTCGTTCAGTTAAAATCTAATGACTTAACTTTGGGGACGGATAGAATCGAGGGTTATGTTACTGGGATTAATTCTTTCGATGGTTCGACTTCATTATCGTTCGGTCCTAGTTCGAAAACTATCAGTTGTCAAAACACATTCTTCGGTGTGTACAAAGATTTAGATTCAAAGGTACGTCATACAAAGAATATGGAATTAAAGATAGAAGATATCTGTCGACAAATTGAGGGTGTAGTACAAGAAGAAAAGAATGTGTTCGGTTCTATCGTTAAAATGAGTGAAACTCGTTTCGATGATATTATCAAGGATAGAGTAATCAAATCGTTATTCAATATCGAAAAGAATGTTGATATTAAGGATGTTGATTCATTATCTACCGTGACACAAAATAAATTAAGTAGATTCTATGTTGACCTTAATGGTGAAATTCAAGAAAAGGGTGATAACATTTGGGGTTTATTTAGTGGTGTAACAAAATACACAACTCATAGTATGGGTAAGGGTGACAATTCTGAAAATAAGATGTTCGGAACTTACGGAAATCGTGAGAGACAAATCTTCAAGGAACTTGTACATTTGGTGTAAGACATAGGTTAAAGATTATTTGTTAAACCCTCGGACTTTTAGTTCGGGGGTTTTTTGTTTGATGACCCCGTCACACTGTGGACCGGGTCGGAACTTTACTGGGATGTATTACCTGTGCACTGTATCTGCACAGCACCGGTGATCAAGTTTACTGGGGTGTCCCAGTAATGTTCACCTGCGCACAGCGCCAATGTTCCTCTTGTACCCGAAGTACCACAAGTTCCTCAAAAGATGTACCACAAGTACCCGAAGTACCACATGTTCCGACAGAGTGATAAGTTTACTGGGTTATTTGTATTACCCCAGTAATGTTCCCCCTGTGATCACAGGTGAAAAAAAATTCTTAAAAAAAAGTAAAATAATATTTGGATAATAAAGTTTTATGATGTATATTTGTGTTCACTAAAAATATAAATGATATGAGTATGTTACAAAACATCGGAACCTATAAGGAGTTCTTGAAAAAACAAAAAGAAGAAAGAGAAACTTTCTCGGAAATTGTATCAACTAAAATCGTAGATGGTTTGACTGACTACATTAAAGATTTTGGTTGGGTTCGTAAAGGTAAAAGTGGTGGACTTCAAGGAGATAAAATCAAAGGAGTTAAGTTCACTAAAAACTTCAATGGTAAAGATGTTACTATCGAGTATCGTAACAATTTACGAATTGACAATGACGGGTTACATTACTCGGGTGGTTATAATGAGTTCGTACATAGTAAGGAACTTGGAAATTCGTTAGAGGTAATTAGAATGAATCACTTCTATTGGAATGGGGAAACTGAAAGTGGTTGTAACTTGGATAGGGTACTTCAACGAATGGATGATTTCTATTCTAAATAGAAAACACACACCGAATTAAAGGGTGGGACGAAAGTCTCACCTTTTTTTATGTCCACAGATTTCTCGTCCCTGATCATCCCATAAGTTTACTGGGTTATGTTGTATTACCCCAGTAATCATTAGCCAGTTTTGCGCGCGCTGATCAGGAAATTTGCGCTGGTTAACAATTCAACCCAGTAATGTTTAGGAATGATAGTGCAGGAAAAAATTCTTAAATGTGCACAGTAAAAAGTCTTAAATGTGCGCAGTAAAAAATTCTTAAAAATAAATTTGTATAATGAAATAAAAGTTATATCTTTGTCATACACTAAAACAAAAAGATATGGAGTACAAAGTATTAACAAGTTCATCCCCCGAAGGATTGACCGAAAAAGTAAACAAGTACATTAACGAAGGGTTTATTCCCGTCGGTTCTCATCAAGTTGTAACCCAACGAGAAGTAAATCGTTATAGTGGTTCACAACACATGGACACACTTATTACACAAGAGTATTCTCAAACTTTAATTAAACAAGATTAATATGACAAGGTACGAAGTTTTATCCCCCGACGGGTTTACGATTGAATTCGATAGACCTTACTACACTTCAAAGGAAAAAGCATTTGAGGCTTTTGACAAATGGAAGGAACGATATAAAGTTCAAGGGTATTATAGTTCAAATAATGGAAGAATACCTTTGGAAGATTTGGAAGATTATATGTATATTCGTGAAATTTAAAATTTATGGAAATGAATATTTTATATTATTTATCATTGGGATTTGGGGTTATAGTAACCTTCCTGATAATGATTGTATTACTTATTTTATCAATTAAAAAATCAATAGAAAATGGCACAGACCCAAACGACATTTAACTTTCATTTAGACACAAAGGTAACGACATGGTATCGTACCGAATTTGAAATTGAAGCTGAAACATTGGAAGAGGCTCATAAGTTAGCAATTGCTTTTCGTGAGAGAGGTGATAACACGGAATTGCCGTGGGAACATATTGACGAAACTCTTGAAGGTTTAATACCCGAAGAAAATGGTGGAGAACCTACGGAGGAGTTGTATGACGAGAATGGTAATATAATTTGGGATAACACTAAATCAATTTAAAATGGAAAATTCAGAAATCATTAATCGTATTACGGACATCTTAAAAGTTAATGGATGTTTTAGTATTGGAGAATTAGAAGGTGAGAATAGTATTCTTGTTGGTACATTGGGTAACTATGTAGGACTTGGGGAATATTTTACCGAAGATTATGTAGAAGTAAATGTGTACGAACCTCGTTCAAGTAGTTCGGACGCTATCGACACCTATGAAGAAAGTTATTGGGAGTTGAATGAGAATGTGTTGGGAGATGTATTACTTTTATGTGAGCAGTGGGAAGCTGAGTGTATTAGAACAGAAAAGAGAATATCGAATTAATAGTTTTTAGTGTGTGGTTAGTGAATAAGAAGGTGGACAGAAATGTTCACCTTTTTTTATGTATTACCCTCAGCGCAAACACAGCCCGGACCAGCGCTGAAGTTTACTGGGGTGTCCCAGTAATTATTGGAGATATGATCTGCAGCGTGATCTGCTGTTGTATTACCCCAGTAAACATGAGCATTGTTGCGCGCATGCGCTAACTCAAAAAAATATTTAAAAATAAATTTGGATTATAAAAGTATTAGTTGTATATTTGTGTACACTAAAAAAACAACACTATGGTAAAAGTTTATTTCGAATTGGATAACGGCAAATATGCTGAACTGGTAGCAATCTTCGATGATGAAGAAACCTACGATGCGTGTCTACCCGCATTGGAAAAATTGTGTAAAAAAAACAATTTTGATTTGGTAACAGAATCGGTGGACGAAGAAACAATTACTCACTACACTAAAAAATCAACAAATGATTTACACTACTAAAGCTCAAGCAAAAAGATTAACTGGGATATCTTATTTAGGTTCCGTTAATATGACGACCAAACATCAGAAGGCATTCAAGTACGATGAACTAACATATAGTTTGTACTTAGCACCTGCAAAAATGAGTGGCTACGAGGTTTGTCCTATGAGAACGAAAGAATGTACAAAGTTATGTTTGAACGAATCAGGGATGAACACGATGAACATGGAGGACGATAAAATTAATCGTTCACGAATTGCAAAAACTAAATTGTTTTTTGAACACAGGGAATTTTTTGTCAATTGGTTGTTTGATGAAATTAAATCAACAGAATTGAAAGCTAAAAAACTGGGGTATAAATTTTCGGTTCGTTTGAATAACACATCAGATATAACACCTGAATCATTTTATATTCATGTAAATGATAAACCCGTTAATATTTTACAATACTTTCAACACATTCAATTCTACGATTATACAAAGGTTCCTAAAAGAACTGAACTACTTAAAAAATATAAGAACTACGATTTAACTTTTTCTTATAGCGGTCACAATTTAAATGAGTGTCATACAATGTTAAATAATAACATAAGGGTGGCGGTTGTTTTTAATAAAGTACCTAAAACATTTTGGGATAGGAAAGTAATCGACGGGGATCTTTACGATATGAGGTATAAAGATAAAAAGAATGTAATCGTTGGACTCAAATATAAACGAGTTCGAAATAAGTTAACAAAGAATAAATTTGTTATTGAACTTTAATAAATGTCCTCACCGAAAGGTGGGGATTTTTTTTGCACATTCTTCCGACGCAGCGCGCAACAGCGCTGAAGTTTACTGGGGTAATCCCAGTAATGTTTAGCCAGTTTTGCAGATCATGCGCCGATCAGATCCGTATTACACCCCAGTAATGTTTAGGATTATGCATGTCGCCGGCAAATATTTTTAAAAAAAGTTTAAAATAAATTTGGTGGGTAATAAAAAAGTATTATCTTTGTACTATAATATTAATCACAAAAAAAATCTATTATGGGAACTCGTTCAACTTACCGCATCATTGAGGAATACTCAACAGGTAAAAAAGTAAAAAAAGTAAAACAGAATGAAATCTGTTTAATCTATCGTCAGTACGACGGATACCCAACAGGTCATCCACTTGAAACCGCTGAATGGTTATCAACAGGGAAAGTCGTTAATGGGTATGGTGCTAATGAAAAGAAATTAGTATTCAACGGGGCTGGTTGTTTAGCGGCTCAACTCATTTGGAAATTAAAAGCTGGTGAAACAGGAAACACCTATGTACAATCTTTGTCAAGTCGTGGAAATTCTTGGGAAGATTATCTTTATGACATTATTGTCAAAGAAGATTATTCGATTGAGTTTGTTTGTTATGAGAACGATACAACTAAAACTGAATTGTTTCGTGGTACTCCAAGCGCATTTGTTAAAAAATATAAAAAAGAAGAAGTTGAGAAAGCATAAAGTTAGATTCAATCTCGGAAAGGGAGAGAATTATATGAAATGGAAAATAGAATATAACAACGGCTGGGTGAAATATTTTCATCCAGCTGAAGTTCAGTTAATACTAACTGATTGCGTTCTGAAAAACAACAGGACAGCAGCGCAGAAGATATTTACTGGGGAAACCACCAAAGTCGTTTGTGCTTATGTTCTTTGTGAGGGAATTGAAATCCTTACAGAAGATTTTATTCCTGAAACAACTGCACATTTAAAATACAATCCAAGAGTATTACCCTTTTGGAATTTAAACGGACAGAATGCTGACGGAAGCGAGTACAAAGAATTGTTTACGATTGATAGTAAACTTTTCATAAAATAATTTGGTAAAATAAAATTAAAGTTATATCTTTGTATTATTAATTCACACTTAAATTTAAAATCATGGGATTAGACATGTATCTGTACAAAAAAACTTATGTACAAAATTGGGAACACAACCCACCTGAACAACATCACCAAATCGAAATCAAACGAGGGGGTGTATTACGAACCGACATCAAACCAAATCGTATTTGTTACATTACCGAACAGGTAGCATATTGGAGAAAGTTCAATGCGCTTCACGGATGGTTTATTAATAATTGTGGTGGTGGGGTTGATGAGTGTCAAGACATTTCTGTTGATGAAGAAAAATTGAAGGAGTTGTTGGAAACTCTAAAAGAAGTTAGTTCTAATTTCACTAAAGCTGATGAGCTTCTTCCACCAACACAGGGTTTCTTCTTTGGTAGTGATGAGGTTGATGAGTATTACAAAGAAGAAGTAAACTCAACTATCAAAATCATTGAGGACTTGTTAGAGGAAAACGAACAATCTAAAGAATATGGATTGTACTCTGGTGAGTTTGAATACAGAGCTTCTTGGTAAAATAAAATAACGGGGATATTATTTGGAATAATAGTATCCCTGTTATATCTTTGTCAAATATAAATCATACTACTATGCCAAATTGGTGCTACAATCACCTTACTATAAAAGGTGAAAAAGAAAACTTGGACAGAATTAAATTTCATCTTGAAGATATTGAAAAGAAGGATGATTCGTCCCCTGGTGTTTTTATGGCTCTCGTCGGTCGTGACCACGCTATTGAGTTAAATGAATACGAACACGGAGGATGGTACGACGCCAACATTAATTACTGGGGCTGTAAGTGGGATGTGTCATACAATGAGTCGGGTGTCGAGTATAGTGACGATTCAATAACAATGTCACTCCAAACAGCTTGGTCACCACCAATAAAGTTCATTCAACACTTGGGTAGGTTATTCAATGTGGAGTGTGAGTTATATTATGAAGAACCAGGTTGTGACTTCTGTGGTAAATCCTACTTCAATAATGAGGATGGATTAACGGAGGAGGATTATTCATATGATGAAGGTAGATTTGTTTTCGACAAGGATAATTTCTTTGAGAGCTGTGATGGTGACATTGACTATCTGTTCGAGTGTGATGAAGAAGTAACATTCGAGTCGGTGAAGGAGAGGTTTCCATTTATTACTGGGGAAGAAGACCTTGAGACATTAGAAGAAATTTTTAACGAAGTAAAAGAAAATTATGGAGAAGAAGCTGAAAGTAACAACGAGCAAATTTAAAAATCCACTTACATTTAATGAGTGGGTAGAGAAGTATAAGGTGTCAAGCCAATATGTAGAACCAACTAAATACTTTCAAGGTAATGCTGGTTCCCCAAGAATTACTATGGACACCAAGATGGAATTCGATTCGAGTTTCCACAGACGGGATGGTAACAAATTTACTGGGATTTTAAACAAATTAAAAACAAAAATAAAATGGGTAGAGAAAATCGTTTAACAGGGGGAGTATTCACTGAGATTGTGGGTACCCGAGATAGAATCAGTTCGTATGATCGTTTCCTTAATGTGGACATCGATTTAAGTATTCCTCACACCGATGAGCTGGTGAAGTACTGTAATCAGTATAAGAACAGCATCCGTATGATGAAGACCAACTTCGAGATGTTAGCCAAGTTAGAAGAAATCATTATGCAACTCCGTTCTAAGGAATCAGTGGCTGATGAAATCAAACTGTCTTTGGTTCGTGAGTACATCTACGCTCGAGCTCTATTCTATAGAGAGGGTAAAGGTACTAAGGACATTCGAGTTATCGTCGGGAAGACAGATGTGCACGGGACGGACATAGATTTACTGGGTAACAGTGTGGAGTTTATGGACTTAGCAAAGGAGAAGTTGTTAAAGGCTATGGACCTTGAGATTGATGAGAATGTTAAAGTTCTAAAAAATATTCTAGCATAATTTGGAATATTCGAACATAAGTATTAATTTCGTATTACACTTAAACTATTAATCATATGAATTACTCTCAAGAGTTATCAAAGCTCCGTGATATCATTCACCGAGATATCGTCCACAGAACCGTTAGGCTTAATCAAGGGGATGATTTTGAATTAGAATTAACCAGCCCGTTTTCGGTGTGGTTTACCCAAAACTTCGACGATGACTACCAAGTCAAAGTTGCTGTTATAGGAATATGTGGTACCACAGGTGAGTTAATCACTCGAGGTATTACAGAGGATGGTTATGGTGACCTATACTATAACGATCTTACAATGGAACAGTTAGTATTCCTCCACAGACAAATCGAAACAGAATCATACACAATAAAAGTAATTTAAAATGGAAAAGATTTATTTAGGATCAGAAGTTATGGTATCGGACCCTTATTACAGTGTCCCTACCTGGTGTCAGCATAAGTTGACAAATGTATTACCTGGTGAGTACTCCTCCACAGCATTCAAATCGGATGACACAGGTGGTTGGGGTATGAGATGCGCAGCACTCGTTGCTGTCCATAAAGATTATGTTGAGGATGAATTAGCTTGGAGGACCGTTACATCATCAACAATTGGTGTTGACTCGGGTCAATGTGGGATATTCGATGTGGAGTCCTACAGGAATGATACCATTGCTGATGAGATAACAGCTCCTGAGTTGGGCTTTATGTTACCGTGTGATAGTGAGGGAGATAAGTGGTATGAGAAGATGTGCAGATTAACCTCAGCAGATCAACAGTGGGGATCATACAATACTGGGGTGGTATCATCTTCAGGTTGTGGAGATGGTTCCTATCGACTTTTAGTAGCAAAACATAAGGGAAAGATAGTAGGAATCGCAATCGATTACCTAATGTTTAACCTGAAATCCATTCACTTCAATATGATTAAAACTGAAGAATTTGTTTAAGGGCTTGTTATTAGTCCTTAAACACCGTACCTTTGCGGAATTAACAAATAAAAAACAGATGAAAAAGATTCACAGTAGAATTCAGCTCTCACCCAATGGTAAGTATTGGGAACGATGGGAGTCGACCGACAGAATCAATTGGAAGATTACTCACGGACGAATGTCCTTAGAGGAGGCTCTTAAGAAACAGCAAGCCGTACTCATCCAAAATCACAGAAATCTTCTATCCGACATCCTCAGGAGGTAGAAGGTGGTACAAGTTTACTGGGGAATAAACAACAGCATATGAAAAAGTTCTTAAAAGAATTAGATTGGGTGTGGGATTACTACTTTGCAATATTCCTCTACAACGGGAATAAGGTTTATAGGTACCATGAGTATATGACCAAGAAGTGGGGAGAACGGTATACCAACAGTGGGACCTGATCAAGGACTCGGAACATTACTGGGGTGATTCACCTCAGGACGGGCAAAGATGGTACATGTTTACTGGGGTAAAATAGTTTGTGTAATATTTTTTTATTTGAATTTATTTTGTTATATTTTTATATAAACATTTAAATTTAAACACAAATGAAAAAAACAACATCCCGTCGCACCACAGTTACTACATATGTTCCTGTGTCTGACAACATCTATCATGATGGTTCATCTTACCGTGTACGTGTAAGTGTTAATGGTACTAAGTACTCTAAGAATTTCTCTAGCAAGAGAAAGGCAGTACAGTTCCGTAACGAATTATTCTCTAAACAAGGATAATTCCACACTTAGACTTGCATTAAGAGGTTCCACCACAATGGAACCTTTTTTTTTTATATTTATTTGTATGGGAAAATTTGTAAACAAACTAGACTACGAGAGATTCGTGAAGAGTCTGAAGGGACCTTTGAAGTCATTAAATGGTGAAATATATTATGTTGCATCGGATACTCTTAGTAGTTTTGGATGTTTCTTGAATATTGTAATACGTGAGACTCAGGTCCAACCTGATATAATATTTAAGTTGATGACCGAGCTTGCTGAGAAGTTCAAGCCTATGTATGACGAGTACATGGATCAATATGGTAGTGGGATGGGTGGAACCATGGTGAGGATCAAGGACCTATTACTTACTGGGGGATTAGATGAATTCATTGGAATTAATTTAAATAGTTCTATGGACAGTGTATTACCCGTGGAAAAACTTCAATGGGTTAAAGAAGTTCGTCAAGTAAAAACTATAATGACTTTTCTTGAAGACCCCGTGGGATTTAGATCAGTAATGGAACTTGACGACACCACCTTGGAAAGGGTTAATAGGAGTCTGAAGCAACTACAGTCTCAGAAGAACGTTCCACATAACCTTCAGGTTCATCTTGACTTCATTGAAGAGGGAACCTTTGATTTAGATATTTCCAATGGAACCAATATTTCAAACAACTTTATTAAAAATATTTACTATAAACTCCCCGAGAATATTAAACTTAAGTTTGTATGTGTTCCAGGGAACCACAACAAGATTACTGGGATGCTCGACTTCGATTGGAAATCAATCTATGTAGAATTTCCTTTATCACCTGAAGTAGGTAGAATCGTGAGAGATACCATTAGTTCAGTTTTATCAGATAAGATTAAAGAAATTCTTAAATCAAACGATTTAACCCCCGTTAACTTTTCGAGTAACTCAACCCATTATGATAAAGCCTATTTCAACTTTAGTTTTAAATGGGTAGGGTAGACTATATTACGGGGTTCCTACGGAACCCCTTCATCCCGTACTTATTGTACTATACTAAGAACCCTTCGGAAAATCCCTAAGGGTTTTTTTAATTCCCATAGGATTATTCTAAGATTATCCTGAAGGGGACCGAAGGTCCCCGTATAATAATCTGTAAAGTAAATCCCTTACAATATGTAAAGTGCCAAACAAAATGTATCACCCCAGTAATATTAAAGTTGTTTGGCAAACTATTTCCCATAGGTGGGTCACCCCAGTAATGTTTGTATTACGGTTCAGGGATTATAGACGTATCACATTAGGACCGTATAAAAGTATTATGAGTATACTCGGGGACCTTCGGTCCCCTTCATCCTGTATTACGAGTATTCTATTATACGGGGACACTTCGTGTCCCCTTCAGGGGGAACCTTAGGGACCGATGTATGACACATTAATATAATATATAAAGGGTTATACTAAGACACTTGTATGACAGGGATGAAGGGAGGACTCGAAGAGTCCGACCGTAATATATAATGATATTAGGGGTATATTCTGGTAGAAAAAATAAAATGGTCTGTGATTCGCTCACGGGTCAATCCCCAGGGATATTCCTAGTAAGTGGGAAAAAGTGTTATTTTGTGGATAAAATATACCAGAACCCAAAAATGGGATAAAAAAAGATAGTTTTAGATATATTAATTGATCACGATAACCGAACGGTAAAAAACACCGAAAAATATACGGATATTACCGTTATAAACAGGAAAAAATTCGGGGTAAAATAAAACCCCTATGGAGGGGTTCTTAGGGGTAATTTTATAGGGGGTAATTGTACGGTCGTGACTCCTGTCGGAGACCACGACCTTCAGAGACCTTCATGAATAATCTACTTATTAACTTCTTTATCTAATACTATTCTTATTTCATCTCTTGTTTTATCCTTTAGGTAACTGTTAATCTTCCTATGTAAAAACTTATGTTCTTTCCTTGTAACCTCCATTAGATTATTAATACTATCATTATAATGATTATGATCTATGTGGTGAATTTCATTTCCTTTTGTTATCTTTCCAAAATAACTCTCAAATATCTTCCTATGATTCTGTCTTAATGATTCTTCACTATTACCTTTAACTCTTCCTTTCATTGTGGACCACATTAGATTATCCTTATGATTATTAGTTGTGTCACCATCAACATTTATTACTATAAGTTTACCTTCAAGGTGAGTTGGTTTTGGTAGGAAGTGTTCTGCTACCAATCTATGTTTATAATCTCTTATCCATTTCCCCTCATATCTAAATTTAAATCTTTCCCTTATCTTTGAACCTGATTTAGTTTTATAGGGAATCATGTAGATATTCTCATTTATATTGAAAACATTTCCATATTCATCTATGGTATAATTTGAGAGATATACTCCTCTACATGTTACATTCATAACACATAATATAAAATATTACCCCCGAAATGTAAAGATATTAAAAGAATGAATCTGGGTACCAATCGTCCAATTGATGTTTATTATCTGTAACTTGTATGTGGTTTCTAATCATATCTTCTGTTATATCACCCTCATTCATTACCCTTAATGGTTTACCATTGAATATAGGTGAGATTACCTTATGGTATATTATTTCTCCTTCTGAGTCAAGGATAGTTTCTATCCTTACTTTATAGTTCCCTATTATTTTCTCCATATGTATATTGTTATTTTAGTATTCTATCTATGAAGTTCTTGATTGGATTCTTTTTTCTATTGATTTCCCCCGCTAATTGGACAATGTAGTCCTGATAGAGTTGTTCATCAAAGACATTCACCACCATGGACCGATTTAGTTCCATTAAGTCCCTGATTGTTAAATCATATACATCTCTCTTCATTATCACCGTATCATTGTAGAACTTATAGGTGATTGTCACAGGTGTGGTCTTATGGATATCATCCATGTAGGGTTTCTTTCTTCTCATACCACAAATATACGAAATGTTTTTGTATATTCCAAATATATGGGCATAAAAAAAGGGACCGTTAAGTCCCTTGTAATTTGTTTAGTTAAAATCAAACGGTTCGTTTTTCTGAATATCATATGACATAAAGGTTGGTAGGTTATTAAAATAACCCTCTTTTGCCATCTGAGTCACAAAATTTATTGCTTGTTCGTCAGATATATCCTCCTCGTCGTAATTATAATCTAATTCAACACCAACCACTTTACCATCATCCATTTTAATAATCACGTCAACGCCATCTACGTTATCATCTTTTATTCCAACCGAAATCTTATATTCACTTATACTGGCAAATGCTAAGCTGCCAATTTCCAGTTCCATATTCCCTGATTCATTATTGTTTGGTTCCTCTTGTTCATATAGTTTCTTTATATGTTTTCTATCGGATTCTGTAATTGTGAATTTCTGTCTCATTTTTATATTATTTATTTATAAATATCTCTTAGTTGGGTAAATGTTATTTCTGTCCTCCGGAATCCCCGTTCGCAGATTTATTGGGGTACGTAATCCCTGTCGATTGTATGGTCGGTTCTGTAATAAACGTATGTATTTTGACTTGTGAATCCAACCTCTTCGTGACTCCACTCTAATACTCTTGTTAAAAACTCCTCCTCACCCCCGTGTCTTTCAACTATCTCATCCATTTCTATGTTCCCTGAGAACCATTGTTGTGCATTGACCTTATTCTTCTTTAGGATATCTTCCATATCATATACGGTATCAACACCATATACCTCACTTAAGAAATCAGGAATATTGGATTCATCCTCCTCTTCGTGTTTTTTGTTAACATAATCATAGTACTCCTCCTCTATATCCAATACTTGAAGGAAATCCCACCCGTCAACAATACCACTTAATACTTCAATAACTTCGTGACCACCATAAATCTCAATAAAGTCATCTCTCATTATATCTGATGATCTTTCAACCGCCTCGTCAAATGTTATAACCACATAGTCCTCCACAATATACCTTGAATTATCGAATCTTCTGTTCCTTACATTGATTCTTTCATCATCAATCACATCAATATTATTACGGTCAACATTTAATGCTGCCATTAATGCATTAATCTTACCCTCATTATTTATACCCGTACTCTTTAATTTATACTTATCCATGTAAGGTGTCGGTAATCCATCCACATTCTCATAATCATATGTGTCATCATCCTTACCCACGTTTTCTATTCCAGTACTCTCTGTAATAATATTATAAAATACGTTTTGTAGATTGGTTGGATATACCTTATCAAACATTACACCACCGTCTTTATTAACCCTTAATATACACCTCGCAATTGAAGTGTACGGATGTTCATTCCCCTTAGTGTCCTTATACGGTTTATTATATATAAGATAGGCAACCTTGGAGTTCTTATCAAATACATTCGATAACAACTTCTTATTCCATTGTGTACCCGGTTCACCACCAGTGTATATGTTCTGACATGAATCGTAGAACTGAGATACCGACATCCTTAACTTATCGTCAGGTTTGTCCGTGATGTATAGATATAATGGGTACTGACCAATCTTATTAATGTTTTGTTGGTAATTTATAATCGGTTCCCTTAACCCAACGTAGTGTTTATCCCTGGTTATCTTATCCACATCCAAATAACCAAATGTCTTTGGGAATACCTTTTTAATTGCAGCAATAAATCCCGGTAGACCCGTCGTGTTGTTTGACCATTTGATTTTATCCGCATTAATTGAATAATCCCATCCTTTACCATCCTCAGGGTTACCCTGCAATGTGGAATCATTATTTAATCTGCTATCAGGTAATCTAAACGCCTTTGAATAAAACCAAGTATACTTTACCAATGTACCAACACTTGAAGTATCTTCACTCATATACGGTAATCGTTTCTCCAAACTTGGAATCGATGCCCTCATAATAACTTTAAGAGGACCATCAACAAATGAATAACCTGTCGGATTGTTATTATACTCCTTCCATATCTCGGACTTTCTTAGTTGTTCCACCAACTTATCGGTAACCGATCTAATCAATAGATTTGAAGCAAAGTCCACAACCTCATCATTCTTTATCTCCATATTCACATTTGGAATCTTGTCGGTGTGTTTTGGAACTTCCCTGTTTAAGTAATCACCTTTATATCTTTTCTGTATAATATCCTTCATGTAGTCAGGTATATCATCGGCAAGTACTTCCTGAAGATTTTTTGATTCATCAATTAATGACTTGTATTGATGTTCGGATATTAATATTCTCATCATAAATAAATATTAAACCATATTAAATAATTTTACTATCAGGATATGCCAATAGTAGAAATCTTTTGTTGTATACACAATCCCACGCTCTTCCATCCAAAGTGGATACCGCGGCGTAGTGTGCAGATTTAAGGGCTTCACTCGCGTGCATCTTGGCGAACTCAATCATCAACACTTCCGTTGTGACACTTTCATTTTCAGATGTCATTTTTTCAATAAATTCTTTTGCCGTCATGTTTTTGTGGTTAAAGGAAACTCTGTAGTATATAAGATAACTTGTACCCTGCGAAGGCACCAAGTGCCGATGGAATTGGGAATACAATAAGTTTACCCAAGTCAGTTACATATTTTGGTCGATTCACAATCCTTCCCATAAAGAAATAGTATGTGAGGTAACCAAGAATGACCATTAAATCCGTTTTGGTACTAATGAATACCACAATGGTTGCACCAAGAAATCCAAAGATAAAGTTATCTCTTGTACCTTCCCACACCTCTTTGGGTGTTGCTTCATTCCATTCCTTAATTATTTTCTGAAATTGTCTCTTTGCCATAATGAATATATTATATTAATAATAATTGACAAAGTCAATCCCAATATCCATGAGACTTCTTAAAAAATTCAGGATTGTTTCGGTTGAAGTAAGATTTCAACATTATACGGAACATCCATAACACACCCTTGTTCTTGAAGCGTCTGGATGATGTATATGCACCTTTAATCTTATGTACTTTAAATTCCTTTGGGTTAACCTTCTGAGATATAGAATAATCCTCGGCGAATAGTTCCTCAGGATTATATCCTCCCACTGACCAGTATGTGTCTGTATTCCATAGTTGAAATCCTCCTACTGCGAACGGAGTTCCAATCATTGTGGATAGGGTTTGGAATAGGTCGAACATTCTGAATACCCATCTGTATGGATAATCTGTATAGAATGGTACCGTGACCAAGTCCTTCTTATACCTTACACATTCAACTAACGTATTCGGATTGGTTAGAAATACATCCGAGTCCAAGAATAACATATAAGGTGTTGTTACCAATTTGGATCCGTTTAATCTTCCGACACTTGGGTAACCACCCTCAATTACATCAATCTTTAATGTATGTTTAAAATCTTTCTTTAACTTTATAATATACAATAACGATTTCATGTTATCCGAAACATCCGCAATAATAACCCTTACCCCCCTTATATTATTTTGATTCGATAAATATTTTATGCAGGTGTATAGTGTTACCCCCTCGTTCTTGGATGGAATGACAATTGTAAGTTGATTACTTAATGACCTTGTATTCTCCATCGTTGTATATGATATAACTATTATTCTCAATCCAATCCCCACAGTTTAGATATCTAACACCATTGATGCTCTTGTCATCAGGATGATGAATATGACCACACATTACGGTGTTACAGTTATGTTTGATACCTTGTCTCACAATTTCCTCCTCGAAACTGGTCATGAACTTCACCGCCTCCTTTACCTTATCCTTTAGATACTTGGATAATGATCTCTTATAACCCCACGATTTAAGGGTTCTGTCGATGGATATGGCTATATCATAACCAATTGAACCAAGAACACCAAGCCATTTAAGTTTTACCACACCGTCATATAAATCACCATGGGTGATGTATGTGTTCTTGAAGATATATTCATTATGAATCTCTATGTTCCCGAAGTGAAGGTCAAGGTAGTCCCTCATGAACTCGTCATGATTACCCGGTATGTAGATAACCTTGGTCCCGTTCTTTGAATAGGACATTATCTTCCTTATAACATTGGTGTGTGATTGTGGCCAACGGAACTTCCTCTTTAATAACCATCCGTCTATGATATCCCCCACAAGGAATAGATACTCGGGTTGGAATTGTTTAAGGACCTCTAAGACCTGTGTTGCATTTGAACCCTTGGAACCAAGGTGAACATCTGAAATGAATAATGCTTCTATCTTCATTCACATAAATAGTACTCCGAAACTGGGACTGACATTATGGAATTATTATTTAACAACACTTAAAAACACCGTATAAACTAACCTTCCATTGTTTATATTGTCCCCGAATGATTCCTTTATTCTGTGCAACGTGGTTGATGGGTATATGGTTAATCTATTATATACATTCTCCACGTAGTCGATTTCCTCATTCTTATCATTATAGAAGATGGTCCCCGAGTTTGGTGGTGGGTTTGGTGTTAGGTATAGTACACCCGCGTAATCGAATATACCATCCGTATGTACAGTATTCGACATATCTTCATTCAAAGTATAATGAAAGAAACATCTTAAATTTGAACCAACGAACTTCGGGTCCAATTCATTAAGTTTGTTTTGTATCAATTCATTTAACTCTAAGTCAACCATATTGGTATATAAACATCTAAATCCTTTCCAACCAGGTGAGTTGGGTTGTGCTTTGGTGTAGTCCAATTCTAAACCTTCTTCCCTGATTCTATCAGGGTCTTCCAAAAAATTGTCAATTATTATCATATATTTTATTTATAACTTCCGACTTTGTCACGTTTTTACTTCCGAGTTTGGACGTGTTTTACTTCCGACTTTGGCATTTAAATCCTTCTTCTTTCTATTTCGTTGTGGAATATATTAACCCATTCATCATGAGTTCTTCCCTCATATGGATTTGGAATCCTCATATTACCATCCCCATCCATACACCTAATGATACTCACAATATGGTCGATGGATATGGTATGAATTGGATGTGTTAACCCATTGGCCGTTCTCCATCGAATTGTTTGTTCGGATTGAAAAAATTTAAATGGTATCATTTCTAAATGTTAAAGTTATGTCAGCGTTGGTGTGGAATAGTTCACCTACCATATCTTCTTCCCATTTACATTGTTCATAAATAATATGATTAATTTCCGCTTCAACATCAATACTCATCCAAGCACCCGCTGCAAGTTCTTGTATATATCTTCTTATTGTTACACTATTCGTATGAACCGCGACCTCATCAATCTTCCTTCTAATATCATAATCACTATAAGAATTATATTTGTCCCTGTATAATTTGGTCATAACAATAATCAATATATTTTTAACCCTATCATTTTCCATTAGATTATTATCTACAATATATTTCCACGTGATGTCCAATACACCAATCAATAATGGAACATTTGTTGCATCATCTAATAAACCGGTTAGTTGCCAATTTATTCTTGTTTCGTTAGCTCTAAAAAATTTGAAATCTTTTATCATATTTTTATTTTAAAGAAATTAACTATTCTATCTGTGAAAGGTACTTTATTCTTCTTTAACATCTCTTGATATTCCACCACTTCAATCGCCTCACTCATTAAGATTGGGGTTCCTCTTCTTACCTTATCAGACAATTCTTCAAGACGTTTGTCTGTGAGTGTTTTTCTAAATTTCATATTATTTGTTTTATATTATATCAGGAAAATTATACATTGGATGTTCGGGATATATTGTATCTCCTTCTATTGTATTTCCCTCTTCAATATGTCTGAACAACATAACTTTATATGGTTCACCGTCAAGCATACCTAATCTTTCTTCCGTTACATCAAAGAATATTAATTCATCTGTGTTATAGAACTCAGGATATGTTTCATCTATTGGTGGGTCGGGATTAACATTACCATAATTCATTTCTATTCTACCACGCCATCTTAAAAACCCTCTATTCCACAAACTACGTCTTATTCTATCGTGATATGGATTTGCTTCAACATTACTACGAGCATTTTCCCACCCTTGAATATAACATTCCATTTCTTGTAATGTTGAACCTCTTAAATCTTGTGGTAACAAATTCCAATGGCGATGTGATAAATTGAATGGTGGATTTTGTTGTGTTGGTAATGTATACTCATCACTATATGTGTATCCGTTGAGTAGTTTAAATGGTTTTATCATACTATTCTGGTTTACCGTCTTCTTCCCATTCTTTAATATCTTTCAAAATCTTATCTGTTAATTCCTTTGTTTTGTCATCAAGTATTCTCATTAATTCGATATCTCTAGGGTTTGATTCATTCCATGCCGACTCTTCTCTTGCACCTGAATCGTGAATCATATTATTTAACACAAACCAACATGACATCTTAATTCTTGTTTCTAATGAAGTTTCTTTTAACAATTCATTTATTGTATTAGATAAAATCTTTCTTGCTTTTGTCATATTATATTCGATTTAATTGTCTACCTGCGGCAGATGGTGTGTTTAAATAATCTTTATAACTCATTGCAATAGTGAATTCTGTTTCTTGCACCCAATATTCAAAATGGTTTGGAAGCATTCTTGTTACACTACAATAGTATCCACGCAAAATAAACGAAGAACCTATTTGTAATCGACATCTATCTTTATATTTGTTCCGTTGAAAGAACTTGAACTTACTTACCATACATTTAATACTTTTGCAATCATTAAACCAAAAATAAATGTTACGGTGACAGCAATAAAAAATATACCTATCGCTTCGCTATGTGTTTCGATAACTGCATTAATCTTTATCTTTTGAAGGAACATCTTAATCTTCATCCACCACTTTGGATTAACGGTTGTTACTCTTGTTGCTTGATACAATTTAATTTGATTATCAGTTCCTCCACCGTTTATTCTTCTTGTAACTTCCTCTTGATTTAATGTTGGTCTAAATGTTTCAAAACGTCCTAACTGTCTATCATAATAGTACCTTTCCATCTCATTATTATTAAATGGATTACGAAGTCTATTATATAATTCACTTTGTGCAGTGTGATATAAACGTCTTCTGGTATAATAACCTTCAGGTGTGTCGGCATTGAATGAAGCAGTTGCTCGCACATCACCATCCATTATATCTAATGTCCCCTTTTGAAAAAATTTGAAGTCCTGCATTACTTAATATTTGAAGTATAGAATGTATTTGTAGATATTGTTCCTGTTGTTGTAAACGCTCCACCAATACCTCCCGTAGTTGTTACCGTTCCGGTTGTATTTGATGTTGTTAAACTAAACCCTGTTGTTGCGGTATTGATTGTTCCACTAAATGGAATTGTGTAAGTACCAGTACCCGGTGTTGTTGTTATAGTATAATCAGGTATAGTATAGGTGGATGTTGCGTATTGAACTAACCCTGGATTAACTATCCAAGCTGGGTTGGTGGTTGTTGTGCCCCAATTTATTATTCCAGTTCCTGGCGTTGGTGGATAAGTTCTAAAAATATCCTCCCATTGTTCTGTTAATGTATTTTGTTTATACCCTCTGAAAAATTTGAATTCGCGTACCATAATTTCTTTTACTATATATATTTTACATTTGGAATACTTCGTATTCTTTCATTCCATTTTCTTTTCTTTTATCTTCAATAACATCTTGGAAGTCTTCTAAGAATTCTTCAACGTCATCAATACCATAGATTACAAAGTAACTAGTAAATTGGTCTGAACTTCTAACCATAATACTACCTACACCAAGAATTCTCATCCAAAACGGTCTTTCCATCATTACGGATTTAATTCTATGGAAATATATTTCTCTTGTTGTTACGGAAAACACACCACGACTTTCTACAATACGGTCGTCATAGATATCGTAGGTCCAACATGCATAATCTAAAATCTTATAGATTGGTATTAAAACTACAAGTGCAATCCAGTAAAATTCTGTTGACATTGCTGCGGATAGTGCAAATCCACCAATGAATACCCAAAGAATGTTTATTAGTTGGGATGGTTTAACTGTGAAATCGGGAGTCATGTTATTTAATTTTAGTGATTTTTACGTTTTTTATGGTGGTTTGTTTATCATCCTCACCAATTAAGATATCGATTCTATTTTTATATCTTTTGTTCATTACATCTTTAACGGTATAAACTCCGTTATATTTTCCAGCCATTTTAATTCTAACCTTGGTACCAAATGGCCACTTTTTCTTTAAATCTCTCGAAACGGCAATGATTCTGTGTCTTTCGGGGTTGTCCTTATCTATTTTGAACCCTGAGGCTGTCAAATGTGGGGTTGAATCTGTTTCCCCTTCCGTTGGTGAGTAGGTTGTAAGGGTAACTGTCTCATAACTAATTGGTTTTCTTACTTCTATGTATGAATTCGGTACATTCCCGATGTTGATTGACAGTGGGAATAATGACAATAAAATGGTTATTAGTAATGACAATAATATGGTTAATATTGATGTATTCATATCACAAATATACGAATAGTATTTTGAATATCCAAAAATATTATTATTATTTTTAGAAAGTATTTATATACTATGAGGATATCGATTACGGAAGCACAATATGAGAAACTAATCCAAGCAAATGAGGTTGTTGGGGTTCCAGAAGGAATTTACGATACTGCAAAATCCATATACAGAAAGTATATTGATAGTTTAGTTGAAGAAGTGGGTCTACAATTCGGTAATATGAAATTGGGTGGATCTACCGATGTTGGTTTTTCAATTATGGGTGATTATCATGTTGGTGATTTATCTTTTAATAGTGTTGATTTTATGGTTACATTTGATTTTGACAAATATAGAAATGTTGAAATTGAACAAATGAGTATTGGTGTTGGTGATAAATTAACAAACGATTACAAACTAACATACAAAAAAACTGGTGGTCGTCTTGCTATGGGTGCAACATATCAAGTACCTGAAGATACATCTGAAGAAGATTTAATTAATAGTATTTTAAAATTTCAAACTAAAACAATATCGGCCATTGCTCACGAGTTGAAACATGCATATGATTTTGATAAGAAACCAACAAGGAATGCGGGTGAAAAAGTTAAGTATCATTCTATCGAGAGTCTTATGGTTAGTGTTCGTCCGTTGATGAAATTTAAAAGTATGTTATATTATTCACACGTTGTTGAGGAGAGTGTTAGAAACAGTGAAATATATACACTAATGAGACTAAAAGGAATCACTAAAAAACAATTTAAAAGTTTCTTAACTAAAACAACTACATACGATTTCTTAAAATATATGATGGATTATGATTATGAAAAATTCATTAAGGAGATGTACAATAGTATTCAGGGTATCGAATCTTTTTTAAGTTATGTTAAAATTGATTATGATAATATGACTGATGAAGAAAAAGTAAACGCCGCACTGAAAAAGTTTTATGAAATAGTTTCAAGAAGACGTAAAGATTTTCTTAACGATGTGATGATGGATTCACAATCAGATTTAATGTTGTTGTTAGCATCTGCACTTGGTATTGCTGATAATATTGTCAAGATGGGTGACAATGAGGCGAAAATTAAAGCAATGAAAAAAATCAACAAACACATTAATAGTTATAATGATTATATTGATTTTTATCAAAAAGAATTATCAGATATTAAAATTTCAACAACAAACACACTTAAAAAACTAGGTAAGTTATATAGTTTAGCAGAAGACTAAGGCTCAAATCTCAAAAACCTTATTGTTAGTAAATCGGATGTAATGTCGAATCCCCAACCATCTTCATATTGTGTATTGGCATCATGAAATCTTCCGTTTGGTCCTGTTATTGATAATACGGGAACAATAAATCTATTGGGGAATCTATATAAGAATTCGTGTATACCGTCACTTTGAGTTTCAACAATATCGTATGTGTAATTAGTTAATGGTAATAGACTTGTCCATGACCAAGAAGCACTATCATCGTCCAACGCTTCGATTAAATGTTCTTCAACCTCATCTTCATCTTCGTTACCAGAAAAAAATTTAAATGATTTTACCATATTATTTTATAATCTATAAACAATAGTATCTGAAAAATCTTTTTCGTTTTTTGTTTCAACTTCTTTTTCAAATCTATGTATGTGTTCTTTCATATCGTCATCGATATCAATATCAATAACCTCACCTCCATTATTAACAAACTTATCAATTTCTTTTACAATAATATTAATTAAGTCTTCGTTATAATCACTGTACCATTCACCCTCAACCCATCTTTCTTCTAATAAACTATGCATGTATCTTTCAAATCTAAAGCAATCCGATTGTGATATTTTCCAACATCTTTGTGCTACGATTCTGATTGGTGTGTGAGTCTTGGTTCCTTTTCTTCCTGAACTAATTTCTCTTTGTAGTTGCTTCATTCTATCCTCAACATCAAATGCAATTCCTATTTTTTTATCAGGAAAAACCCATTTAAAATTTTCAGGTCTTTTGTTATCATGTTTATCAACATACGTTGCAACATATAGAAATGTTAGAATATCATTTCTAAAAAATTCACTGTCTCTTGGTGTTGGGATGCATCCCTTTTCAAAATCTCTTTTTTCTGATACTCCACTATAGTGGTCTTTTTTGTGTCTGTAAAATTTTTTATTTATTTCTTTTTCTAACTCTTCTAAGTTTTCTTCTTTGATGATAAATTGTTTAGTTAAATCTAATTCATTAGTTTCATTTTGATTCATAAAAATATATAATGTTTAATTGTTAAAATATAAACAATAATTTTTAATTATCAAATAGATTAACTACCAATTAAATAAATTTCTTTTATAGATTTACCTTTTAACTCTGTACGGTAAAGATAACATTCGGATTCAGATGATCTTAAATTTTTCATCTTTTTCTCCGCTTGTTCCAAAGTTTCACACTCAATAATTTCTTCACCAACTTCGATGTGGTACTTTATTTTAATTTTGATTTCCATTTTTTATAATGTTTGTTTTATTAATTTCTCCCATTTAGAATAGTCTATTTGGATGTCAATTGGTTCCTCATCGTAATTGTCCCAAGATGTTAAATGCCAATGGTTACAATCTGAACAATGGTAGTAGCGCACCTCTTTTCTCCATCGTTTACTTTGTTTAAAACGAATGTAGTTTAAGACAGTCTTTACTTCCTTTTTTCCAAATTTTACTTTTTGACACTGTTCCATTTAAATTACTTTGAGATATGCTCTTCGTATTGTTCCCTCAACCATTGGAGGTAAATACATTTTTCATATTGTTCATCCTCAACATAATACTCAAGAAGATAATTAACGTTATTGATAAATGTTTCATCAAATTCCAATTGTTCAACATTAACATAGTGTTCGTAGACCTCGTCAATATTCTCATGATAAGTTTTACCTGGTCTTCTAGGAATTGAAAAGAAACTTTGGATTCCATTTTTTATCATGAATTCAGTAATGTTCATTACCTCCTCAAATAAACCAAACGTTCTTGTTCCACGAGTACTGTTAATTTCAAACATCTCAGTTTTAAATTTACTTTTCCTCATAAAATTATCTAAATCTTTTTTTCTATCGTCACTCAACCCTTCTTTCATATCTTTTAACATAGCCCTAAACTTCTTCATGAACTTTTTAGGGTCGTTAAAATCCTCATCACTAAATTCGAAATTTTTGTTCATCTTTTATTATTTGTTTACATGCAAATATACAATTATATTTTGTATATACCAAAAAAAAAACCCTGAAATTTATTCAGGGTTGTTGTCTATTGGTGTGATGTTAATTGTTTCTGGCGGATATTCTTTTTCAAAATATGACATTCTTTCGGACACTTTCCCATATTCAACAAATGGTTCAATAATGTCATTATACATGTCATGTAGGTTATCTAAATCTGTTTGTAAATTATCCATATCACTTACTAAGTGGTCAAACTTGTTAAATTCATCACTATAACGTCCATCATTGTTATATTCTTGTTGTTCATATGAATCTCTAATATCATAATATTTGTTAAATTTAGTTCTATAAACTTCATGTAGTTTGGAACAATCTTGAACAATTTTAGAGTACTTAACAGGTTCTTCAAGAACATTACCAATATTAATTGATTTTAAATAGGTAAGTAATTTACCCATTGCTTTTTTGCCCTCAATAACATCTTTCGTTATAGACTCAAGATGAGATGGTAGTTCACTCAAAGCGTAAAATACGGTTTGTTCAACCAATTTATTGAACTGTACTTCTGTTAAAATAACCTTTTTCATATCCATAAATATTACTCATTAGGTAAATCTTCAATAGATTCAATAACCAATCTGTCCGATGGGTATTGTGCAGTCAATTCAAAATGGGTTTCATATGAACCATACTCACCGATTACCTTAACTTTCTTATGAAATCTAGTTGCACATACTGAGTCGGGATGTACGGTGTCAGCATCGATTGTTACTTCCCTTAGTTCACTACCAACAATTAAAAAACAATTATATCTTTTCATATTAATCTTTTGAATTTCCGTGAATATAAAACATAGCACCGAACAAAAACGTTGAACAATATCGATAAAAATCAACTGGTTGGTCGAATTTATATTCTTGGGTAACATATGCCCCTAAAATAAACGCTGATAATATCGAAAGTAACCTTGATAAACCTTTTGGGAAATTTTTCATAAGATTAGATTTTAATATAACTAATCCCACCTTGGGTCCCCTTCAAAGAGTTACTATATCTTTGTTCTGCGTTTTCTCTTTTAACTAACTTACCATTCTTATGATAGATAGCCCACTTCCATTCTTTGGTTGGTTTATATCCAGGTCCTTTCCAATGTGGATGTGCACCTTTTTCGTACTTCTCTAACTTATCGATTACCGCTTCTAACACATAATCATCCGACACCTCCAAGTATCTCATACCAGGATATATCTTATCTCTTTTTGGACAATTATACATTACAGCATAACTACAATCTAAAGATATATCTAAGTCTTCATTACTTCTTGCACTAATCAATATTGCAAGTTGATCACCGGTTGTGTCGATTACCTTTTTAGTTTCCCTTGGGAGGTACTCAATTAATTTACTAATGTTTCCACGGTATTCTCTAACCGCCTCTTGTCTTGTTTCGAATATCTTATCAGGTATTCTACCATCTAAGAGTTCTACTTTGTATTGTTTGTTTACTATCATGATTTATAAAGTCTATTGTGATTGTACAATGCGACAGGATTTTCCTCCGCAATAATTCCGTATTCTTTCATCACATTTTCATATATGACGTTTTTATCTTCATTAATGTACTTACCAATAATGTTAACAAACCCATAGTTTGACTCATCAACTTCACCTTGTTGAGTTCCTGGTAATCCACAGTACAATGCCTCCCCAACCTCGCTGATGAACATCCCAGAATAGAACCCAAGTAGTCCAAAGACATCAACAAACTTATCAGCATTACACCAAATAAAGACACTGTTGTCCTTTTCTTTTAAAAGTGGTACCATTGATTGGTCGATGATATAACCTCCGTATTTTGCACCACAATTATCAAATTGACCTATTGAGAATAGACCACCTGGACTGCCATGACCCATCATCATTACACGGTCGTGTTCTTTAATTAAGTTCATAACATCCATCTTACTACAACCACCTTTGACAACGGTTTTATTTGGAATGTTTTTATAAACTATATCAAGAAACGTAGTCGACTCATCCGCCGGATGTATTATTAAAGTTTTCATTATTCTATTTTTGATTTGATTTCTTGGAATACTCCATCAGCCACCTCTCTATATTCATCATACTGTTGGTACCTATCTTGAAATGTTTCCAATGAGTGGATAATAGTTGTATGGTCTCTATTTAAAATTTTACCGATGTGTTTTAAAGTGTGACCAAACTCTCTTTTCATAACCGCAACGAAAATAAATCTAGCATCGATTACTTCTCTATCTCTAACTCTTGATAATATTTGGGAAGCGGTGACACAGCAGTTCTTAGCAACTATATCGAGTATTTCGTCTTTTGTTATTCTATCTCTTTTAAACCTTTTTAATTTTTTATATTCATCGGTATTTTTCATACCGGGGTAAACATAGGGACTGATGTTCTCTATCATGTTTTATTGTTTTAGAGTACAAATATATATGGTTTTTTAGAATATTCCAAAAATATTTTAGAAATTCCCAAATAAAAATTGGTAAACCACCTCGGGTATTTGGGTACAGATTGATTGTGCACCCTGATTGTCAGTACATTCAATATGTGGTAAATTCTTAATATAACCCCTCATATATTTTGGAGCTCTGTTTAATCTACCAACAATATAGTCTCTTGGGTATAGTTTATCAGCTTCATAAAATCCTTCTGATATAACTCTTTGGTACTGAGACTCACTTACAATTACTTTCATACCTATAAATATTACCCTCTTGGCGTTTCTGCACTTGGACCTCCGTTTCTAATATAATAACTTTCTCTATTATGTTCGATAGTTTCTGGAATTGAGTTGATTTCACCTGAATTCCACATCATTCTATCTATTATTGTATCTGATTGAGGGTCCGCAGCATTTTCGCTGTCTTCGTATTCCCTTTCTTCGGATCTTTCCTCTAACATCTCTTCCGTAGGGTCATTTTCTCTTCTAATGGCTGCACCGATTCTATTACTTAATCGTCTTTCAACTGGTTGCTCAACTGGTGTTGGTTCGTATAGTCCACCACTCTTAAATAACCCACTATGTTTTAAAAGAATATCCTCTTTAGTTCTTTGGTCATCGTCTAACAGATATCTATTTGTTTTGGCATTTTTAGCCATCGATGTTTCACCAATTACTTTTCTTAACTCATCGTTTAATTCAGTTTGTAATGAATCAACACGAGTATCTTTTTGATTCCAAAATGAAAACTCTTGGTCGTTTTTATCTAATGAATAAAAACTTGCAACTTTATAACCTGTCTTTTTATTAATACAATAAATTAAAACACCTTTAGAACTATACTTAATAAAGTATTCAGGATTGTTTGATTGAGTTGTACACCATTTAGTGTTAGAACCATATTTTTTAGATGCCAAATATGTTAATGGTCTAACTAATAACCATTCATCATCTTCATAAACTTTAATGATTTGGTTCTCCATGTCCTTAGTTTCTACCTTCATGTCGGCAACACTAACGGAATTAACAACATCTTCAAAATTCTTATATCTACTTAAATCATTTTGTTCAATAAGATTTCTCTCATTGTAATCGCAAAATTTCTTAAAGTTTATTAAATCTTGAACATTAAAAAAACCATCAACAAATTTATACAACAACATTAATTGGATTTCACTAAATTGATTTAGTTTTTCCACGCTAATGAATGTAAATTCAGTAGTTAATGTATCCTTAATTTCTTTAATATGTTCTTTTATATTTGGTGTACCTTTCATTAGTTTAAGTAACAAATCGGTATACTTAGATTTTCCTTCTGGACTAAACAATTCAAGTACAGTAACCAAATTTAAACTGTTGTCAGGATTGGTTTTTAATTCCTTAATTTTCGACATTTTTTTTTATTTTTTAATTTATATAAATAAATTCTGATTTTTTATATTTTTTTTTCAATTGGTAATCATATTCCCAATTTTCAATAATTTGTTCCGCTAATTCTTTTTGTTGAAACGGATAATCACCTGATACCCACACTTTAAAGGGTAATGTACCCATACTCGTCCTAAACCAAACTTTTTGCTGTGGTTGATACATTTTGGTACCATTTATAACATAAGTTTCAATTCGATACTTTGGTTTTGCTTCTAATGTCACCACTCCCAATAACATTAAAAATATAGTTAACTTTTTCATACTAATAAAATTTTCTTAACACCTCAATAACGTCCCAAGCATCTTCAAGTGCATTGTGGGTAACGATACCGTTAACCCCTGCACGTTCTTTACATTGTGTTAAGTTTGGTAATGACTTATCATTCTTCCAATCAACCACTAAAATTGATGGGTCCAATACTCTTTGACGGGTACGAATTAACTTTTGCCACCAAGGAAGTTCTTGTAAGAATAACTTATCGAATGTTCCAAAGTTTTTACCTGCAACATTCAATGTAATTGCTTTAGTCTTGCTATCAATAACAGGTGTTAATTTTCCATTCACATGAGTTGATGGTGAATCTAAATGTGAAAATCCGTTACACCAAAGAAACTTATAGAACTCTTTAATGATATCATCTTTCTCATGGAAACTATAATCAGAATGTGTATTCATTATATTTCTCTCGAAATCAGTACCTTCAAGATAATCACCAATCATTTCAATGATTTCTTTATTCATTGTGAGTGCTCGAGGTGAACCCGTGATTTCATTTTGAAGAATGATTGCGTTGAACTTAGGACATTCTTCGTATGGTAATTTCTTTTCAGTATCTTCAATGATTGCACCGATAGATAATGTTTTGTGTTTCTCGTGGTCAAGACCACTGGTTTCAATATCAATGCTGACGTACACCATAATTTTTTTATTTAATGTTAATTAAATTATTTATCTCAGACTCAATTTTAAACATCAAAGCAGCTTCTAACCCTTTATCTTTCCAATTAGTTTCGAAATAGAATCTTGCCATATTAAATTTCAACTTAATCTGGTGAAGTTCGAACCCCGGTATTAAAATTAATTCTTCCATTACTTTATCCAAGTAATCGGTTACATCTGTAATATCAAATTCCAATCCATACCAACCTTTGGGTATGTACGGTTTATACTTTTCGTTGAATTCATTTGCTGTCATTAGTATTTGTTTTTATCTGATTTACCTAAATGTGCACGACCTTTAATTGTTCCATTAAAGTTATCCTCTTCAATATTTCTATCAATAATCAATGATGTACTATTAAGACTTATCATTTCTTGAAGTGCCTTCTTTGCAATTAATCCACCATACTTTCTTTTGTGTTTGGTGTTGTCTGCACCTAACAACGGTGCCTCAAATTCAACCTCAACTTCCAAACTAATTGTATATTTGAATAACATAATAATTGTTTTATAATCCTAAAACTTTTAGTTGATCGATAGTGTGCTTTGCACTTACATGATGAATACCGATACCTCCAGCATCTCTCCATCCTTGAATGTTATCCAATCTATCGTCAATTAATATTGAGGTTGGTGTTGCAAAATCTTTCTTGTGTTTTGCACTTCTAAGAATTAAATGTGTACCAGGTAATTCCCTCTCAACCCAATCGTGTTTTGCAACTATTGAGTCGTTTTGTCTTGATGGTGCTGATAGTATTTCTGGTGTATATTTTTCAATGTACTTCCATAATCTTTTACCATCTCCCGTCCATTCTAACTTAATCCAAAAATCGTAACCAGCTTTGTTGATGGGGTCCCAAAAATCTGTATCATTTCTATGTACACCAGCAATTAAGTCTTCACCAGTTAATTCTTTGTAACCTTTGTCAAAGTCAACCAGGACTCCGTCCATGTCACAATATATCTTGTACTCTGTGTTTTTCATATAACAAAGATATATAAAATTTTTGAATATTCCAAAAAATAGCATAAAAAACCCTCACATTTTTTGTGAGGGTTAGAATATATTAATCTTTAGCCACAATCTGACCAGTTCTTGCGTTGACTAAAAATAAGTTACCTTTTGCATCTTTAGCGGGATAAACGTCGATGTCACCACCGTCCATTTGCTCATCCACCTCTTCTTCGTGAGCAATACTATCGGGATTCATATCCTCTGTTTCTTGCTCGTTAACTATATTTGAAACAATTCTTTCAATATCGGATTGTTTTAATTTAATAACTTTTGACATAATTCTATTTTATATATAAATACTCGTTATTAGGTTTTCTTTTTATAAATACATTATAAAGATAGGAAAGTTGGGAGTTCTAGGTCCTTTTCTGAGACTCTTATGAAGTAATCACTTACCCCCCAATCTATGTTCAAGGTTGGGTCATTATAAATAATCCCACCTTCACTTTCCTTATTATATGGATTATCAACCTTATATTGAAATATTGCATTATCACTTAACGCTGAGAATCCGTGAGCACATCCCCTTGGTATGAACACTTGTTTGTTTAGTGTCTGACCTAATTCCACCTCGACAACCTTACCGTAGCTTGGGGAATCCTTTCTAATATCAACAATAACGTCCAATACACGTCCACTGGTACATGTAACAAGTTTAGCCTGTTCATACTTACCTGTTTGGAAATGAAGTCCTCTAATGGTCCCTAAATGAGAATATGACATATTATCCTGAACGAACTCCACATCATAACCCACGTTACTATTGAAAACTTCTTTGTTATATGGTACCGCGAAGTATCCCCTACTATCTACAAACGTATCGTAATTTATTATATAACAACCACCAATGTCTGTTTTGGTAAATTTCATTATTGTATATTCTTAAACATTTGAGGCACTTGACCATATACTGGTAACTTACCATCCCATTTATTAATGTACTCTAATTGTAATAACAATGGTGTCAATGTTACTTGTTTCATTCTATTTGATTCAGCCTCAGCTTTTGCTGATGTTAACATTGCTTGGGCGTTACCTTCCGCAGTTGCCACTTTAATTTTAGCTTGAGCCTCTGCAGTTTTAACCTCATTCTCAGCTCTCAATGCTGCCTGAACCGCGTTGTTCTTAGCCTCAATAGACTTCTTAAACGTCTCAGGATAAATCAAATTAGATGTGAACTGATTGATAATAAATCCCTCTTTCAATAGTTGTCCATCTAACAATCTACGAACCTCCACCTCAAACACTGCTCTATTTGAAATCAACTCATCCGCTGTGTATTTGTTAGTTGCCAATCTGAACGCATCGTACACCGCAGTCTTTAAGAAACCTTCTTCGATGTCCTCCAATGGTCTACGATACTTACTAAAAATCGAAGGTACTTTATCTCTTTGAACCGAGTAATTCATAATAGGTGACACACTAAACTCAGATCCATCTTTACTATTTACCACGAATGAATTTTCTCCTTTATATTCTTTGTGTTGGATGAATGTTGGGAACTCATAAATGGCAGTTGTAAATGGGTTATAGAATACCATACCAGTGACTGCCACTACATCATCCACACCTTTATTATCTCCATATTGATTTACTTTAACTCCCACATGTCCTGCGTCGATTCTCTCACATGAGAAGAATAAAAAGGTTAATGTAAAAAATGTTGCTACCCCAATTAAAATGTTTCTCATAATTTGTTTTTGTTTTATTTTTTGTTCTTGATAAAATTCTGATTCCATTCGGTCTAATTCTTCATTTGACCTTTGTCTACCATAACTGTCCCATCGGTTATCGTACCTATTAAATGCTTTCATATTATTTTTGTTATTAATTTTCTACCATTTCATATGTCATTTCAAAAATATCAGGTTTACATGGATAGTACTCACCTTGTACACCTCTAATGATATAATCACCAATTGAAGCAATCATCTCACCTTCCAATGTTGGTATCTTAATGCATTGATTACCTTCTGAATCTTTTGAAACAATAAAATGTGACACTTCACTAATTGAGAAGCAATCTAAACATCTAAAATTACCATCGTACTGTACCGCAGTTATCACTACGGGTTTCTTTCTAAATCTTGCCATATTATTTCTTATTAATTTTTTTTCTTGTTTTTACAAATGGTTCTTCACTTTTAATTTCAGAAAATTGTTTAGTGTTTCTTTTCTTTTTAAGAATCTCTTCTTTTGGAATGTAATCTAATTCGGTTTCGCCCAACTTAATTTCATCAAGAGATGATTCAAAAATGTTTTTAAAGTGGGCAAAATAACCTGGAGCTAAATAAATGAATAGCAACGTTGTTACAATACCGATTAACGCTGAAATTATATTTAATATTGTATTTGGTTCCGTTAATCCAGGAAACACAATGAATTCAAATACTAATACAATCCCAATAACCATTCCAACAAGATCTAACATGCCAGAATTAAAAAATGTTTTTATCTTTTTCATAACTTATTTTTTTTTAATATAAATCTTCAGAATATAATTCCTTAAATGTTGTGTCTGATATAATTTGGTTAGCCTCTCTTGCTATTTTCATACCCTCATATCTATCCACAAATCTATTGGTATTTGTAACAAATCCCTGAACCGATTCTCCGGAACAATCTTCACCATTTGTACAAGTCCTTTTACCTAATAAAATCACCATAGTACGGATAATATCAGCATGTCTATGTCCTTCTACAACTAAACCTGTTTCAATGTTTATAGGTTTGTATTTGGGAGTTGGTATATCCTTATACCAAATTGCTGCACAATATATTCTTTCCATAACTTATTTTTTCATTTTCTAAAATTTACCCCATTGGGATTTATCTCGGTTTTGTTCGGCAATTTTAATACCTAACCAAATCTCGTTAAAGAATTGTTTAACCTTGTTAATTATTAATTTCATAATCTAATATAACTAAAATAATCCGAAATAAAAAATTATCTATCAACATTTAACATTTCATCCATATGATGATCATCAACACCTAATTCAGAACCAATTGGTCGTTTCTTCATATCGTTTAATAATCTTTTTAAATCGTATGGTGCAAACTCGGGGTTACCATCCATTCCTACATCCATTCTACGTCCATTACCGAACTTTTTATGGTTAGGTAGGTGACAATGACCATGAAGGTGAACACGTCCCTTACGAAGTCCATTCCACGATGCAATTGGGTAATGACACATCTCAATTGTTTCTCCTTGGTATGAGAACTGCTCAAACCAATTAACACTTAAAAACTTACTTCTAATGTTTTCTCTATTCCTATCAATGTGATGGTCATGGTTACCTAATACCAAATGTATATTCTTACAGATTAATCTATTATAAAATTCTTCAATAGTTTCAAACCCACCGAATGACCAGTCACCCAAATGTATCAACACATCATCTTGACCAACAAGTTCATTGATATTATTAACAATTGCAGAATTCATTTTATCAAGAGTATCAAAATTTCTTGTTTGTGATTCGGGTATTGATCCGTCGGGCATTCTCCAATTGGTCACACCTCTACATATGTTGGTGTGACTATAATGTGTGTCAGATGTTATCCAAACTTTTATATTGTTATCTATCTTTATCATATTAACAAAAATCTGTTGATGAACTCACACGAAGCCCATCAATTATTTTATCATCATATTCTGGTTTATCAAAAAATGAACCCATACCATTTGTTCTTTCTTTTCTACGATACTCTTCGTTAACCACTAATCCATCAGGTTCACCCCAACTAAGTGCCATGTCAATGAATTCTTCCAAAAACCACTCAGTACCATATTCATCAACAATCCTACCCGAACGAATAAACTCAAGTAACTCCTCTTTATTTGAATAATATTTGTTGTCATGAAAATTCCAACAGAACTTCCAACCCGAACTTCTTTTACCCAAATGTATATTCGAATCTTTAATGAACATATCCCAAGGTGAATACCATGACCAATCTTTGGTTGGACTAATGTACTTCATATCTCTTTCGAGGTTTTCAACACTCATATCCATTGATGTAACTTGTTGAATTAGAGTCTGTTGTCTCTTCAACATCTCTTCATTCGACGCAATTCTGTAATAATTTGTTCCCATTGTGTGTTAGTTTATACACAAAAATATAAATTTTTTTTGATATTCCAAAATATTGCAAAAAAAATCCCTCAAATTTCTTTGAGGGGATAACTGAAACTCTACGTAGATTAGTCAATGGAGAATCTCAATTTTTTTTAAAATTCATATCGTATCTAATACCCAATGCGGGTTCGAACTTGGTAACTCGACTATTTCCGTGCATTACTGAATATTTTACCACATTTCTAAACTTACCATTCGTTTCTAAATGGAATCGTTCTGTAATGCGAACTTCTTTTGTAAACCCAAAAATAAAATACCAAGATGCACTTGACTTTACATTGATATTATCAGTTAAATCGACTAACGATTTTTGTAAATAATAACGTAAAAAACCAGCACCAGCAGAAAAATCAAACCCATATTTTAAAGGTGTTATATAATACATACCCATACCAAATCTTTTATTTGAATTTAATATGAATCTATCCGTTTCATTATAATACTTATTCTGAAAATCATCTGGATAAATTACTTTATCCCTATATATATCAACTCCAAATCCATCTCCCTTTGGTTCGTTTCTTCTTTCATAATAAGCATTACCATATGGAGAAACTCCTAAACTAATACTATTCCAACGTTCATATTCTGATGTGTTATCGTTATACTCTTTAACATAAGAAACGGTTTTAATTTTTTTTAATTTATACTCTTGTGCGTAAGAAACAAGCGACAATAATATCATCAATAAAACTAATAATTTTTTCATAATCATTTATATTTTATGCAGAAAGATAAATTTTCGTTTTGATATTGTAAAGTACCACAAAAAAAATCCCCCAAATTTCTTTGGGGGACTAACTGAAACCCTACGTAGGTCAGACCTTGGAAATTACCAAGGAGAGGTTATTTTCTTTTTATTTCTTTCATGATGGTTGATACTAATTTAGTTATTGTATCTTCATTCATTCTTTGTGTGATATCACTTCTATCCACAACACTTCTTGATTCTAATTCTTCGGTAACATCCATTGATAAAATATCTCCCTTAACTTTGTTTAAACATTTAACCAATGCTTCCACACATTCACTATATTGTAATGGATTACCCGCACATAAAAATGGTTCGGAGGCTTCGGTACATGTAAAATTCTTATCTTTTTGTCTATCGTTACCAGAAATTCTCATTTGGTCTTTTAATTTCTTACCAATTAAAGTACTGAAATCAACTGTCCACTCATATTTTGAATTACCATCATTTAATATTCTTTCAACTCCTCTAATAGAAATACTACTTGAAACCGCAACATCTCTATCTTCAGGACGATATCCTCTTTTTGCCAATTTTAGTAATGGTGTTAACGGATCATTTTTATAATTTAAATCCATATTCTCTGTCGGTCTTAGTGCGTCCCAGTTAGCACCATGATTGTATTGGCGAGGCATGTGAGTTGTTAATATATCCACAGTTGGTGCATCACCATATAATCTATCTTCATTTGCTTGTGCAAAATCTGCAATGTTCAAATAAAAATCATAGTTGTGACCACCAAAATGAATTATATTATTAGAGACTGTACTGTGTCTATCGATTGCCGCCTTTTGTCCTTTAAACATTTGGTCAGGCATTTTTAGTGGAGGAAATCCAGATTCAATTAACTTATCATTTACTTCTTGGTTAATTAAAATTTTACTAACTATTGGATTAAAACTTCTTAATATCTTTTCTCTATCACTCGTTGGTCCAGAATCTTTAGTTTCAAAACTTAAATTAGTTTTTTGTCTAAGACTAAGTGCTTTAGGTGAAGGTTTAGCTTTACCTGGTTCAAGAGGGTCATGATGAACTTTATTCATTTGAATAATATGTACCCTATCTCCCATTTCTTTTTGAGCCCACTCAAAAAATTTAGGATTAGCCGCCCTTAGTTCTTCTTCAGTAATTGGTACTAACCCTGTTGGGATTACCGCAGTCCTTTCACCTTGTGGGTCCTTTGTTGGACTATAAATCCAAACATCAACCGGTGGCATATCTTTAGGTTGTGTACCAATTGGGGGTTTTTGGAAACGATAAGACTTTGTAACAGATCTTTTCTCAAATCTTTGTCTTTCTGCTCTCTCTTCGGGTGTTTCGTCCCAAGGATTCTTTTCCTCTCTACCCGGATTATATTTTGACATTTCATCCATTTCAAGGGATGATTCGTTTAATTTAGCCAATAAATCTTTCTTTAATATTTCTTTCATTTGATTGTAGATTTCTTATATGTATATAAATACTCGGATTATTACAATTGGAACCACTCTGGAGTATTTCTACCTTTCCATACACAGAATCCTTTTTTGTCCCCAATGTAATAATTGCGATAAGATTGGATTGTGTCTCCATAAACCTTAAATTCTTCAGGCATTGCAAGTGCGGGTGGTGTAAACTCTAAGTCTTTTATTTTGGGTCTATGATAAGCACACCATTCAATTATGTCTTGGGTTTTGTGACGTTTTCCATAACGGTAAGTGTATTCCTGACATAGGTTAAATCCTAAATCAACTAACCAAATATAGTTTTGTAAATCTTCTCTAACCCATTTAGAACATGGGTGATTCTTGTGTGATAGTTTATATGGTGCCTCTCCATTGGTTGCCCAATGTGCTCCACAAAGTAATTGGGCGGTTTCCAATATCATTTTAACAACGTGTTTATCGTTATGATATTGTGCACATAACTTGGGGTTCCAATCTAAAAAGAAAATGTTCATATTATTCGTATGTATCGTGAAAGAATTTTCTAACCTTTGAACCTAACTCCATATCGTTGGGGTATTCATTAATGAAACGTTTTGGTATTGTGATGTGTTCTCTGTCAGTACCTTTTAAATAACATTCGGCACATAATTGTCCAGCACCTTCAATATAACCTGTTCTGTAATCAACGTGAGTGTTAATATCTACCGTGGTTTCTTTACCACACAATATACAAATTTCGTTTGGCATATAATAGTTTTATATACTAAATATATAAAACTTATTTGATAAATCCAAGAAAATAATGGAATAATCTTATTAACTAACCGTTGACGCAATTCGATTAACTTCACCCGCAATTTTATTAATTACAGGTTCATAGTTTGCAGTTGCATATCTATTACCGTCCTTGTTAACAAAGTTTTGAACTAAGTCATTTGCGGTTTTACCACCAGTTAGGTAATTCTTAGCAATTAAATTGTAATAAGTGTTAATACCACTTTGTACGTCGTTATGTTGAACATTTGCCCCACTGTCGGTATTTCCAACGTTGAATGGGTTTCTCGTTCTAATAGGTCTACTCTGTGGGTCTTTATTACCAATTCCACCTTCAGCGGCTAATTGAGCTAATGCTAATTCGGGTGGGACATACTTTCTAAACTTAACAAAGGCTCCCTTAGCCCCTTCCGCCATCATTTCACCTGTAATATTTAAAAGGTTCGGTTGTCTACTATCAATAAATTTTTGAGATATTTGAGCGTATTTCCTATAACCATCATCTGTGTTTAAATCTAAATCGGTAAACGATGCACCACCTCCAGTAAGAACCGCAGCGTCGATATATTTTTTAAGTTCTTCTGACTTAACACCCCTTTCTTTTAACAACTCAATTAGTTTAGTTAACATTTCGGGGGTTGCTTTAACCATTGTTTCAGATGGTGCAGAACCTGAAACTCCTTCTTTATTAGATACGTGTAAATGATTGTAGTGGTTACCTCCGGTGTCTGTTTGCCATAATACTGCTTTTTGATTACCGCCCTCAGCATTTAATGAATAACCTATTTTAACTAACTCGTTCTTCACTCTTTCACCTAACTCCCTAAATCTTGGGTTACCATTAGATTTGTTTGATGCACCACCCGCACCGATACCATCTAATATCGCAATATCAACGGCAGTATTTGTAGCGTGTCTACTCGGTTTTCCATTTATGGTTAGATTTCCATGTCCGGATTTTGCAGTTGTTATTGTGACAACCACACCAGCATTGGATGCCGCTGTCTGTAAATCATCTAATAGTGGTTGATTTATTTGATCATTTTGAGTTGCGTCATTATCAATTTTTACGTTAGAATAATTAGTATTTCCCAATCTAACGAACGCCTCAGAAATTGGGGTTTTAGTACCACCACTTACTTTTTCATTTATAAACTTACCAACTGCATTTGCAGTTTCGGGTCCAAATAAACCATCAACACCATGTCTTGGTAATTCATACCCTAATAACATTAAACCTATTTGCATAGACTCAACTTCTTTTTGGAATGACATTCCACCACTTTGTTGTTGACTTAATCCATTTTGTGATGCCTTTTCTAATGATAAAAAGAAATCATTCACATCAGTACTAACCAAATCGGCTTTCTTTGGGTCATCAACCTTTTTTTCGTCCTTATTTAACCCAACTGATTTTAATATATTATCTAAAAATCCCTCTTCAATTAAGGTTTTACCATAAGTAAGGGTATGAATTCTTTTTAAATCTTCTTGTAACGACTTCTTCATATCATTATAAATATAACAAAACTATACTTTTATCCATTTTTGTGTTGAATCTAACTTAAAGGACCCAACATATTTTTTATTCCATTGATTGGGGTTAATCAATGATAAAAATGTACTATCATTTTCTCTCACATATAAGTGATATATTTCCCCCATTACTGGTATAAATGAGTATGTGGACTGATAGACTAATTCGTTCCAATTAACCTCATCGATTAACTTTTGGAACTCCTCTTTTAACTCATCGTACCTTGATTTAAATTGTTTGTTGGCCACACCTGCTTGCATTTGTTTCCAACCACCAACATCCTCTAATTTAATTGCAGGAGCACCCTGATTACTACCATAAGTTAATTCTCTTTGGTAGTACCCCTTCTCTTCATCCCATACAACTAAGTCAGGTTTCTTTTTAGCCATTACATGATTTGATTTTTATCATCTTCGTGGTCATCACCCCAATTAAGAAAATCATCACCCTTATAATCCGGATGGTTATTTTTCATGTAATCGATACCAACAACCCATCTCCAAGAAATCAACCCAACAATAAAAAATATTATTCCAAAAATCGGTAAGTGTTCCATGTTATTTATTCTTTTTGTTATGTGCTTTAGGTTTACCATCTTCATCTAACAAAACAAAGATAATTTTTTCTATTTTAATTATCGACTGTTTGGTGTTTTTATTTCTAACGTCACAACATAACGTTACTGATGTTGTTCCAAATTTAACCAAGTCCATACCAAATTCAATTACATCACCAACCTTTGCAGTTGTTACGAAATCAATCTCAGACATTGCTTTGGTAACAATGTTTGGACTACCCAATTGACAGATTGCAAATATTGCTGCCTCTTCATCTATCCATTTCAATAGTTGTCCACCAAATAATGTTCCCCTCGGGTTTAAATCACCTGGTTTAATCAACTTTCGTGTCCTGTATATCATCAGTTAAAAACTTTAAAATTTTCTCTTTAATACCACTCTGCTTAATTCCCTCCGAATCTAACGGAGTCTCCACAAAATTATCTAATCCCCATTCATGTTCGTATGGTACACTATAGTCCAAACCAGATTTCCCCATTCTCAAATCATCGATAGATACCCAATGAGTTATTTCGGGATGGTCAACAAGATACTGTTTGATTTCAATAGTTCTGGTTTGTTCTAACTCCCAAGATCGGGACCAAATAAAACCAGCAGGATATGCATCAATATACCAAGTACATTGACTTAAGTTTGGGGTGAGAGCTATAGGTTTCTTTTTGATTCCTTGTGACTCATAATACTCACCCATCTCCTCAACAGTGGCCCATCTTTTCCAATCAGATGAGACAACAATTTCAGCATCAGTTTTTTCCAATATTTCATTTAACAACTTAATAGCTTTCTTATTAAAATTATCAAATCTCATCTCAACAGGCATCTCTAAAATACCTTGACTCATCTTACGTCCAAACTCTTTTTGTTTCTTGTGTCTACCTCCCCATTCGGTGGATAAACATATCACCCCATCGTGATCTAAAAATATTACTTTCATATAATGTTATTAACCTATACAAATATACGAAATATTTTTAATTATATTAAGAGTTTTCGTTAATATATTGCAATTGTGGAGACCAAGTACCTTCAGATATTACCGTTGGTTTACTGTTCCTATCAATCATTACCCACTCCACATTAACAATACCCCAAGGTTCAAATTGTTCTAAAACATCTGACAATGTGAAACATTTACAACTATAAATGTCAAATTGAGCCATTGCCGGTTGACCTTGATCCCAAATATGTATTGATGAGTGTGATGTTGCGAGAGTTACAGTTCCCGTTAATCCTTCATTACCCGGATAATCCACGTAGACACTCGTCGGTCCACCAACCACTTCCATCTTAACTTTATGAACTAAATCAATGAACCATTTATTGAGAACATCCACCTCTTTTGGTGGGTTTGTAATCCAAATCTTCATTAGAAGATGTTGGTGATACGGTACGAATTCTTCCTGCATTAATGTATTTTTTACTACACATATATATCAGGAAAATTGTATTTTTCTAAGTTCTATTTTATTTAATTAACCAAGATGATGATTGAATTTTATCCCCTAAACCGTCAATCAATTTTATACCTAACCAATCACATACTTGTCTCTCAGGGATAGCATCATTAAGTTGGTCCCCACCATTTGCAAACATTAGTTCGTTTGTTGAATCTTCTAAAGAATGAATGATTCCGATTGTTTGAGAAACAGTTCTATCCGTATCTACAGATAAGAATACCCTGTCAACCATTTTTAGATTTTGAATGATGAACATTCTCTCGTCTTCATCCTGAAACTCTTTACTACCCTTTAACTCTCTCTGCTTGTCATTGTTAACAATGACGTAGAGTTTATCACCAAGTTCTTTGGACTTATTGAAATAATCAATGTGTCCTTTATGAAGAGGGTTAAAGTATCCACTTACAATCACAATTTTCATTTATTAAACTTTTTAAAGTTTTTGATAAATTCTTTTTCGTACTTCTTGAGTTCCTTTGTGTCTAACCCATTATATAAACCAGTTGACATGAAAGCGTTAATTTCATCATCAATAATCTTCTTATCATTAACATAACCCATTTTAATAAGTTTCTTTTTTAACTTCTCATAATGGGTTGGTTTAATATTGTTAATTAAACTATTAACTATTTTTCTGTATTCCTTATTGGTAAAGTATAAACCATGTGCAATTTCATGATCCATAGTTTTCAAATCTTTAGAACTCGCACCAATCAAATACCAATCACATCTTGTTCCATCATTTTTATTTTGTGAATCAATTGCGCAATAAAAATAAATGTCGTTCATAATTTGATCGTACTCTGTGTCTTTACAGAATATATGATTTGCTCTCTGCATAATATTACTTGGGATATTATAACCAGACCAATCGTCAGGATATGTGAACGTTCTTTTCTTCCATGCTAATTTATAATGTCTCATGTATTCCATCCATGTGAATGGTTTACCTCTGAACTTCTTATATGGTGATTCGTAGAATTCTTGATATCTACAAAATAACATGGCTCTATCATAATCATCATCAACAGTTACACAATATATTCTTGGTTTAACTTCTTTAATTACACCTTTAACTAATGGGTGCTTTATTTTTTTCATAAATTTTGTTTTTACTAAACCAAATCATATGTGTTATTAATATTGCCAAATTAACAAACATAGTTGGGTTATTTTGTATTAGATATCCGTAGTATAACCACATAACACAAGCGATTGCATTTACCAATCTTAGTTTCCACATTGTTTTAAATGTCATTGACAATAACACAACCGCAGACGATGCCCAACCCAGTAATTCAATCATCTTTAATTTTATTAATTTGTCTAATCATATCGATTGTTCCAAATACGGATATAACCGCAAGAAACACAAATCCTAAAATCACTATCATATACAACTTTTTAATATTTCTAAACATAAGTCCGCCGGTATCTTACTTCTTTCGTAAGCATTGGCTCGACCCTGAGTTCCTGTTCTACTACCTCTTGGTGCAGCAACGTGACAAGGATCACCGTTCTTACACATTGGTTTTGGTGTCCACATAATACTGTTCGTCCATATGTCAGTTGGTTTCATTCTTTCATCACCATATTGACAATAGGTTACCGATTGTTTATTTAACCCTTTAACAACATCCAATTTACGTAGAACTCCTCTTGGATTTTCCATGAACCAAAATGTTGGTTGGAAGTGATTAATTATTTCTAATGTCTTCTTAACTAACTCAATACCCAACTTCGCAGTTTCTGTTTTAGGTATGTAAGCACCTTTGCCACCAGACCAATGATGTCCGATTGCGGCAACACTAAATCCGGTACACGGCGGTGATGCCCAAATTATATCTGGTTGAAACGGAACTTTGGTAACATCAAAATCTAATATACTAATTGGGTAATGAATACCTTCAAACTCAATTAAATCGGATGAGAATACCTCCATCCCTAAACTTTCAGCAATCTTTCCAACAGAACGACTACCAGCAAATAATTCTAACACTTTCATTAACGTAAGTGTTTAAATTTGTTCGCAAGGTTGTTGATGAAATTTTCTTCTTCAATTGATAACAAATCTCTACACTTTGCAAGACGTTCTAAATTCTCCCAAAATATTTGATCATTGATGTTTGGTCGACGAACACCGTTGTTCTTACTTGTGGTTTCTTCTGAAGGTTGAATATGTCCATCTTCTTCTAAAATCTCAACTAATCTTTTTAATTCTCTTTGATTACATGAGTCAATAAACTCACTTGGGTCGATGTCAACCTCAGCTGTAAATTCCGGCATAATATTATGTTTTATTGTTTAATAAAAATATACGAAAAATTTTTGAAATAAAAAAATTAAAGAGCGAAACTCTCACCACAACCACAAGTACGTGATGCGTTAGGATTTATAAATTGAAAACCCTTTCCGTTTAATCCATCTGAAAATTCTAATTCGGTACCAAAAAGATAAAGTAATGATTTATTGTCTATTAAAATTTGTACCCCTTTATCTTCCGAAAGTGTGTCCGATGGTTGTTGTTCCGTATCAAATGAAAGATCATATGACAACCCACTACATCCACCTCCTTTAACCGCCACTCTTACAAATGGGGTTTGGAATCCACTTTCTTCAATTAGTGACTTTAATTTCTTCGCCGCTGTTTCTGATACTGTTACCATTAAATGTGAGTTTCCCCAAAGATTAGTTGTTCTAATCCTTGTTTTTGTCTATAATCGTTTATTGCTGATTTAATTGCATCTTCCGCCAATACCGAACAATGTATTTTTACCGGTGGTAAATTTAATTCTTCAACCAAATCCATATTATCAATGGTTACCGCCTCATCTAAACTCTTACCTTTTAACCATTCTGTTGCTACGGAAGAAGATGCAATTGCTGAACCACAACCAAAGGTTTTGAATTTGGCGTCGGTTATAATATTGTCAACCACTTCAATTTGTAATCTCATTACATCACCACACTCAGGAGCACCGACTAACCCAGTACCAACGTTTGATTTAGACTTGTCTAATGTTCCTACGTTTTTAGGGTTTGAGTAGTGGTCCAAGACCTTATCTGAATATGCCATAGTATTTGTTTATATGATAAATATCAGTTAATTAGTTCATCAGTATTGATGTTATGGTCATCTAATATTTCGTGTATCTTTTCATACACCAATTCCAAAGCGTCATATTTGTCAATTTCTTTACCCTCCATTGACCATTCTAAACCTTTTTTAGTGTTATGCACAATGTCCCATAAAGCCATTGCCATATCTAAAGATTTAACGGCTCTTTTGTGTGCCATAACATCATCCGGATCACTCAAATCGTATTCTAACGTTGCTTTCGCCATAAGTCACTTAGTTTTTTAGTTGGTCGTTTAGTTCTATATCCACCATCTTCCATTTCTTCTAAAAGTGGCGCTCTCCAAATCTCATATGCAATCCATACACCTGAAACAATTAATAATAATGCAAAATACTTCATATGTTAATTTTTATATTGTGAAATATTGTGTCTTCCAAAACTGCCACCATTTCTTTTTTTGAACTGGTTTACATTCCGAAAATGGATTGTTCCCAAATGAAACTGAGTTGGAGTATTTTGATGTCAATACATTTAAAAATACTTCATGATATTTTTTTGGTATTTCGTCAAAATCCGCACTTATGTTAACATTTAAATACTTTGGTCCATCTTCAGTATAAACTGTAAATTGTTCATTCATACTAATCATAGTACTAGCCTTAATATTCAAGTACTTTGTTCCACCTAAATTTAGGTCACCGCTAATATGTTTTTTAAAATCCTCGTCCGACATTTTACTCTGTTTGTGTGGTTAATATTAATTCAAATTCTTCTGCTCCATTTTTATTTTTCTCTTTAAACATTTCGAAGGCAACTTCATAACGACCTAATTGAACCGCAGTAACAAATAGTTCCGATTTTAAACTATCTCTTTCATCAATTAACATTTGTTTTTCAATGTCACCACCTTGTATGAAATCATTACCTTCCTTACATTTCTGCAACTCATCTTGTTGTTGAAAATAAAAGAACGTCATAATTACCAAACCCAACAAGGACATTGCGATTCCTCCTCTAAATTTTGTTTCTCTTGTCATCTTAGTCTAAGTTTTTAATATCCGATAATGTTTTTTCAACTTCTTGTTCCGATAGGTACCCAAGTACATCGTCTGTAATTGGAGTACTATATGTAATATGACCATCTTTACCGAAGACTGCTAATTCATACAACCCATCTTTTCCACCGTAGGTGTGTGGTCCTTGTACAATACTAGCCCCATATCCATTTGAGAATTGAACTATACACTGTTGTCCCATTCCCGCTGGGTGTGGTTGGAAGTTCAGTTCTTCGAACACTACTGTGTTGAGATTGTTTGTTGGTCTTTCTTTTGTTTTCATCTTTTAATTTTTTTACGAATGCTCGTGTTAAATAAAAATTCATAGTTAAAATATTTCTTCAGCAATACCTAAGACTTCTGCTAGTCCAAATAATACTGCCGCAATTTTTACATCACCTTGGAAGAGGAAAAAACAAGCACCAAATCTGATGCCTGATTTTACAATACTTATCCAAAAATGACTATTTGATTTTGATTCTTTCGGTTCCATATATCTAATATAGTTAATTTTTATGAGATTTCAAAACTTTTTGTGATTCAATATAATTGTCAATAAAGTTTATTCGTTGACCAATCCAATACATCACATTGACTGTCATAGAGTTACCAATTGCACCTTTAACACTTGAATACGATGGTTTCTTACCAGCAACTTCAAAGTCTAAATAACCGTCTGGAAATCCTTGGAGTCTCTCCAATTCTCTTTCTGTGAAGGTTCTAATACTATCATTATCAATCCAATAGTTAGATGTGGATACTTTACCAAATCCATCAACTAATGTTTGTGCATATGATTTGGTTACTGTACCTGCGAGTTTAATTTCTCCAAGAATATTTCTGGCGTACTCATCCCTCTTGATTCTATTCTTTTCTTTAACGCTTTCAAAACATCCTTCTTCAAATAATACGGAGAATGGGACTTTCCAATTGTTTCCACGATATCCAACAATGAAGATTCTTTTGCGTCGTTGGGGAACTCCGAAGTATTGGCTGTCGAAAACCCGATAAGCGATTGAGTATTCTTCTCCTTGGACAACTCCTTGTTTGTCGAGGTTTTCGACTTGGAAGTTAGTACCGGTGAAAGAGGAGATGATTTCACACAACGCTCTTCTGTGTTTTTTCTTAAAAACGCCTTCGACATTTTCCCAAACGAACCATCTTGGTCGTTTGTCTTTAAGAATTTCTCCATACTTAAGGGAGAGTTGACCACGGATATCATCCATTCCTTCGTTGAGTCCTGCATCGGAAAAAGATTGACAAGGCGTTCCTCCGACCAATACGTCGAAGTTGATGTTTTTGTAGACTGCATAGTCGTTTAGTTTAGTTAAATCTGAAAATAAGGGAACGTTGGGGTAGTGATGTGATAAGACTTTTTGTGGGAAAGAGGCGAAGTCACATAAACCTTCACACTCCCAACCTAATGGTGACCAAGCCACGGTTGCGGCCTCGATTCCACTACATACTGAGAAATATTTCATAACTGTTTTGTTTAATGATGAAACAAAGTTATGTATATTTTATGAAATACAAAAAAAAATTTAGAATATTTTTTAAATTATTCTTAAGATATTGAAAATGAATTAGTTAGGAAGTCATATTTTTCCTTTTTCCATTCAAGATATGTGTATTTTTTAAACCTTTGGGTTAGTACGGTAATCGCATCGTTGAACATTTCCAAAGTCGGGGTGTTAGCCTTACCATATGATTGTACCAAACCGCCTTTACGATATTGTAGATTAATTCTTTTTCGTTTACACTGTAAACCAACATAAATGTATATTGATCCGTGGGGAAACTGCTTAGACATACAGTTTTTCATATTAAACCCTTCAATTCTAAAGTCCTCTTCAGTTACTAAAACTTTCGGTTTAAAAGATTCCCCACCAACTATGATGTCCTCCTCGATTTCATCTATAAATTCTTTTGGTAAATCATATCTAACTTTGTAACCTCGAGCAAAATGAAATTTAATTCCCGACCACATTTCTAATAAATTATCAAAGTCGTTATCATTCTTGGCTTTAAATTTTAATTCCACATTTCTAACCTCAAGTAACTCTCTAATTGATAATAACTTATTAACTAAATAAACTAAAGAATCTGTTTTTAAAGAATCACTCTCCCATTTATTGATTACACTAACCATACAGTTTTTTTCTGTATCGTTTTTTAATACGTGTAATTTTTTATTTGGTGCATAATCAAAACAATGCTTCTCCCACTTTATCTTCTTTAGATAATCTATATAGTTGTCACCAAATAATTTACAGATGTAGTTTAGAGAATCTAACTTAACACTCTTATTAGTATTTTGTTTATTCAATTCACCAATAAGATATTTCGATTTTATCCCATAATGGTCTAACACTGATGGTAAAAATTTATAATCGTTTTTCTCCAACCATTTCTTTTTAGGATAGTCGTGTTGGATGTCATAATAGACGCTGTTATGTCCCTTAATACCCTTCATTTCTAAATGATAGTCTACTATCATATCATATAAATAATTGACCTCACATTCACCTTTATTGATTTTATTAACAATGTAATCTGATTTTAATTTATCTTTAATCAAACTATATATTAAATCTATAATTTTACCTGTCGCCCTTGCATATTTCACACCCCAAAACCCCACTCTCTTTTCCCCTCTCTCAAAACCATTTTCAGTTAAATCCAATAACAAACTAAAATTATTCTTTTTTTGTTTGGTGGTGGTTCTAAACATTTTCATATCTGTTAAACCATCATTTATGATTTTGTAGGTTATAAAGATATCCCCCGTTTTTTTATTTATAACTAATTCATGTTCAAATAGAACTCTTTTATTTTTACCATATCTCTGGTAATCAAAATCAAATGCAGATTTATAAACAATATCGTCATCATTATTGTATAATTTTAAATCACATGTTGATAATGATTTAATTTTCTTGTCTCTCTTTTCTTGATTGTGTGTAAATAATAAATCCATATATAAAATATATATGGATTTATTTGAATTGTGTAGTTAAAATGGAAGTGGTCTTCTCACCTCTTCTTGAATCAATTCATCGATTCTTCTTGGTTCCCTATGTTCAGACATCACCTCAATACCATTTATTTTAATTGGTACCTTTTTCTTATCTAATGAATGTAGAATACCCATCCTCGCATAGATTTTAGTTTTTTCCTTTAACTTATTAACCGCCATTTCAATATCTGCGGGTGGTTGGTTATTACAAAAATGTCTAGCTTGGATTAGATTACCTGTTTGACAATCAAATTCACAGGTAACTCTATCTTGTTTATTTTCAGTTCTTATGGAAATAATTATTGATTTTTCTTTATCAGAATACGACGCAACACAATGGTGCATGAACCTACCTTCTTCATCATAATCCACTTCACGTTTCAATATGTATGGATAGAATGTAATGTCCCCAAATTCATCATCACCTAAATTTATTTTTAAATCAATAGGTAATTCAATATCTGATATCATTTTATTTGAAAATTGATATTCAACTTCCCAACCCTTTTTAATCAATTTCATCATCTTAGATACCTCATGATGTTCATCGTTAAACTCATTAATGTGTTTTGATTTTAAATGTAAATCAGGTATATACTCACGTAATTTCCCAATCATTCTAAAATGATCGTGTAAATCACCAATAAATCTCTCATTAATAATTGTTTCCTTTTCACTAGTTAATCTTACATATCCTTTATTTTCTATTTTTAAACTATTAATAATTTTCACAATATTTTCTTTTTCAATATTGGTTATTAGAAATTTTTCTTTTTTAAATTCTTTCTCAAAGTTAAATTTAGAAACTCCAAAATTATTTGAATTCTCATATCTTGAATTCATAAAATGAATAGGGTCGATACTACCAATATATTTTGAATAGTTGTCACCAAAATAATAACATAATCTAGCCAATGACTGTATATCAATTTTACTATTTTCATGCATTATTTTAATTGTGATTTTAGACTTAATCCCGAACATATCTAAAATGGACGCTATAAGTTTTCTATCGTTTTTCTTTAGAAACTTTTCCGTTGGGTAAAATATCTTAATCCAATAACTGTAATCGTTACAAATTTTAATCTTTTTTAATTCAACAAAACGTTCTAACATTAATTGTGCAAACCATATTCCGTTGAATGTTATATTTTGTTGATTTAAATTAAAAACATCATTTAAAACTGACACAAATTTTTTATTATCGAACGTTTGATTGTGTTCATCCAAAAGAACCGAATTCTTATCCAATGGTTTACGCATCTCAATAATTCCACCATCCCTAAATGATTGTTCTAAATAATTGAAGTTGTTGGTCCTAAAAGTTTTGGTGGTTTTTTTACCAACCTTAGTCATATTAAGTGTTGTGAAATTACCCGTAACCAGGTTAAAGGTAACCGAAGTAACACTCATTGATTTTTTAAAATAGATACTATTAAATTGTCTATGTTTATGTTGACGATAGATTTTAATTGTAACTTTATCACCATGTCGTCTGATGGAACGTTCGATTGCATTTACTGTAATCTCACTAAATGGATTACCGTAATGTCTTTTGATATGTCTATCGTTTCTTGTTTCAAAATTGTAGATTGCATAATTCATACTGACTCTTTCACCAATATCAGAATCACCATAAAAATATCTTGTCTTTCTTTTATCTATCTGTTTATGAAAGTCAACCATTCGACCAACTTTAGGTCTTCTTAATTCCCCAAGACGAATAGTAAGTTTCTTTGTTGGGGTGGTTACTTGAGTTAAATCCTCCTCAAAGTCAAAAAAATCTAAATCATCGTTAAAATTGGTGACTTCTTTCTTGTCCCCAATTTTACAATAATCCTTAAAAAGGGTAATGGTGGCATAGTTGAATTTTTGGGTTATTACGTCTTCCATCGCTTAATAGTTTATAGGACAAATATACAAAAAATATTTAAGAAATACTTATTAATATAAAATATATATTATGGCAAAAGCGAAAGGAAGTTCTTCAGCAATGAAGGTGTCATTTGGTAAAAAGACCACGGGTAAAGCTCGTAAATCTTACGGTCCTAAGGACCAAAAACCGAAGAAATATAGGGGTCAAGGTCGTTAATCTAAACGACCAGCACCTTTATATGAACTAAGATAACGGGGTTCGGATAAGCTACTTATCTTGACCCCTTCCTTCTTATTTGCCGCATGTACAAAGGTATCCTTACCTAAATACACCCCACAATGCCATCCACTTGGACTTTGTGTACTCCTAAAGAATACAATATCTCCGACCGCTAAACTATCTTTTTTAATTCTAGTTGTTTGTTTCCATTGTTCCGCACAAGTGTTATTTAGTTTCTTACCATATACATCCCAATAAAGTTTTTTAGCAAATTGGGAACAATCAATACCGTTTTTTGTGTTTCCACCTAATTGATATTTGGCTCCATACCAATCCATAACAAATGTTGATAATGGAGTTAGTTGTTTATCGTTTAACCTTATTAACAATGGTTTATTGTCGACCAAAACATACATATAATCACCGTCCGCCGATAATTTGTTTTGATTTGCGTGGTCTATAATTTGGTTTTGAGCTAAACAGGTTATATTCGTTATGAATATTAATATAAGTAAAATTTTAATCTTTTTCATTTTTTATTATGTTAATTGTTATTCCTGCAGAACCTGCACTTACTTTGTATGTGTTATGTCGATTATCATTTATCCACCCATACTTCTTAAATCTGAATATTGTAACCAACTTACCTTCAAAAACGGCATAAATTGCATTATCCGCATAATCAATTGATGGGTGTATAATGTGTCCTAATTTCCAGGACTCTATAAATTCTTCTTCTAATTCGTCAGGGGTAATATGAATAAACATACTAGTTCGATAGTTTTGCCTTTATAGATGGATGTGATTCATACCCATCGATTATGAATTGATGGGGTTGTAAATTGTTTATAAACCCATCAAATGTATCTTTATGGTGTTCAAAGTGTGCCAACACTAAGGGACTAAAATTTAATGTTGGTAAATTTTTAAATGGTTCTCTACCGATTTGTTCTTTAGCTTGTTCGATGTGATTCGAATACAGATGAACATCACCTAAGTTACCAATTAATTCATCGGGTATCATATTAACTTCCATAGCTAGAATTTCTAATAACAAACCATATGATGCAATATTAAATGGTAACCCTAAGAATGTATCTACACTTCGTTGATTCCACATTAGAGATATTGCTCGTTTAGGTATATTATATGATTCTAACTCTTCGCTCAAACCACCACCAAATGGTACAATATCATCTACCATTGATTTAAATCTTTCCTCACCAACTTTCTTTTTTAATAGCTCCCACATCTCTTCTCCTGTTAACTTTCTAGTGTACACTTGAAATCCATAATGACAAGGTGGTAAGACCATTTCATCCAATTGACCAACATTCCAAGCGTTTACAAGTAATCGTCTACTATCTGGATTTGTTTTCAACTCATCAATTAAGTTTTGAATTTGATCAATCCATTTATCACCTTCAACGTATGTATCATGTCCGGTTAATGGGTCTTTTATTGTTGTCTTAATTAATGTTTTAGTGTGCCACTCTCTCCATTGTGCACCGTAGATTGGTCCTAACTCACCAAAAATATTACAAAATCTTTCATCCGTTTTAATTAAACGAATAAAATTTTCTTTATCCCATGGTTCTCCGTTATTAGACCATAATGAATTTCCTACCCAAGCAGCATAACTATTCTCATATCTTTTATAAGCATCACCATCCCAAATGTGACAATCATTATCAACAAGGTATTTGATGTTAGTGTCACCACGGAGGAACCATAACAATTCAGTTACCATTGTCTTCCATGCCATTTTCTTCGTTGTCAACAATGGAAATCCCTGTGACATTTTATGTCTAATCTGACGACCAAATACCGATATGGTACCAGTGCCAGTCCTATCAGTTTTAATAACTCCATTATCTAAAATGTCTTGTAATAATTCTTGATATTTTGAATCCAATCTATTCATACTTACCATTTTGGTGTCTCCAATCTTTTTATATTTTCTTGTTCGTCTTGTCTATTGAAATTTTCTTTGTGAGACAAAATTCTATGAAACTCTCTATATGCTTGTGGTTGATAATTTTTTAAGTGGTCAATTCCATATTCATATTCAAATATGACATCTTCATATCTTCTTTCTTTAGAATCAAAACCATCCGATTGCATTTTCAAATCCATTTGTAACTCATTGATTACATTTTGTAACGAATCTTGTTTACATGTTTCAATTGGTGGAGGTATCATATCATGTGGTTGTCTAATAGCAATTATTGTTAACAAGACAATGATAATCACTCCACCAAATACTCTAATCAAAAAATCTTTTTTATTTTCCATATCCTTGTTGTATTTGTATTCCCATCATATATGTTAACCACCTAACAGTTATTCCCCAAGATGGTGATGTTACGCCCGACTCGAGAAATTCAGTTTTATTGTAAAAAAAAACAATTGTTGGTATTAAAAACCAATGATGTCTCTTTTTATAGATAAAAAAATCTTTATAATATTTCTTTTTCATTTCTTTTAAAGAATGGTTTAAATTTATCTTTTATTTTTTCGTAATGAACCATTGCGAACCATTTCCCAATAATACTTCCAGCAATATAAAATACAACCCCTAAGTAATCTCCTTTGAATAATCCATCTAGTGAGTAGTATGTTGCCCCCAATGAGACAAGACTTATCCAAAAACTATTAACCAATAAACTTTTAATATTATTCTCATATGTAAATTTTATCTCCATGACTTTGAAGATATTAAACATAATTTGAAACACTAAAATTAATAAATAATTACTCATCGTAGTTGCCGGTCGTTCTTCTTAATAATTTATCAACATCATCTTCTCTTTCTTTCATTTCAATTATACGAATGTAATAACCATTAGGATTTGCATTAGTGTCTTCTGATTTAACATTTTTATCAAACCATTTACTAAACCATTTACCTTTGTAAGTTAAGACCTGACATCTTTCAGAAAATTCTTCCGAATCGGTTTTGTCTAATAGACCCTCACTTACTAATTTGTTCAGTACAATGTCTTTAACCTTGTTGTAATTCTCCATTTCTACTGTTAAGTCCATATTATTTCTTTTTTAGATTGCTTCATATTCAATGTCACCGTAGTCATAATACTCATTGTCGTCATTATGTTCCACACCATCTTCTTCACCATCTTCGATTTTCTTAATTGCGGCACATGCACTTTTTGCCATAACTCTATAGGTCCATGACTGTGTTAATGGTTGCTCAGCTTTAATCTCCCACTCGGTTTCTTCTACATCCTCTTCGTCATCACAATCATCCAAGTCACTACTTGTAACCTTAGTAACTTTTGGTTCCCTTTTGAATGAATCAATTGATTTCATTAACTCATCTCTGAATCTAATCAAATCTTTTAAATCACTAAATGTGAAATTGAAACTTCCATTTGAACTTGATAGTTGAATATCCACATGTGGAGTTTCATCATTACCAAAATCATAAACCATAAAACCATTTTGTTCCCCCAACTCAATGTTGGATGTTTCGGGATAAATCGAAATCCATGTATCAGGATTTGATTCGACCATTTCTTTAAATTCTTTCTCCATTGATTCCAATTGAGATAGGCAATCGGAATATTTTTTAGTGAACTCTTTGTCCCACTTTTTGGTGTATTTTGCCATATTATTTCTTTTTAGGTTTTCTAAAATAATCTAACACCAGGTTAAATGAACCTAATGATATACTACCCCATCCAAAATACTTCACTAATTCAGGGTCAGCACCTTTAAGACCGTACTTCTGAACTAATATCCCCGTCACTATCATCATTATGTAGATGATTTCTTTTAATCTGATTTGCATCTTCTTTTAATTTAATTAAACATTTATATAACGTATTGGCCTCCATTAAGTTAAACATTCTGTTTTGATTACAGAAGTCCAACGCCTTACCGATTATTGTTAAAGCGGACTCTTTATCTATATCATATACAAATTGGTCGAATTCATCTATGTTTTCAAATTCGATTAGACCACCAAATATTTTTTCCATAAAACAAATATATAAAATTCTTTTGATAATTCCAAATAATTATTGTTATGTCAGTACACATCAACAACAAAACATTTCAAGCCGAATACCTATCAAATCCAGAAGACATTAGTCGAGGTATGATGGGTAGAAACTCATTGGACGGTTGTATGGTATTCAAGATGGGTAAGGGTCATCATTCATTTTGGATGAAGAATTGCCTCATCCCACTTGACATCGTATTTGTTTTAAATAATCGTATCAATCGTATCCATCCCAATTGTCCCGTTGAAGATTCCCATAGAATGACTCTACCTCGTTACACCGGTATTGGTGACCACGTGATAGAGTTTCCTGCAGGAACTACAGAGGGTTGGAAAGTAGGGGATCGTGTTGCAATGTATCTAGGGTCTCCTCAGAATCCTGTTCGATAGGACTATCATATTTCACTCTTGGTTTAACCTTCTCAAATACCCAAAAATAACTATGGTACTTACGAGCATGTTCTTGTTTAGTCCATTTAGTCCCAAAACTATTGATACGAACGTTTGATGTTAGGATAAATAAATCTCTCGGATAGAACCCTAACTCTTGGGCCATATTCATAACCATAACGTGAGAGAAGTGGTTCTTACCTCCAGATACCGTATCTTGACATTTAAAGACTACGTAACCACCTTTATCACAAACTCGGTACAATTCCTTCAATGTGTTATAATAATGGGTTTTTAGGTGGTTATATGACTCATAACCCTCGAATCTCTTTGCAATAATAGAACTCCCTTCTTTATTATCACGATATGACTTACCAGCAATAACAAATGGAGGATCAAACATTATACTTTTCATTGAACCGTCCTCAAATGATAAGTTTTCGGAACTACACTCAACCACTGTATCATTATAAGGATACAAATCTGATTTGTTAGTAGGTTCTGGTAAATCTTTCCAAAAAGCACCTTTAGAATAGGTACAATCTAAATCAAATCTTTCAATGTTGTAAAGAAACATGATGCTCTTTATAGCCTCGTAGTTAGAGGTGTAGACACTTTTTACGGGTTTAAAATCTTTTTCCATTTGTTTTTTAATATTTTTTTTGTATACTTTAGTAAAATATAAGAAATAAAAAACAATAAACCAAAATATTTATAAAAAAAGAAATACTATGGGCTGCGGATGCAAAAAAAACAATTCTAACTCACAACCGGTTCAACCAACGAACATTACATTAACCGAAACAGGAACGCCTGTGGTTACACAACCAGCACCGGCACCAACAACTAATCAAACGGAAGTTAATGACATCATTGACCGTTTAAATAATCAATAATATCGTATATATTAACGATTAAATGAAGTATCGTCTTAATTGACGATATTTTTTAATCATTTAAGTATATACTAATATATATAAAACAATATGAAAGCAGATACAAAATTAACTAGTGTTAACATTTTAGATGATGTTTACAAAAGGTTTAAAATTAAATCGATTGAAGGTTCAATGAATCTACAAAAATTAGTAAATCGTTCTTTAGATTTATATTCTAAAGATGAAAACTTTAGAAATTTAATAAACAACCACAATGGTTTAGCAACAACAGGGTCTAAATTTTAATATGAAGAAAAAAATACTTTTATTATCAGATGATTTAAGAATGACAAGTGGTATTGCCACTATGTCCAAAGAATTCGTTTTAGGAACCATTCACAAATATGATTGGATTCAATTAGGTGCGGCAATTAAACATCCAGAACTTGGTAAGATAGTTGACATCAATGATGATGTTAGAAAAAGAACCGGTATTAAAGATGCCAATTTAAAAATTATACCATATAATGGTTATGGTGATATTGGTATATTAAGAAAATTAATCGCTGAAGAGAAACCAGATGCAATTTTACATTTCACGGACCCGCACTATTGGCAATGGTTATATGATAACGAACATGAGATTAGACAACAAGTCCCAATTTTATTTTATCATATTTGGGATAACTTACCTGACCCATATTACAATAGAGATTACTATGAATGTTGTGATTGGTTAGGTTGTATCTCTAAACAAACCTATGGTATCGTTCATCGTGTTGGTAAAACCACAAGGGAAGTTACACATAAACCATTGGAAGATTGGCAAATTAGTTACGTTCCTCATGGAATCAATCCTGATGTGTTTAAACCAGTTAAGAAAGTGGATGAAGAATTATCTAAACTTATTCATGGTGATAAGAAATATGATTTCATTCTATTCTATAACAATAGAAACATTAGAAGAAAACAACCATCTGATGTGATTTATTCATTTAAATTATTCTGTGACAGTTTACCTAAAAAAGAATCTGATAAATGTTTGTTATTGATGCACACCAATCCCGTGGATGAGAATGGTACAGATTTAAATGCAGTAATTAATGAGTTATGTCCTAACTACGATGTTAAATTTACCAACGCTAAATTAGAACAAGACAAATTAAATGATTTATATAACATTGTTGATTGTACAATCAACATTGCAAATAATGAGGGGTTTGGATTAACGACCGCAGAATCATTAATGGCAGGTACACCAATTATTGTTAGCGTGACAGGAGGTCTACAAGATCAATGTGGATTTAATTTTAGTGCTGATGATTATATTGAGGTTGGGACGTTGCACAAATCTAAAGGGACACCACATGGTGATTGGGTTATACCTGTTTGGGCCGCAGCAACTAATTTAAATGGATCGGTACCAACACCTTATATCTTTGATGATAGGGTTAATGACGATGATGTTGCAGATGCAATTATGACAGTATATAAATGGGGACGTAAAGAAAGAAAAGAAAGAGGAAAGAAAGGTAGAGAATTTATGAAGAAGAACTTATCTTCTAAAGTAATGTCAGATACTTTTATTGAGGGAATAGAAAAAACATTAAATAACTTTAAACCGAGAAAAAGATTCGATTTATATAAGATAGTATAATATGAGCAAACCAAGTTTATTATTTAGAGGGCCGGTAAAAACAAGAAGTGGGTACGGCGCACACTCAAGAGATTTATTACAAGCACTGTATGAAATGAATCTATTCGATATTAATGTTGATAGTTGTATGTGGGGATCAACTCCATTAACGGCATTAGAAGAAGAAAATACATTTCACAAATGGATTGAAAGCGTAATTGTAACAAGAATAGAACATAGACCAGACATCTATGTTCAAGTTACAGTACCAAATGAATTTCAAACATTAGGTAAATTCAACGTAGGGATAACTGCTGGAATTGAAACTACCGTTGCACCTAAAGAATGGATTGATGGGTGCAATAAAATGGATTTAATTGTTACAACATCCACATTTTCGAAAGATGTATTGTTATCTACCGTTTACAATGAAACGGAAAACAACACGGGTAAATTAATTAAACAACATAAGATTGAAAAACCAATTAAGGTTTTGTTTGAAGGTGTTGATTTGTCAATTTACAATAACGAGTACAAAGGTTTAGATATTGATATTAAAGAGGAGTTCGCATTTCTTTTCGTTGGTCATTGGTTAAAAGGTAATCTTGGTCAAGATAGAAAAGACATCGGTATGTTAATTAAATGTTTTAGTAAATCATTTGAGGACGTTGAAAATCCACCGGCTTTAGTTCTTAAAACATCTTCAGCAACATTTTCAGTTAAGGAAAGAGAATCTTTCAGAAAACGTATTAGTGATTTAGTTAAAGACATTAAAAATCCACCTCCAATTTATTTGTTGTTTGGTGAATTAACTAACGATGAAATGAATCAATTATATAATCATCCAAAGATTAAAGCAATGATATCATTAACTAAAGGTGAAGGGTTTGGTAGACCTCTATTAGAATTCACTATGTCAGGTAAACCTGTGATAGCATCTAATTGGTCAGGTCATAAAGATTTCTTACCTATGGATAAGGCAATCATGGTCGGTGGGTCATTAACTGAAGTTGATAATAGTGCGGTTGATACGTTTATTATTAAAGGTTCTAAGTGGTTTACCGCAAATTATAATGAGGCTTCGGAGGTGATGAAATTAGTGCATGAAGATTATAATAAATTCTTAGAAAAATCAGAAACTTTAAGGATTGAAAATAAAGAAAAGTTTTCGTTAGATAAAATGAGAGAAACATTTAAAGATATGTTTCAATTATTCCAAACTAAACCACAGGAACAAAAATTAGTTCTACCTAAATTAACAAAAACTAAATAATATGGCAAGAGGTAGAAAAAAAATAAAGGATGAATTATTACAATCTGTTATTGATAAATTAACAATCGACGACACACCAAAAATTGAAACATACATGCCATGTGAATGGGTGATTCAATTTGATAATGATGAACCACAATTATTTACAACCGCAGATGAAACTGTAGAATCACCAGAAGTTATTATTAGAATACAAAATACTAACGAAGGTTATATTAAGTTTACAGACCCAACATCGGGTAAAACATTTAAATTATTTGCAAGACCAAAAAAATAGTAATGAACTTTAAATTTTTTCAAAAGGAGGAATTAAAACATAATAATTTTATTGTGTTAGAACCTACAAGATTTAATCCACAAAATGTTGAGTTTTGTTTTCAATTTGGTGATGAGGAACCAATTGTATTTGCAACTGGTCCTAATGAATGTAGTATTCATTTAAGTCCAACAACCAACACCAACATGACGTTCAATGATAATAATAAAGTTTTTAAATTATTCGCAAGAGAAATACAAAATGGTTAAAAATTTTAAATTTTTTCATGGGGTAATTAGGAGTAGTTTAACTGCGACATGGACTCATCAAGAGGGAGAGTTGTTTGGTATCGACGCAGAAGAAGAATTAACAAGATTGATGTCTAATGAAATTGCTAGAGAAATTGACAATAACATTATTGAGGAATTAACAAGAAGAATTAATGGTGGGAATCCATCGATATTTGGGGGTCCGATTATCGGTTTTAACAATAATGTAGCATGAGATGTGAAAGACATAATTGGGACACGGAAGATAGGGAGTGGTGTTGGAAATGTGAAGAATTAACATTAAAAGAAAATAAACAAAAATATGAAGATAAGTTTCGCCATAACAGTTTGCAACGAGTTGGAGGAAATCAAGAGATTAGTTCCGTTCTTATTGAAACACAAAAGGTCTCAGGACGAGATTGTGATTCTATATGATGACAAGAATGGTAACAAAGAAATATTAGATTTCTTATTACCATACAATAAATTACCTAACGTTCAAACATGGAGAGGTTTTGATTGGAATAACAATTTCGCAGATTGGAAAAATACTTTAAACGAATATTGTGCTGGTGATTACATTTACCAAATTGATGCTGATGAAATGATTAGTGAATATATGGTTAAAAATTTGCACGATATATTAGGAATGAATCCTGATGTGGATTTAATATTTGTCCCAAGAATAAACACTGTTGAGGGTTTAACCGATAATCATATTAGAAAATGGGGGTGGCATGTAAACGATAAGGGGTGGGTTAACTTTCCGGATGCTCAGGGAAGAATTTACAAAAAGGGAATGACTTGGTATGGTCGTGTACATGAAAGAATAATTGGCGGTCAAAAATTCGCATCGTTACCAACAGATGACGATGATTATTTTATTCAACACCATAAAACAATAGAACGTCAAGAAAAACAAAATAATTTTTATCAATCAATTTAAGATATTATATGAGTAAAATAGAATTTATTATACCAACATACAATAGACCACACCATTTGATGTGTCTTCTTAATTCACTTTGTGCACAAAGAAGTGACAAGTGGTGTGCACATGTTATTGCCGATTGTCCTCCTGAAGGTTCATTGGATAAAGTTATGGATTATTTTAAGGATAATGAAAAGATAAAATTTACAATTTTACCTGAACGTTATAATGATTGGGGTCACACCCCTAGAAATTATGGTGTAGAACATTCAACGGAAGATTGGATTGTTATGACAGGTGAAGATAATTACTATGTTCCAGTATTCGTTGATACTTTTTTATCTGTTGTTAGTGAAAAAGTGGGATTTGTATTTTGTAATATGGTTCATAATTGGAAAAATTTTGAGTATATTGGTATAGATTGTGAACCTTCGTGGGGTAAAATCGATATTGGAAATTTTATGATTAAAAGAAAATTTGCTAAACAAATGAGATTAAATCCGTCAATTGAACAAGCAGATGGGGTTTATGTTGAAGAATTTAAGGTAAAATTTCCTTATATACAAATAATTAAAATACATAAAGTATTATATATACACAATTAATATGCACGCTACAGCAGAACAAAACGCAAGAAGATTTTTTAACACTTATGTTAATAATAAAAACGGTAATTTTTTAGAAATAGGATCATATCTAAGTAGTTTTAACATACGGTCATTAGCACCGAATGGTTCTAACTATGTGGGTGTTGATTTAGGTGCCGGCCCCGGTGTTGATATTGTTTTAACTGACCCATATGTTTTGCCATTTGGTGATAATTCATTTGACTTTGTTGTTAGTTCATCTTGTTTTGAACATAGTGAATTTTTTTGGTTAACATATATGGAAGTTATGAGAGTATTGAAACCTTCTGGACTGTTTTATTTAAACGCTCCATCAAATGGTGATTTTCATAGATTTCCAGTCGATTGTTGGAGATTCTTTCCTGATAGTGGTAATGCATTATCTAATTGGTCAAGACGTAATGGAATGAATACTGCAGTACTTGAACAATATACAAGTGGTGGGGGTACCGACATATGGTGCGATTACGTGTCAATATTTATAAAAGATATAGATATGATTAACAATTACCCAAATAGAATAATAACAAATTTTAATGATTATACAAATGGTTCGGTATTTCCACACGAAACATTATTAAATAAGAAATTATGGTAGATAGATTATATACAATGCGTGATGAAACATACGCAAAAGGTTTGGAGGATTTAATTCAATATGTTAAACAACATGGAGATACTAAAAAAATGACTATGATTGAGATTGGTTCATATGCTGGAGAATCTACACAAATGTTCTCTAATGAATTTGAGACAGTTATTTCAATTGACCCCTACATTAATGATTATGACCCAAATGATATAACTTGTAGTTATATGAAATTAGAAAAAGTTTATGATACATTTAAAGAGGTAGTTGACCGAAATAATAATATCAAACATATCAGAATGACGTCTGATGATGCAATAGAATCATTAATAGGTATGTCGGTTGATTTTATTTATATTGATGGATTACATACCTATGAACAAATAAAAAAAGATATAACGAATTATCTTCCTTTACTTAAACCTAACTGTTTAATTGGTGGTCATGATTACCACGTAAACTGGGGTGGTGTAGTAAAAGGTGTTAATGAATTGTTAGGTGAACCAGACACAACGTTCTCTGACACTAGTTGGATTAAACTTATAAAATAATATGTTTTTAAATATAATAACTCCCTGTAGTCGACCTAAAAATCTACTAGAAATTTCTAAAAGTATAAACATACCGAGAGAAAACTATCGATGGATTGTTGTTTTTGATATGGATGCATTACCACCATCCGAATTAATACCTTTAAATTGTGAAACACATCTACATCGTAACAAATTAAGTATTGCGGGGCATTCACAAAGAAATTATGCCTTAAGTTTAATAAATGATGGACACATCTATTCTAATGATGATGATACAATTATACACCCAAATTTATGGGATAATATAAAAGACTTGGATGATGATTTCATATCATTTGAACAAGAGGATAAAAATCATAATTTAAGATTAAAGGGAAATGTAATAAGATTATATAATATCGATAGTCATAATTTTATAGTTAAAAGGTCAATAATAGGTGAGACTTCTTTTATAGTAGGTGATTATAATGCCGATGGTTATTTTGCTGAAGAATGTTATTCTAAATCATCATCAACCATTTTTATACCCAAAGTTCTCTCAACATATAATTCATTAAGATGAACATAACATTTGTAATGGCAGTGTATAATAAGCTAGAGTTAACAAAAGAATGTTATCGTTACTTACGCGACTTATATCCCGAAGCCCCATTAGTAATTAGTAGCGGTGGTTCAAGTGATGGTACAAAGGAATGGTTGGAATCATTAGAAGATGATGACTACCTATCTTATCTTCACGATGATGATAGATTAACATTCTCTGACACATACAATGCTGGTATTAAATTAGTCGATACTGAAAAATTAGTATTGATACATAACGATATGGTTATTGGTGAAGGATTCTTAGAGGCAATCGAAAGATTATTAACACCTAATATGTTGTTATCATATACAACAATTGAACCCCCAATATTCAAAGGTCATAAAAGACCGGGTAAAGTATTGCTAGAATTAGGTTCGTCATTTTTAAATTTTGATAACTATCACTTCAACAACTACGTTAAACAATGGAAGGATAGTGATAACCTATATGATGGTGCAGTATTCTTCATGAGTGGATATAAAAAAATGTTTGAAGATGTTGGTGGATTTGACGGGTTTAGTTTTGTTCCGTGTTTCTGTGAGGATGATGATTTCTTAATTCGTGCGAAACTAAAAGGGTATGAATTAAAAACTTGTGATTCAGCAATAACTTATCATTTTGTTTCGCAGACATCCAGATTTAGTGATGAAATGAAGACCGATAGATTTAGAATAGAAATTTGTTCAAACAGAAACTTTGTAAGAAAGTGGGGTATATCAATTGCTTCATTCAACGAATTAAGATATTGGGAAGATAAAGATTTTAAATATAAAACGTTTTCAATGGGTTTAACAACTCGTAACAAATCAAGATTGGGTGAAGTGGAACCATACTTCGATAAAATCGATTTAGGGGAGATTCCTGAGGACTACATAGAGAATGAACAAAAGAATACACGTTATGATTTAAGGTCGAAATTTACCCTACAGGACACCGTTGATGTGATGGTATACGAGATGAATCCATTCACGGATGAAGACATGTATATATTGAATAAAATAAGATTATCGTTACCATATTATGAGCCGGACGAATACGAGGTTGGAAATATGAAGATAGTTATTAAAAAAATTATTTAATGAATGTACTTGTAACTGGAGGTGCTGGATTTGTCGGTACCAATTTAATTAAAAGGTTATTAAAAGATGGTCACGATGTAACATCCTTAGATAACTACTTAAGTGGTTTTAGTTCTAACCACCAAGATGGAGCAAATTACATATATGGTGATGTTAGAAATTTAACAATACTAGATAATCTGAAATACGATATTGTATTTCATTTAGCGGCAATTGCAAGAATACAACCATCATTTAAACATCCGGTTGAGTATTTTGAAACAAATACAAATGGTACATTGAATATGGTACAATATTGTATTAAGAACGATATACCATTAGTTTATGCAGGAAGTAGTTCACACCATAGCGGTAAGTTTAAAAATCCATATACCTTTAGTAAAGATATTGGTGAGGAGATAGTTAAACTTTATCAAGAACATTTTAATTTAAAGGCGTCCATAACTCGTTTTTATAATGTGTATGGTCCACATCATTTAAAAGATGGTGGATACAGTACCGTAATTGGTAGATGGGAAAAGCAATATGATGATGGGGAACCCTTAACGATATATGGTGATGGATTTAAAAGAAGAGATTTCACACATGTTGATGATATTGTTGATGCGTTAATTAAAATACAAAATATAAATGCTTGGGGTCACATCTTTGAATTGGGGAGGGGTTACAACTTTTCTTTAAATGAAGTTGCCGACATGTTTAAAGAAGATAGACTATATCTTGATGACAAGCCAGGTGAGGCTCAGGAAACTTTATGTGAAAGTAGAGTTGCTAGATTTGTATTAGATTGGTCTCCGTCCATTAACTTATCAGATTATATTAATGAATATAAAAAAAGGAACTAATTAAGCTCCTTCTTTTTTTACTTCCTTTTTAACAAGTTTAAATAAAACTATATAATTATCGCTTGATTTTCCTGCTTCTTTTAAATCTTCTTTTGTGATTTCAGGGTATTCTATTTCCTTTTCTTGATCTAACAATATACCATATTCTTTATCGAATTTAACATATTGTGGATTAACAACTCTGGTAAGTACATTACCATCATCATCTTTGGTTTCATTGTACATTTTAACCATTATCCCATTTTTCTCATCTTTTTCTCCATACTTAAGAATAAGTTCATCTCTTAAAGATTCTACCTTAGCTCTTTCTGCTTTAAGTACTTCACCTAATTCCTTTAGTTCGTACTTTAAGATTATTGATAAATTTTGTTTTGTAAAACCTTTATAGAGTTCTGTACCATCTTGTGGGCTAACAAACCCATTGATTTCACTTTCTAATTGTAGGACGTCTCCTAACTTTAACGTGATTTTTTCCATAATTTTAATTATAATTTACTACAATATAGATATTTTTACCTGAATTGTAAATGATTATATTTCCGTTATTTTATATAATCTTGTTGTGGTTTCAGCAGCTTCTAACTCAGCTTTTTTTGCTTCAGCTTCTTCAATTGTTTCGAATGTAAAGATTTCATCATTATCGTCCAATTTTGCAGCCCATATTTCAACCACCATAAATGATGGTTCTCCTTTTGATGGGTCAGTTGGGAATTGTTGTTTTAAAATTTGATATGCCATTGTTATGTTTGTTTAATATAAATACTTAACACAATAGTTAATTGCGTGTTGTTCTTCCATAAATGGATTACTTATAATTGTTTCACCATCTTGTAAGTATTTTACGTACCAACATTGGTTTTCTAAATAAATTTCTATGTTTGTTACTTCTCCCATTTTAAATTTCTAATTAAGGTAATGCTTGTTCTGGTAAATTATTAACGTCAGCAATGGGCAAGAGTTCGGTTCTCCATTGTTGGGTTTCTTCGTCCCAAATATGAACTTTACCTTCTTCTTGTTCAGGGCATTCAATTGGTGCTTTCCAAATTTGATTAACTGTATCTAAAGACCACGATTCAAATGGTTTGGGTGGTAAAAAAATGTCTAATTCAGGTAAATACCAATACCCAATTCCGGCATACATTTTTCTTATATTACCATTATATGATGTTTGAATCCATGTTCCCCCCAATTGTAAATCACTGGATAAATAATCATTTCCTCTATGTTGTTGTTCATCAGGAACAACTAAAATATCAACAACTACGTTGTTAGAATCTATTCGTGCAAAATGTGCCATATTATCTATATTTGTATCTTATTATAACTATTCCACTTCCACCATCTCCACCCTTATTTGTTGCGTTATAGTGAGCACCACCACCGCCACCACCACCAGTGTTTGTTGCACCATTTCCGCCAGGTGTGTTAGCCCATGAACAACATGCGCCTCCACCACCATCAGAACCCCACGCTAAACCATTTCTTCCACCAAGTGCTGTGCCTAACGCACCACCACCACCTCCGCCAACACCACCATAACCACCTGTAGATAGTGAGTAACTTCCGCCACCACCACCGCCTCCGAAATAAAATGGTTTACCTAAAATTCCCGTTAATTTACCGGCACCACCATCGGGTCTATTGTTTCCATCTGCACCTGCGGCGCCTGCACCTCCACCACCACCTGAGTAGTATGAGTTACCTTGATAACCACCTCTAAATCCTTGTCCTGAAATACCCGCTCCTGAACCATATGCTCCAGGTGCTGCACCATCATTATTATAACCCGAAGCTCCACCACCTGAACCACCTGAATTACCAAAATGTATACCTAATCCTTGTGTGTTATATGAAACGCCACCCCAGCCACCACCTATAGCAGTTAAACCATTAAATGAAGAATTACCACCATTAGCACCTGTTACGGTTGGGTGTCCACCTGTGGTTCCCGCGGGCGCACCTGCGCCACCTCCACCAACAGTTATGGTATATGTTGTTGGAGTTAGAATTGTGGTTCCATTAAGGACACCTCCACCTCCACCTCCACCGCCCATATTAGTACCACCGCCACCACCGCCAGCTGCTATTAGATATTCAACCTCAATTGATCCCGATCTAAGTGATGATAGGGTAAATGTTCCACTACTATTAAATCTATGAACTCGATACTCACCAACAGTTGTTATAACACCACCTGTTGCAACTACTTTTTGTTGCTTAAGTGCGGCACCTTCAACTGTAACGGTTGTAGATTCTAACTTTGCTTGTCTATTGTTTAATAGGTCAGATATTGTTGGTTCTGAGCCATCACATTTATCTAATCTTGGGTCAAACCATTGTAATCTGGTTGTGTTATCACCACAATAATAATGATATACTCTATGATATCCACCTGTTGTTCCCGGATACCATTTTACGTCACCGCCAATGTTACAAAAATTAACACTACCATTTCTACCACTTGTTATGTATCTACCAGAATCAGGGTGTGTTGTTGCACCACCAGTGTAATTAGATGGAAAACAATGTCCAACAAGTAGATACCAAACGTTTTGAGTATATGCACCAGTACCACTACATTCAAAATATGGGTTACCTTCTTGTGCTCCGTTATCTATTCTAATAACAGCATTAGGACTACCGTAAAGTCCCAAATATGATGTTCCTCCAGCACTTGATGTTGTTCTTTTGACCCAAACTGACCATCTATATAATGAATATTCATCCACATTATGAAATCCGTTATTCCAACCACCATCATCAGCAGCGGAACCGTTTGGTCTAGATTCCCAGACAACTGAACTATTACCAAAAGGGTCTGTGCCGATTACTCTTTCGTTTTCGTCAGTACTACCATTTTGACCAAAAGCGCCAGTACCCCCTGAACCTACCGCCCAAGAGTATGGGTCTAAAATGTTTGTTCTTCTAAATAATATTGGCATATAAATTAAATATTTTAAACTCCAAACCTCGCTCTACCATTATTATAATTTTGGACAATTTCTGTTACAGTTAATGCTACATTATATATACGGGCAATACTAATATCTCCCTTAAAATTATGTACCCCATCCGCCGTTGCCCCACCATATGTCCCAACATAATACGTTCCAGCAGTCACTGTACCTGTTTGAGCCCACGCATCAACTTGTACACCATTAACATAAGCCCTACTTGTACCTCCATCATATGTTCCTACAATGTGAGTCCAAGCATTATTTGGAATACTACCATTCCAATTATATAATCTACTATTTGAAGTTTGATTAGCCCAATGTAATGAGAATGTACTTCCACCATCGGTAGAATCTATAATTCCCAAATACATACTACTACTTGACGAAACTGCTCCACCTCTTTGTGTTCCTGTACCAACCGATGATTTATTTGGTCTAATCCACGCTTCTGTAGTTATTTGACTAGTCGGACCATTAGTAAATGTTGGGATTATTATAAAATCATTTACACCATCAAAAAGTATTGAACCTCCTCCTGTGGTATAATTAATTGCGGCTCCATTTGTTAACGATCCATCATTACCGTTACCGCTCATATCCTTCCATTGAGAGTTACAATTTGTACAGCCTGGATTTGATGAATAATACTGACATCCGTAACCACAATCATAATAATTGGATGAGTTTATATATGACGAATTGTTACCCGCATCTAACCATAACACCAATCCTCTGGTTACAACCGTAGGACTTGCAGCCTCGCCGCTTGGGTTAAAATCAGTTGCATCAAATACGTTTCCGCCAATATCTATTCCCATAATTACATTTATTAAATACCAAAACGACCTCTTGTTGCTTGATACACCTCAGAAATTTCATAAGGATTTAAAACTCTATTATAAACTAAAAGATACCCAATATACGCGTTTGAATATTCACTATTACCTGGTGCATATCTACCTAAACTAAGATTATATGGACCCTGGCTACCACTTTGATTTGAATACGTTGCAACTGAGTTTACATAAACAACATACTGATCATCTGATATATTACCAGTACCAGCCATAATTTTAAAACTAGTATCCTGTGGACCATTTTGAACAGGAGTTACCCAACCTTCTGCATAATAATTTTCAGTTGATGAACTCCACCAACCTAATAACCAGTTATTGCTTTCTGCGGAAAAAATTCTACCTCCAACTGTTGCATATTTTGCAGCACCTATTACAGTATAGTTTGTTCCAGATAAATTTCCACAAGGAACTGTGATATATTGATTTGAACCATTAGTTACTAATACCCCACCAGCTATTCCACTATTGAATGAAACACCATTAACTAAGGTCCCATTTGCACCATTACCACTTAAATCATACCAAACGGTTCCACTACCGGGATATGAATTTATATCTGCAGCATCTAAATAACAAATAAGACTATCTCGAGTAATTCTTGTTTTAAAAATACCCGTACTTGTTATATCCGATGAACTGATTACTTTACTATTAACGTCTAAAGGCATTAGTTTATGTTTATTAAAATATAATGATATTTTTTTAGTTAATCAATATTATTCAGGTCGTTTTGGTGTTGCGTCATTAGGGTTAACCTCTTGCAACATAAATTTATAAACCTTATTTTGTTTATTATTATATAAGAATAAATCATTCTCACCCTCAACAATTGTATAGTCACCAATACCATTACTTAAAGATAAATCGGAAGTAAAGACTGTGTTCCATCTTAATGATGATGAACCTAAATTATATGTACCATTTGCAGATGGGAATATCCCTCCAGTTATGAAAAATCTACCATCGGCAACGAATGTAAATTTAGACTCAGCAACGCTAGCGGTACCAAAATGAAATCCAATCATATCCTGAGAACCACCATAACCACCCGATCCTTGAAAATAGGAAATACCATAAGCATCCGCATTACCAAAACTCCAAATACGATTTCGACCTGAAGCATATGTTGCACTTTGGAAACCACTTTGACTGGCAACCACCGTACCGTTAACTGTTATACCTGCGAATGTTGGTGAATTACTTGTACCAACACTTTGATTAATTGTATAGGCAGTAATGTTACTAGCAGTACCAGTTGTGTTTTGATTCCATGTTGGTATGTTACCCGCGTGATATATTGTATATTCTGTTGTACCAACTCCAGCTCTTAGTTTAAGTCCGTTAATATCCGCAGGATTCAACACAAGAATATCATCAGCATCGTTAGACGTACCAATAACTAATCTGTTTGCTTCACCTGATGAACCACCAATACCGTAAGAATGAAATTGTATAAATCCAAAATCGGAAGGATGATTAATGTTTGTACCATCTTTTTCTGATTCAAAGAATATACCACTAACACCGGATGAATTACCTTTTAATACAATGTTATCCGCACCTGTTACATAGTTTGATAAACTTACATATGTACCTCTTGATAATGACCCACCAATAGTTAAACCACCTGTTAATGTAGTATCAACAAACGTTGGTGAGTTACCCGTGCCAACACTTTGGTTGATTGTATATGCGGTAATATTACTAGCGGTACCTGTTGTGTTCTGATTCCAAGTTGGTATGTTACCAGAGTGATAAACGGTTTGACCTAACCAAGTTATGGTGGAATTATTATATAATTTTAAACCTTCACTATAAACACCATTACCATCTTTACTCCCAATATCAATATATCTATTTGCTGTTGCACTATCATATCTAACTTTAATAACCGGACCATTTGCTGGTCCATCTAAAATTGTGTATACAGTTTGGTTAGCATATCCGTTTAATGAAGTTGCGTATCCTGAAATATTTGTTTGGTCTCCTGTATTTGTTCCTGATGATGTACCACTATAGTTTGACGCTGAGAATGTTCCAGGGAATGTTGTGTTACCACTACCATCTAATAATGTTGCAGTTCTTGTAACTGTTGTAAATACACCCGTATATTGACGAACATAAATTGGTTCATTACCATCATCAGCAGTTGCCAATTCCATCCAACCACTATTTCCCGCATCACCACCAACACGAATTCTTGCGTAGTCATTATCTGCAATTTGTGAGTATAGTAAATTCGCGGCGTTTGTTCCTGTTAATGTTTGTGTAACTTGTGTTGCTGTTGATGCATTACCACTTAACGCTCCACTAAATGTTGTTGCTGTTAAAGTACCTGAACTAAATGTTAAACCAGCATTACCTTGAATTGTTCCTGCGGTACCTGTTGCGGTTAAAACGTAGTTAGCGGTATTATTGTTAATTATCGCAGCACCTGATGTACCCGCTGAACCACTTGATCCCGAAGAACCCGAACTACCTGAAGAACCTGAATTTCCTGAGGTTCCTGAACTACCTGAAGATCCTGAACTACCTGCAGTTCCCGATGTTCCACTTGTTCCAGCACTACCGCTAGAACCTGATGTACCTCTAGTTCCTGATGATCCACTAGAACCACTAGAACCTGCTGCTCCTGACGTTCCAGAGCTACCTGAAGTTCCTGTTGTACCGCTAGAACCTGATGTGCCACTAGTTCCTGTTGTTCCAGATGTACCACTAGAACCTGCTGTTCCTGATGACCCACTTGAACCGCTAGAACCTGAACTACCACTTGTACCCGCACTTCCACTAGAACCTGAACTACCACCGGCACCAGAACTACCTGAACTTCCACTTGTACCTGAAGTACCGGCCGCAGCTAACCAAGTTGTTCCGTTATATCTATAAATGTTATTATCGGTTGTGTTATAGAATAACTGACCAGCAGCGTTACCTATTATATTACCTGTACCACTTGCTGTAGGTATTCTTAAAGATCCCGTAACAAAAACACTACCTGTAAAATTATGATTATCTCCAGTGTCGTCACCGAATTTTGTTGACCCTGAAGCGAATGATGTTGTAATAAAACTAACTGATGAGCTGACAATAAATTGTTGAGCAGTTAAACTACCCGTTACAACCAAATTACCTTTTACTGTTGTTAAAGATGTATTAAATGTAATATCATTACCAGTATCAACTATATTTGAATTACCAACTGTAGATGCTGAAGTAAATTTAACTATTGTGCCAGAATTACCCGAAACTGAAACTGATGTACCTGACGTTCCACTAGTCCCTGAAGAACCTGATGTACCGGCACTTCCGCTAGAACCTGATGTACCTGATGTTCCTCTTGTACCAGAAGAACCTGATGTACCACTAGAACCCGTACCACCACTAGAACCTGATGTTCCACTAGAACCCGATGTTCCTGATGAACCACTAGTACCACTAGAACCTGATGTACCAGCAGTTCCACTAGAACCTGAAGTACCAGTTGTACCACTAGAACCTGACGTACCAGTTGTACCACTAGAACCTGACGTACCTGCACTACCACTACTTCCTGAAGTACCCGCACTACCACTAGAACCTGATGTTCCACTTGTACCAGAAGAACCTGATGTACCACTAGAACCCGTAC